CAGGTCAGCAAGTTACAAAGATTTACAACTATTGAGTAAAAGAAAAACATTATTATGGGAAAGGAGGGAATGCGTTTCCTCCCCAACTTAAAGAAGTTGGGGTTTCCACGCATTAATTTAGATGAATGGAGGAAATGAAGATGCTGAAGTTGTATCATGAGCAAGCAGGGATGGACAACCAGGGACAGATGACATACAAAGTAGCGAAAATAACTAATGATGATGAAGTCCTGGCCACATTCAATGAAGATAATGGATGCATTGATCTGACTGTTCTCGTTCCATATTCCGGAGAACTTCTGGAACACTATGTTAATGGAGAACTGATATGTACAAGAAGGATTGAAAAGGTTACATTTGAAAATCTTGAAGAAGGATATAAAGGACATGTCCTGCACCTTTCTGATCCTATATAGGATAAAGGCGAAAAGGGGTGAGTTATGTGAAGGTACTGTTCTTCACAGATCCGCATTTAACGGCGAAGACTCCGGTTGGTAGACTGGATAACTTCGCCGTAGCCGCCTATAAAAAGTTTATTGAGATTACAAGTATTATTATGACCAAGAAACCCGATATTGTAGTTATAGGCGGAGATTTATTCAATACAGCAAAGATAAGTTTCAAGTTCGCAGGAATGATGGCAAAGATAATCCGTTCATGGAGTGTGCCGGTATACGTGGTTCCAGGTAGCCATGACCTGTACGGATACAATCTTGACACCATCGACCAAACCATGCTTGGTATGTATGAAAATACAGGTGTAATAAAACTCATAAGCAGAAACAATCCGATCGAACTTGAATATAAAGATATTAACGGGGACAATAGAATAGTAGAAATACTTGGAGAAGAACACACGATTACCAGTACATTTGATTACCGGCGTCCACGTTCACCAAAAGTGGATTATCAGATTCAGGTAATTCATGATATGGTTATGGATAAACCATATCTACCTGATGTCCCGCATATTCAGACAAAAGATATTGTAACAGAAGCAGATCTGGTATTGTGCGGACACTATCATCCAGGGTGGCCAACGCATACAATTGGAAATACCACATTTGCAAATCCGGGTTCGCTTCTTCGAATGGATAGAAGTGACCACAACAAGACAGCCGTACCAAAGGTTATGATGATTGACATTACAGACCTTTCTAATGTTAAACTTGAGGATATACCGCTTACTGTAGCCGCACCTGGAACTTCAGTGTTTGATTATAAATCAAAACAGCAGGCCACTCAACAACAGCAGTTACTAAATAACTTCAAGGCAAGTTTGCAATCTACGGCTGTATTACAAAACACTGTAAGTATTCCGCAAATGCTGACCATCATAGGACAGCAGATTGGAGCTGATCAATCTATAATAACTACGGCTCAAAAGTATCTTCATGATGCTGAAGTAAATCAGGACGAAGCATGTCCTGCAATACAGGGCTACATAGAAAAGACAGCGGATGTATGGCTGACTGAGGCACACATTGTAAACTTTCAGTCGCACAAAGATACAACGATAAATTTCGTACAAGGACTGAATGCACTAATTGGAGAATCCAATCAAGGTAAGACTGCAATTCTTCGTGCAATCAACTGGGCGTTATATAACGAACCAAAAGGTTCTGACTTTATCCGTACAGGAGAGAGCAAATGCAAAGTTACACTAAAGTTCTCTGACGGTTCTGTAATTGAAAGGGAAAGAGATAGGTCATCTTCAGGAACCTACCGTGTCACTGATGCAAACGGGAAGACAACGGAATACAAAGGATTTGGAAACGACATTCCGATTGAAGTTGCAAATACCCATCAGATGCCAAAAGTGTACCTTGCAAAGGATTACCAGGAGAATCTTAATGTTGCATCTCAGCTTGACCCTCCGTTCCTTATCGGGACAACCGGTGCAAACCGTGCTGCTGCAATTGGAAGGCTTATCGGAGTACAGATTGTTGATGGAGCAATAAGTCAGGCAAGCAAGAACATAAAGGCTTTGCAAAAGGATATAAAGAAACTTGAGGAAGATCATGAAAAGAACTTAAATGATCTTAAATCCTTTGACGACATGGACTTATGGAAATCATTCATTGACCTTTGCGAATTTTACGTCAGTTTCAAAGAAACGACCGAAAAGGAACTTGAGGTTGCCATAGAGTGCGACAATGGACTCAATGCATGCCGAAAAGAACTTGCTGAAGCCGAAGCTGAATTAAAGTCATTGCCAGACTATGACCGTCAACTTCCTGTAATCGAAGAAGCATTAAAAGATGTTGCGTTTATGAAGTTCATGGAGGAACTTATATCACAGCATATAGATGTTGCCAACGCAAGGTTTAGGGGGGAAATGACTCTTGGTTGGATTCCAAAGCAGGAAGAATATCAACCTCTCATAGACGAGGCTGACCAGCTACTTAAAGAACTAAAGCAAGCACAAGACTTCAGGACAGAGCGTATAAGGCTCTTTAGGGAAATCCAGGTTGAAGAAGACAGTATCAAAAACATAGACGCAGACCAGATAGCCTCTCTGGTTACCGAAGCGGAAACCCTGTTGTCAGAAATGAAACAAGCTCAGGAATTTGCTGAAGGACTACAAAAACTCACGTCAGATATCAGGAATGAAGAATCATTCCAAGAGAATCTGGAAGACCTCGAAGTCGAAGCCAATATGGCAGTAATTGATATTGAGAAGCAATTCAAGGAATACCTTGCCTCAATAGGGGTTTGCCCGACCTGCGGTACGAAACTTGACAAAGACCACATAAAGCATATTGTGGGAGGATAATTATGATGCGTTTGTTGCTTGTAGTATATATTGCAATCACATGGCTTTTACCTATAGCCTGGATGCTCTTTGTTCGGGTAATGGTAACAGGCAAAATCCATTTCAGGATAAAGCCGATGTTTGCATGGTACGACTTATAGATTGGCTCCTTTATAGATTGGCGTAAAGCTATAATATATCTTTCCTATTCCAATGTTCGGAATAAAAATAGAGATGGAAGGAGATGCACCAGATGAAATTAAAAGTCTATTTCGATAAAGACAACGTTAAATGGTGGCTGAATGAATTACGTCCGATAGATAACTTTGAGTGGAGTACATTTCTTCTCTGGCTACCAGGCTTTTATAAGCTGGAAGATAGAAGATGGGAGGAGCCAAGTGGAAGTTATCTTGTTCCTTTAGACACAAATATATTCAAGTTATTACTCATGCCACTGAAGATCGTCTTGATACCGCTTTCTACAGTATTATTCGGAATAATATGGAGTGCAGTTATGTTGTTCAATCTTGTGGCAAGCATTAAGATAAGGAGGGATGACAATGCATGTGAAAGATCCTGTATACGACAAAATTCAGGAATTCGAGAATACGCTAAAAGAGAAGAAGGCTAAAGCTCAAGAAATCAGAGACAAGCGTATCAAAGGTGAAGCAAAGGTTGAACAGCTCAAGAAGAATGAGCAGGAATTCCTTGCAAAAATCAAGGCTGCCGGCCTTGACCCAGACGAACTCAAAGCATATATCATTGACAGGCAGAAGAAACTGTCAGCCGTACTGGCAAAGCTCGACCAGATACTCCCTGATGAAAACGGTAAGATTGAAATTATGGCTGGAGTAAAAGAAGACGTCAACGCTATAGACAGGATTGATGTCGTCAGCGGAGACTTCAAAATACCAGAGGATGTTGAGCTCCCTTCGATTGAAGTACCGGATGAGAAACCGGCAGAACCTGCAAACAAAGAGCAGGCGGAAACAGGAGATGACTTGTTTGCAGAGTTGGAGAAGTCTGACTCTAATATGCCATTCTAAGGATGTGATATAATGGATATTTACAGAGAAAGGCTTGATTCAATCAAGCAAAAATACAACATCCGGAAGGGTGTTCAGAGTAAAATCATGAATGACGATAAAGTCTGTATTGAAGCTCTCGAACAAGCCAAACAGTCTCTTGAAACAGATCAAAAGGTTGTTCTTTTATTGCAGAAGACAGCGGAGGAAGCAAGGCTCAAGGCAAAAGTATATCTTGAGAATATCGTAACAAACGCACTTCAATACATTTCTGGTGCGGGTTATACATTTGAAATAGATATCCAGGAACTGCGTGGCAAACCAGATGCGGAATTCTATGTCGTATCCACTGTTAATGGTCATAAGTCCAGACAGAGACCACAAGATGCGTGTGGTGGTGGATTTGTGGATATCATATCAGCAGCACTACGGTACGCTTACCTTGAGCTGTTCAATAATCCTACGGTAAAAGGTATGTTAATGCTTGACGAACCGGGCAAGATGATATCGGAGAATGCTTCAGTCAAGTTTGCAGAGTTTGTAAAACAGCTCTGCGACAGCTTTAAAAGACAGACTATACTGGTTACTCATAATGAGAACCTTCAGGCTGTGGCAGACAAAACAAACGTAATAATACTACAAAACGATGTCAGTGTCGTCATAGATCCTGACAGTGTAATCCCGGAGGAGGCAACAATATGAAGTTTGAAATCTATACAACAGAAGGATTGATAGGATATGCAAGTTCTATTAAGCCTTTTAATATACCTGGTAAACAAGCCTTGATGTTGGAGGATTTTATACAAGTAAGAGTTCCTGTTGAGGACAAGACTGTTAAACCGTCTCCGACACCAAGGCTTGACCAGCCTGAGTATAATGAAAGAGAAGTTGTAAGACCAAGACTTCCGAACTTTGACAAGAAGCGTGAAACTCTTACCCTTGTCGAAGGAGGAAAACGTGTTGAGGTGCAGCTAAACGAAACCGGACAAACCAAGCAGGCAAGTTATTTCAGATGTCCTGACTGCGGACAATCAGCCATTGTGTCGGTAGACGGGATCATTGCATTCCGTGTTCTTGATGGTGATTTGGAAGTTGTAAAGACGGGAACAGGAATAGATATCAATAACTATGTTTATAAAAACACTGAAGGAGATGACAGTTATCCGGTAGTTCAACTTGCTGCCGACGAAAACACTGAAGGATTTTGTCCGAAATGCCTGTCAACCAGCAAGCTCTTAAAATGGTTTGCAGCATGGGAAGATCCACTGTCATTCTTTGAATTTGAGCATCCATGTGCAATGTGTGGTGCTGAAACAGTAACAACCATGCAGGAAGGAACTGAATACAGACTTTGTGAGAACAAAGAATGTGGGTACAAACAGAAAATAGGGAGGTGGAGCAACAGTTAAACAAAACTTATAAAAAGTTATAAAGCCTGCTATTTAACAGGCTTTCCATACTCTTTTAAAACAAGCTCAATGGCTTTATCAAGTAACCGACTCATAGGTATTTGAGTTTGTGCGGATAGTTTTTTTAAAGCATTATAAGTTTGTATATCTACCGATGTACCAATGCGAACCCTGTTTTTTAAATCAGTCATATTTATCACTCCTTATATAAAATTATATAAACTTATTGTAACACAATAAGTTTTATGATACAATACTTATAGAAGATTATATAATAGAAGATTATATAAGGTGGTGATAGAATGATAAAAACCTATAAAATACAGTTAAAGCCGAACAACAAGCAAAAAACAAAGCTATTTGAGTGTGCAGGAGTAGCAAGATGGGCATACAATTGGACTTTGGCAAGGCAAGAGGAAAATTATAAAAATGGTGGGAAGTTCATACCAGACGGAGAATTAAGAAAAGAGATAACACAATTAAAGAAAACAGAACAGTATAAATGGCTAAATGATGTATCAGCACAAATACCAAAGCAGGCAGTAAAAGATGCGTGTTTAGCATATCAAAGGTTCTTTAAAGGGGTTTCTAACAAACCAAAATTCAAAAGCAAAAAACACAGTAAACCTTCTTTTTATCAGAGAGAAGATAAATTAAAGTACAAAAACGGCAAAGTTGTATTAGAGAAAATAGGTTGGGTAAAAGTAGCAGAGCCTTTACCTGATGGTAAATACTTGAATCCAAGAATTAAATTTGACGGTTTAAACTGGTGGTTAACAGTATGTATTGAATTTCACCCTGTACAAGACGGTACCTCACATTCAGAGCCTATAGGAATAGACTTAGGGGTAAAGGATTTAGCTGTAGTGAGTACAGGTGAAAAATTCAAAAACATAAATAAAAGCAAAAAGGCTAAGAAGTTGGAAAAGAAACTAAAAAGGATCCAAAGGAAAGTATCGAAAAAATATGAAAAAGGAAAGGAGGGAAACCGTTACAGAAAAACAAAGAATATTATAAAACTGGAGCGCCTTATTCGTAAGACATATCAAAGGCTTAAAAACATTCGCACAAATTATATCCATCAAATAACAACAAAACTGGTGAAAACCAAGCCGGAATACGTTGTAATGGAAGATTTGAATGTCAGCGGGATGATTAAAAACCACAAACTTGCAAAAGCGGTGCAGGAACAGACATTGAAAGAATTCCGCAGACAGATGGAGTATAAATGCGAATGGAACGGTATCAGGTTGATAATAGCAGACAGGTTTTATCCATCGTCAAAGATGTGCTCTGAATGTGGGCACATACTTGAAAAATTATCTCTTTCAACAAGAGAATGGGTATGTCCAGTATGTGGAACATTACATGACAGGGATTTAAACGCAAGTATTAACCTGATGAAATATCCAGTAACAGCATAAACACAAAACGTTTATGCGTGTAGTACCGATACGTTATTCGGGAAGTTAAGCCTTTGGACTGCTATATCAAACGGGAGTAGGTTTCCGAAACCGGGCAGGATGAATAAGGAAGGAAACATAAAAGTTAATTTATAACTTTTTATAAGTTTTCTGTAACGGGTAATCTAATGAAACCGATTAACGAATTGTTGAAGCTCAATATGGGCGATTTTACTGCTGAAATGATTCAGCAGGGAGAGGTTGCTTCAGAGCAGGACATGAAATTGTTCATACTGGAATGTCTGGCTGCGGCTCACCAAGATCCGTCGACAGAATTCCCGATTACTTATGTTGAATCAGAAGGTGTACCTGAAACAACTGTAGAATATCTGCCTTGTCAAGGACCTCAGCTCACAGACGAATTTGTAAATGAGGCTAAGACACATCCGAGCATAATGGACGACCAGATCCCAGGGCAGTTGTCGTTGTTTCCTGAAGACAACAAAGAGTAAACCGTAACAAGATTGCCTTTTTCTCCCTATCGGGAGGGGGAGGCAATTTTATTATAGGAGGTGATATTATGGGTTTGGAATCAGCAAGTCAGCAAGAACTGTTATTAGCATTGTTTAAGAAAATCATAATGAAATATGCACATAATGCAGATATGTCAGATATAGACGACATTGCATTGACGCTTCTTGATTATTCTGGTGCATTGATTGAGAACATTGAACTTATAGTAAAAGATATGCTGTTGGAGCGTGATTTGTTAGAAGATTAAATCAGGGAGTGGTGGAAGTGGCAGGCAATGGGATACCCATAGATGAAATCAAATCATCAGTAAAGATATGGGACATCATCGAGAAATATTATCAGGACGAGATAAGGCTAAGAAAATCCGGGGATGTCTATAAAGGTTATTGTCCGTTTCACAAACATAATTTTGACACTCCTTCCTTTGTTGTGTGGCCAAAGACAAATAAGTGGCACTGTTTTACTGACGGAGAAGGAGGAGATGTCATTGATTTTCTGATGAAGAAAGAAAACCTTGAGTTCAAGGAGGCGTGTAAGATGGGAGCAGATGAAGCTGGAATAGCTTACGAAATTGTTCCGCCCAACAAGGAACATGAGGCTTATAAAGACAGAATGGATGAACATTCACGAAGGTACTGGAGAAACCTACAGCAGTCACCAGGAGCTCTCCATTATCTTATGAACCAGAGAAAATTAACACAGGCAACCATTAATCAATTCAGACTTGGCCTTGTTCCGGTAGATGAATATAAAGTCAGAACAGACATGGGGGGAATATCCGGAAGAATTGCATTCCCTATATTGGAATCAAAAGATATCAAATATGCCAAGTGTATTGGTATGGGGTATCGTCAGTTTGACCCGAAAGATACCGGGCCAAAGTATATCAATGATAAAAACAGAACTGATGACCGTGACCCACTAAAAGGAGTGTTTATTAAAGGAGAGACATTGTATGGATATCCTTGGGCACATCAGACTATCAGAAAAAATAATTTTGCAATAGTAGTTGAAGGTTATATAGATGTTATCTCAATGCATCAGGCAGGTCTTACAAATACTGTAGGATGTCTTGGTACTGCGTTAACAGAACATCAAATGGATACCATTCGGAAGATGACAAGAAATATCATCTTATTCTTGGACGGAGACAAAGCAGGAATTGACAATATGCTTAAAGTATTGCCGCAACTATTTGAAAAAGACTTTAATGTCCTCATTATGATTGCAGAGAACAATATGGATGCGGCAGATGTATGCTTATGGAAAAACTTTGACGGAAATGCCATAAGGCAGTATATCACAGACAATGCAAAAGCTGCAATGTCTGTAGTTATTGAACGGGAAACAAAGGCTTATGAGCAAATCGTTATACGTGAAAGGCTTAAAGCAGTAAGGGCTGTATCAGCACTGATTGAGAAAATCCCGGCCGCAGAACGAAAAGTCTATGAGGACTTGCTATATAAAAGACTGGATATTAAAGGAGGGTGTTAAAGTGACTGAAGAATTAAGGAAGCTGAAGGAGTTAATTGACTACCACGACGACCTTTACTATAAGAAGGCAGCTCCTGAAATCAGTGACGCAGAATATGACGCATTGAAACAGCAATATATCGCAATGGGAGGAGAATACGACTACGTTCCTGACGATACAGATGGTGGTGCTACATTTACACATATTGCACAGGTATTGTCGCTTGACAAAGTAAATGACGAAACAGAACTCAGAGAGAAAGTTAAAGAGTTATGGCCTGTTGTTGTAGAGCCAAAGATAGACGGAATGACTATCGTAGCCTATAATGATAAGTTTGTGACAAGAGGAAATGGATTTATAGGAGAGATAGTGACTCCAGGAGTATCACAGATACAAGGGATACAATTCTCACAGTATAATACTGCCGTAAGGATGGAAGTATTTATAACCAGAGAGAACCTTGAGAAACTGAATACAGAAAGACAAGCTAACGGCGAAAAGACATTTGAAAATACAAGGAATGCCATTCCTGGAATCCTCCGCAAAGCAGATCCGAATTATATAAAGTATTTGAATTATCACGTATATAACATATTAGGATCATCAGCAACAGAGGAGCAGCAGCTTATAACCTTGAAGAATCAGGGATGGTCCGTCGTTCCTTATGGTGTATTCTCTGATGAAAACGGAAAGACAGTAGATGATGCAGTAAGATTTATTATCAGCTACAAAGACAAGCGTGACAGACTGCCGTATGACATAGACGGTCTTGTTATAAAATCAAACATTCCAAATGCTCAGGCTGTATTCGGAGTAACCGGACATCACCCAAAGAACGCATTTGCATGGAAGTTTCCTTCCGAAGGGAAGTGGACTATCATAAACGATGTTACTTGGCAGGTTGGAAGAACAGGTAAACTGACTCCGGTTGCGGAAATACAACCGGTAAGGGTATGTGGCTCTGAAATATCAAGAGTAACACTACACAACAAGGGAATCATGAATGCTCTTGGAGTAAAAGCAAAGGGACAAAAGGTGTTTGTCATTAAAGCAAATGACGTAATTCCTGCAATAACAAAGGCTGAAACAATTGTATCACCAGTTGACAGCTTTCCGGAACCAAAGAAATGTCCGGACTGTGGAGGGGATATCGATGTAGTCAATGACCAAGCCTTCTGTAATAATCCTATCTGCAAATCAAAATTAATAGGGAGCATTGTTCATCTTGCAAAGAAAGATGCACTGGATATCGAAGGATTGTCTGATGAAACAGCGAAAAAGCTGATAGACTCAGGGTTTGTTAAATACCCCTGGGATATATTCACGCTTGATGTAACCGCAATCCAACAGCTTCCCGGATTTGCAAAGAGGTCTGCAACAACTCTCTACAACAGGATACAAAGGGCAAGAACTACTGAACTACACAGATTCTTGTATGCCACTGGTGTACCCGGAGTAGGTCGTAGCGTATCAAGAGATATAGCTGAAACAGTTGGTTCGTTCGCCGAATTCATAAATGATATCAAGGCAGGTTGTGTACAGATTAAACAGATCAATGGTATAGGGAACACCATTGTTCAGAATATCATGAAATATGCTGCACTATGGCTATATCTGTTTCAGTATGTAACTCCAAAGGATTCACCTGTAAAAAGGTCGTCAAACACAACCTTGCCACAGGACGGAACATCAGGTTGGACAAAGAGTTATACATTTGTTATTACTGGAACACTGAGTAAGCCGAGAGCATGGTTTGAAAATTACATAAGGAATAAAGGCCACAATGTATCAAACTCTGTTTCAAGAAATACAGATTACCTTGTTGTCGGCCAGAATGTTGGTGCAACCAAAACAAATGCAGCTAAGGCTAAAGGAATAAAAGTTATCAGTGAATCCGAACTGATGAATATATTAAACAATTAGGAGGTATAATCATGTCGAAAACAACTTGGGGTGTTATAGGATATGGGTATCAGTTGAAATGGGAAAACCTGAACCTTGATGCCATGCCTAAGCTCATAGGGCTTGACCCGTTCCCTGAAGGAATAACATCTGAAGAAAAACGTGAAATTCTGGAAGACAATGATGTCTCTCTGGATGAGATTGGAGAGTGCATCGAACAGACTGATAGTAACGGAGTGGTCATCAGTGAAGGAATTATAGCAAACAATGAAGTGTTTGTGTTTATTCCTACGTTTTATCCCTGGCAAAGTTATGAGATAGAACTGGTAGCAAAACATATAAAGAATGACAAACAGGCAACAGAATATCTGTTGAATGTCTTGCGTCCATATATCTCAGATACCATAAGTGATGACGATATAAGGAGCGGTATAGATTATTTCAGTAGAAGGAGAGAAAGCGAATGATTGTCAATGGTTTTAACTTAAATCCATTGTGTGTGCTGTTTAGGACAACCACAGATGAAATGGAAAAGATGTTCAAACAGTTGATTTACAGAAAGACCCATGTCAAAACTCCGTTGTCAGTATATCTGGATGACGAAACTCTTTCTGTAGCTGTAGAAATTGATCCTGATGAACTACTTGACGAGGAGGATTATGACAAGATCTGCATGGCAGGTTATAATCCACAAGAGCATTATCTTGCAGCTAACAAGCTGCTGCTTGACTTGTTTGGTTCAACCGACTCAAGGATTAGTGCTTCCGGTGTTGCGTATGATGACCCAACTGTGTTCATTGAAATTCCGGTGGAAATATATGAAGAACTTTCAGACAATGAGTTGTCTAATGATAGTCCATTGTGGGATGCAATTGACCTTGGTGAATTCGATATCACATCTGGAACTGTTATCGTTTCAGATCCTTGCTATAGTCTTGGAACATGGTGCCAGGGTAAACTTGAGAACGTAAAGAAAGGAAAATGGATGGCATTCTGTCATAAAGCAGACATTGAACACTGGGGTAACCGTGTTACCGTACTTACAGCAATGCACAAAGATCTCTACATTTCAAAAGACGGAACGGAAATTGAAATGATTCCTCTAAACTTTAATATTGGAGTAGATTCCGGCCAATGTGGAATATTTGACATCGATGTATTTAAGAACAACAATGCGGTGTTCCATGTCGACAATCCTGACAAACAAAAGGATCTTGGATTTGAAGACGAACCCTGGTATGAACAGTGTTGCCATATCACTTTGTCAGACCTGGGTGCGGGTGTTGTCCCTGGAGGTACAGTTTCTTCGTCGGGATTTGGTGATGGTTCATACACATGTTATGTAGCATACGAAGACGGAGATCCGGACAAACAGATTATAGGCATTTCTATAGAGTATATCTCACCAGAAGAAATTGCCGGAATTGATGAGGACGAGCTTGAAGAAGCCGATCCATATATAGATGAGGAGGAGAGATTCTGATGATTGATATGGAAAAAGTAACTCGATATATAGAACTTGACGATGAAATTAAAGTAAGGAAAGAGGAACAAGACAGCATAAAGGACGTCTTAAAGGCTCAGATGATTGCTGATAGGGTAAATACTGTAAAACATCTTAACAGAACCTTGACCCTTACAGAATCCACAAGAGAGACTGTAAAGAAAGAGGATTTTGTTGCATTTTTGGCCAAGAAAGGTCTTAAACAGTATATAAAGATGACGCTGGAACCTGACATGGACATGGTTAATCAGGCCGTCAAAAATGGCGAAATCACACAGGCTGAGGTGGACGCATTTGTAAAGAAGACACCGGTATTTACTATGAAATTGAAGTGAGGTAAATGCTAAATGCTATGAGAATTGAACTGACAAGTATTGATTCGTCGTGTATTGCGTCACATCATGGCGGGAGGCGATTAACATGTCATATATTTACCTTCAGCCTGTAGAACTTGAGGAACACATGTTGTTCGCAACTGAAATTGCAGAAATATATACTGAAAGACTCAAGTATACAAGTATGAGAGCTACTCCTTCGGAAGTCCATAGCATCATTAAAAAATACTATGAACGCCGGCAAATAGAAATCCCAAGATTTTATTACCCGACAAAGAAAGGAGTAACAAGAGTTTATTCAAAAGATATTTACGAACCTGCTATGGAGGACTACTACAATATGCGAACTAAACAGAGGTAGGTGAAATCATGGATACGATTGAATCCGTAAAGGATAAAATGTATTCCCGATTCATTCCGCTGCTGCATTACTTGCTAAAGGCTGCAAATCCCCTGCTGTATTATCAATGGCAGGGGAACTGCTGCCGGCAGACTGCAATAATCGGTTGTTATATACTTGACAAATTACTTCCAGATTATGAATGGGAAGCATGGGATGGAGAATTTGATGATATTGTTTATAATAAACAGGTTCATTATAACCATGCTTGGATCTATGGAAAGAATAAAGCAGGCGGAAAAGATCTGTTTGTAGACCTGGCCCGCCAACATCATGAACGTATATTTAAAGAAGTCGACGATAATAAATACCCTAATGACATCCCGGATTATGAAAACATGGTGGAAACAAAGAGAGAAAAACTCAATTGGGAGAGTTTTCTTATCAATGAAAACGAATATTATACTGGATTGCTTGGCATCCAGTTGGCAAATGCCATTTGGGAAGGAATGAGAGATAATGAGTGATAAACCATATGCTGTGTGTCCGCTATGTAAGACCGGAACGCTTTCTGTTATAGAAGAAATGAAAGCAATAAAAGTCGTATATGCTGATGACACATACGAATTAAAAATGAAGCCAGGACCGATGGGTCCACAGATATGCAGTACATCAAAACATCGAATCAATTGCAGCAACTGCGGAGATATCGACGAGAAACTTTACAGGATAGAAGCCACAAATCATCTTGGTCGTGGAATCATTCACTGGAAATTATTAAGTGATGAACAAAAGCAAGACCTTGATAGAATGTTTAAGATGGACTATAATTATATGTTCAAGGACGCAGAACACATCTGTGAGCATCTAAGATCTCTGAAGATAAGAGTATCAGAAGTAAACAATACAGTAACGATATGGTCTCCATCTTATTTTGACGACAAGATTCATGTAGACATCAAGAAAGGAGATAATGGATACCCCTGGGGTTCAATTCTTGCAGCGATAGCATATATCTATACAGGGTTTAGTGTTTGTCCTATTGTTCCTGAATACAAGGAAACAATGATAGATACTATACCGGCACTGAAGAATCTTGAAGCCCGACATGTCGGTACAAACGCCGAGCAGGTTCTAAAGGAATACATGAAGAAGTAGGTGAAGCAATGTATGAGGTATGAGGCCACAAAAGAGCCAAATCCACATGTAAGTAGTTGCGGAAACTGCATTAAATGAGACCCGGTTGCTGAAAAATGTACAAAAGGAAATGCCAAGTTCTTTAAGTTCCAAGCACATACATGCTGTGATGATTTCAAACGGCTGCATAAAAGCAAAAAGATTCCATCATAAATCATGGATGATTTCTTCGGTAAACCAGATGTCCCGAATGTCAGGATGATGCATGAATGTTTTACCGTAACGAGCTGTCCTGCCGGCGGGCAGCTCAAGTTTGAGCTTCAGGAAAAACCGACTCATGAATCAACAGTAAATGTGTTTGTAAATGGTACAAGGTTAAAACACGGATTCGAGTTACAGGTGCAATGGCGTTCTGTTATGCTTGCTCCTGAGCTTAACATCCAGCCGGGAGATGAGATTGTAATAGATTATGTGTAAGCATGAGGAGGTGATATAAGTGGCACTTCAATACAGGACGAATAATAAGCAGTTATTGAAGGACATCCACGACTGTCTGTTTGAGAATGCAGATGATCCAGAATACTGCTGGCAATTTATTCAGCGTTACCTGTATCTTGATGACTTGTATGCTTACTCAGTAGCGATAATGAATGGTAATGAAGTTGAAAGAGGTATAGGGAACCTGAACTCAAAGATCATGTTTGTTCTTGAAACTTTAAGAGGCGGCAAGGACTATATAGATCTGTTCAAAAAGGTCTTCAAAGATATCAATATGGACTTTAATGCCGTTTACTTCACTTCATACAATAAAGCTGAAGGAGGAACAAAAGAGAAATTTGATACAATAATGACTTTGGAGATAAATGATATCAGCCCATCAGTTGTTGTTAGCGTCGGAGATTATGGAATCAAACCGACAGATAAGATGGATGTTATTATAATTCCGCCGGAAATACTGGACAACATAATACGGATAAACAAGCTGGAAGAACAGTCTAAAGATCCGTTGACAGAAGATCAGAAGAAAGACTTGCAGACCAATAAGAGGGAGTTATGGAATCTGATTAAGCCGATTATAAAGTATTATGAATGATTGATTTAGCTCCTACATTATGTTAAAATATTATTCACAGGCGAAAAGGGAGGTTACTTAATTATGGGCAATATGGCCAATGTTAAGCTGGCGTACACAAACGCCGAATGGGCTCAGAGGGAGCAATACTATATTGATCAAATTAATAAAATAGACATCCCGGCTGACCCAACTACCGGTGACATCAAAAGAATTACATCAGAGATAGACTCAATTCTTAGCGAAGCCCTTCTGGACTTTGCATATATAAGACGTAACTTCGAGAAATATGAAACTCTCATGAAACTTGCAACCACTGAAGCCTTCAGCACGGTTAAATCCTCTATTCCAACCACACAGAAGCCGACCGAGTCAGAAGTTAAAAGTCATGTGGTTACATATCTGAAAAACAATCCACTTCCAGGAATGAAACATTCTATCTACGACCTTGTTATGGGATACGAGGAACGTCATATCTTTATGCAGGAAATGATTAAGATACTTGAAGGAAAGAAAGCAGCTCTTGTTACAGATAACGCCATGTTGAAGATTGAATCAAACATTAGCGGTGGTCAGCCATGAGTTGCGAGTATGAAAACAGATGCCTGAACTCCGAAAAGTGCTATCGGTGTTTTGATCAGGTTCTTTTAAAGCTACCCGGAGATAAGAAACGAAGCAATCCCGGCCGGACTAAAATATTTGATTCAAAGAAGGCTGGAGCAAAAGATTCATGGAAAATTCTCGAACAGGATACAGCAGATGAATTAAATAATATACCTACAATAAAGGAGGCCAGAAGATCAAGGGCCTCCGGTGCTCTTTGGTTCGAGAAAGGAGATGTCGTTGATGAGATTCTTCATCCGGAAAACAAAGAACGTACAGGCAGACAGTTAAAGTCAGGGGAGAGATCCATGAGCATCCAGAAAGGATGGCTCGACAAAGCACGAGAGGAAGCTCGAAGCACAAACAAAGTGATGTGTCTTCCTTTTGCATTCAAGGAAGACCCTCACAGATATGCTATCATTGAGCTTGAAGACCTTGCATCTCTCGTTACCCATATGAAGGCTTATATGCATGACAATGAATGCCAGCGGTTGGAAATAGAGGCATTAAAGAAAAAGATCCAACAATTAGAGAGCAATAGGGGGTAGTAAGTAATATGAGTGTGTTTTCTGTAATAGATTCTCTTATACAATACTATTCCAGCGATAAGTGCAAGAACGACAAGGAACTTATTTCAAAGGCGGATGCTTCTGCTCATATGGTCACTGTCCTTGAAACGGTTAAGAAGGCCCTTGAAAAAGTAGAATTCAAACTCAAAGCATATGACATGGAGCAGAAACAGATTGAAATAGGGCACATACCATGCATATTAAAAGGTGAGGAAGAATTCTTTTTGTTACAGCCTCTTGTCCAGTTAAGCATGAACGAGATAGATGCACTGGTAGAAGGATTGCAGCATATGAAAGACGTTGGTAAGTTCCCGGAAGACAAACGGGTTCTGATAGTCCCTTATGAGATTAAATACTTGAGGGCCAAGATTTGCACAGATAACGAAAAGGAGTGAGGTTCGTGATAGAACAACTTAGTCTATCAGACAATGCAATCAAGATCTTGAAGAAAAGATGCCTTGAGCCTGGCGAGACACCATGCGAAAGATATCTTTCAATGGCAGACAAGATCGCAAGTGTAGAGAACGACAATGACAAACTTCGCTGGAAGCAGAGAATATTCGATGCTTTTGCCGAAAAGAGGCTGCTGCCAAACAGTCCGGTCATTATGAATTATGGCAAATCACATAGAGTACAACAAGGTTCTGCTTGTTTTGTACTTCCTATCAAGGACGACATGTCAGATATCTTTGACACAATAAGGAAAGCAGCGTTGATACATAAGACCGGAGGAGGTACAGGATTTAATTTCAGTTCGCTCCGTCCGGCAGGTGCATTGGTAAAGACAACAGGCAAACCAAGTTCAGGTGTTATCCCATTCATGAAGGCATACGATGCCGGTACTGGTGCTGTATCCCAAGGAGGAGTTCGTCGTGGTGCCAACATGGGTATTCTGAATGTAAATCATCCTGATATCGAAAGATTCATCTGTTGTAAAGAGGACAACAACCAGATCAATAATTTCAATCTTTCTGTTGGTGTCACCGAAGAATTCTTCCAAGCTGTAATCGAAGATAAACCGTGGGAATTGTATTTCCTTGACGAGAATGGTGAGAAGATGTGGTTTTATGATACAGGAGACGAAACGGGTACGCTTGTGCAGTCACGATGGGTGTCAGCAAGAGAACTATTTGACAATATCGTTGAACATGCACATAAGAACGGAGAACCTGGTATCATATTCATTGACAGAATTCAACGCTGGAACAGTGTTCCAGAGGAGGTAATTGTTGCGAGTAATCCCTGCGGCGAACAGCCGCTGCCCCCTTATAATTCCTGCGTTCTTGGGTCAATTGGGTTGCCTCATGTAATGACTGGAGATTTGGACGATGGTCGACAGACAATTGACTGGGCTGCACTTGATCATACAATTGAGACAACAGTAAGGATGCTCGACAATATTGTTACTATAAATGAGTATCCTATTTCTGAAATAAAAGAAAATCATAACAGACAACGCCGAATTGGTGTTGGGTTTACAGGTCTTGGCGACGTGCTTATCATGATGGGTCTTGAATATGCATCAAAAGAGGGCCGTGAAACAGCAGCATCAATCATGAAATACATAAATGACAGAGGACATTACTATAGTTACATGCTCGGAAAAGAGCGTGGGAACTTCCCTGCATTTAAGGACTCTAAATACAATCTTAACGGTCCTTACAGAGAACAGGCTATTGAATTCTATAAGAGCTTCCTGCCGGAAGAAGAATTCAACTGGTTAATGGAATCCGGCGAAGACGGATACATGAGAAACGCCGCTGTATCTACAATCGCTCCTACTGGCTCTCTTACGACATTAATGCACTGTGAATCATATGGTTGCGAACCTTTATTCTCACCAGCATATATGCGTGTTATCTTAAACGGTGAGGAATTACCTTGCGTATCAGCACTGTTTGAGAAAATAGCAAAGCGTGAAGGCTTCTATAGTGAAGAACTCATGTATAAGGTTGCAAGGAAAGGTTCTGCTAATGTTGATGGTGTTCCTGATAAATGGAAGGCTATCTTTAAGAATGCCAATGAGATTTCATATAAAGAACATCTCATGATGCAGTCTGAACTTCAGAAATATTGTGATAGCGGTATATCAAAGACTATCAATATGAGGTCAGATACAACAAAAGAAGATGTGCGTGAAGCATTCATGATGGCGTATTCATTGGGTAACATCAAAGGGATGACGGTATACCGTGACAAGTCAAGAGAATCAGCTCCTATCAATATAGGGCTTGAGACGCAGCCAGAAATAGAGCTTGACGAAGATCTTGACTTTACTGACGATCAAATGCCGATTTACCCTATCTCAAGACCAAAAACAGCTCCTGGTGACACAACTCAGTATCATACAGGATGCGGAAAGACATACATCGTAATTAACCATGACGGCAAGTCAATTATAGAAACTTTTGCTTTCACAGGTTCTTCTGGTGGGTGTTCTGGTCTTACTGAAGGGTTGTCAAGAACCATAAGTTATACTTTGCGTTTGTCCAGAGCCTTCTGTGAAGAACTCGGGCTTAACACGAAGATAGTAATGGATGGTGTACTTGACGGTTTAATCGACCAGCTATCAAGCGTCCGCTGCAATGTTGCACTGAGAAATAAGAAGGCCGAAGGGAAGTCATGTCCTGCTATTTTTGCAAAGGCCCTGGTGGAAGCACAGAACAGACACTTCGGAGAGACCATATTCCAGAATGCACCACGTTCATGGGTACAGCAGTTTGTATCTTGTGAAGATGAAGACGGCTGTGCATCTTGTACAAACAGAGAGGCTTGTGGTCTTGACGAAGGCAAACAGATCATACTGCCTGATTTAAGGAAAGCAAAACTTGAAGCCGCAGCAGCGGCAGTTCCAGGTGTGGAGTATTGTGAATGCGGAGCACCTATGGAAAAATTAGAAGGTTGCATGGTATGCCGTAACTGCGGTACATCCAAATGCAATTAGGAGGAAAAGCCTATGAAATCTCAAGCCTTGACCATGATTGGTGACTGCATTGATAATATTGTCAGGATGGAAGGCATTCATGAGCAGGAAGCATTCAAAAGACTGCTTAACTATGCAGCGTATAAGCTCAGTATAGGAGACGCAATGGTTAGATTCAAGCAGCCGACCTATGATTATGTCACAAGTCACTTCAGTGTAGATGTACTGAAGCAGAATACCTGGGATTGGTTTGGTGAATACTATGAACTAATATTCAGGCCGTCAACTCCGTTGAGTACCAGAAAATCTCTGAATAAACACGTGAACAAGTGCCTTGATATGATAGAATCCGAGGGTGGAGTTACTCCACCTCCGGTACTTGATAAAAGTGTCGGGACAGGTCGTTTCTTTATCATGGTCAAGGAGAGGGCAAAAAGAGATCTCATGTATTACGGCATTGAGCATGACCTGTTGGCATACAAAATATGCCTTATAAACATGAAACTCTACAACATCCCGGCAAGAATTCTGTGGTGCCAGGATGGAAAGAAAATTGATATAGCTCCAAATTCTCGCAACTGGAGCTTGTCAAACTACTGGAACCCAGTATCACAGGACAGGTTAAGCAAGGTCTGAAAATATGATAAATGGAGTAAATCTTCTGATTTACTCCATTATTGTAACAAAATTTAACAAATTTAATTAAATTACAGGAATTTCGGTATTTACATCGTTTCCAGAATTAGCTATAATTATAATATAGTTAATGAATCTGATGACGGAGGTGGAAGCGATGGAATTCATTAAGGAATGTCCTGTATGCGGGACGGATATGCTGCTTCAATCTGCTATAGATCCTGTCACTGGCGAGAAGAAGAACCAGTATGTTTGCTGCAAGTGTGGGAAGACGGAAGACTATACTCACCCACAGTAAACAAGGAGGGTAACAACAGTTAAAGGATTTTTATAAAACATTATAAAATTATGTAAAAATCCACATAGCGTTGTGGTCGGTGTGTTCTAATGTGAATCCAGGGTACTGCGAAAGTGGTATAAGCATCCAATAGAATGGAGAGGGTCTTTAGCACCGTGATGAATAGCGAAAACCAAGCAAAAATTGAAGTGTTAATGTCCGCATTCTCGTGACTTTAGTCATGAGTAAGGACAGAAGTACGGTAGGAACTATCGGAATTAACGCCTGTGGAGTTAGTAGGTTACGAGGACGAAGAAGCAGGAAGAAGCCTACGACTGAAGTCGTAGGAGGTTCACTTAATTTTTGATGAATAAATTGAGAAAGGAGGAAACCGTTACTTAATGCGAATCACCAGAACGATTGGCATTAAGGTGTACCGTGAGTTACACGGGAATTCAAGCCTCTGGAGTGTCACATCAAACGATAGTAGGTTAGCCGAGGTCGGACACTATGAACGAGGAAGCAAACATAAACTTTTACAATGTTTTTGTAAAGTTTTATAAGTTTTGCGTAACGGTTACAAACATGAACAAAAAAGATTTGATTGAAAAGGTAAAAGAAATCAGGGAGAAAAACGGTGATACCGTCCCAAAGAAAGACATTGAGGCAGATGTAAATGCTGTGCTCGAAGCAATCACAGGAGCTCTTGAATCCGGAGACAAAGTATGTATCGTAGGATTCGGTACATTGGAGCCCAGAGAAAGAGCTGAAAGAAAAGGCCATACTCCCAACACCAAACAGGATATCATAATACCTGCTCAGATGACAGCGGTGTTCCACCCTGGCAAAACACTGAAGAATAAACTTCAGGTGCTACTTGGGAAAGGTTTCTAAAGACAATTTAACGGAGAATCAGCAAGAATTCTCCCATCCTCTATAGGTGGGAGATGAATTGCTGAAAAGTGAGGTGAGAACGTGATACGTTGCTTAAAAACTACATTCAAAACATCTAAAACCAATCTAAATAGACTTTACGAATGTAACCGTATATCAGCACAAATATGGAATGATTGTTTAGACATTGCTAAACAATACTCTCTTGCTAATGATGGTAAATGGATTAATAAAACAGAATTACAAAAAGCATTAAAAAACAAATATCCATTGCATTCTCAATCAATACAAGCAGTATGCCATAAATACTTATTTGCAAGAGATGCAGCACATAAAGCAAAGCAACAAGGATTAGACAATAGATATCCTTATAAAAAGAAAAAGAATTATAATACAAAATGGGCTAAAGATGGTTTCAAGGTGTATGATAATGGCAAAATTGAGTTAAGTATGGGTATATGGAATGGTAAGAGACAACAGCCTATTATAGTCCATGTTAAAGAACTACAAATTGGTAAAATAAAAGAAATTGAATTAATATATGATAGAGGATTAAAATTATCATTAACATATGAAGATGGATTAATTGAAAGTATAAATAATCATAAAAACATAGCAGGGATAGACGTAGGAGAAATACACACAATTAGTTCATATTGTGAAAACGGTAATGCGATTATAATAACTGGACGTAAGGCAAGAAGTATAAAAAGACTAAGAAATAAAAAGATAGCAGAATTACAAAGGAAAATGAGCAAATGTAAGAAAGGTAGCAGAAAATGTAAAAAGTACAATAAAGCAAAACAATATATACTATCTAAATCTGACAATCAATTAACTGATATACTTCATAAAACAACTAAGCAATATGTTGATTGGTGTATCGAAAATAAAGTCAATGAAGTGGTAATAGGTGATATTGATGGAGTACAAAGAAACACTAAAAAGAAAATGAATAAAAATACCAATCAAAAATTAAGTCAATGGCAGTTTGGTAAATTATATAAATATTTAGAATACAAATTAAAAGCCGAAGGAATAAATATAACTAAAATCAACGAAGGATATACTACACAAACATGTCCTGTTTGTGGTAGAAGGAAGAAAACTTCTACGAGGAATTATATATGTAAATGTGGATATAAAGAGCATAGAGATATACATGGAAGCAAAAATATATTATCTAAGTATAAATATAATGATATTAGGTACTTAGGAAAGACAAGAGAAATAAAGTATCTACGTATTGCTTAGGCAAGAAGTAGTAGATGGTGTGAATCCACCCTGCCGAAAGGTAGTTGCTTAGTTAGTGTATTATTATACTTCCGTTGTTTGCAACGAAGATATGTAACAACATATCTGCGAAGGTAATAATACATGGTGCTAAGAAACTCCAACCTCTAAGCGAAGCGTAGGTTGGAGAGGTTCATTCAAGATATTCCTGAGAGCAAAAGAACTTGATATGAAGTACGTCGCCATTTTGGTCGAGATGGCCGGCTTCCCAAAACCAGAAATGATTATTAACACAACTGAGAACATCGACGCCAAACTGGCATACTACCAGAAGACTTATGATGAAGAACTCAATCACAAGTTCTCGCCTGGTATAAAGATTGTAAACTTCACGTTTGCAAAAGAGCTCAAAGATATAGAACTCGAATGGAAAGAATACTTTGTATAGGTTGTTGATACTCACAATGTAGCATAAAAATATTGACATTATACTACATATAGAGTAGAATGTAATTAACAACAACAACCTTTTCGCCTAAAGAGTCAAAGCCGCCTCCGCCAATAGCAGGTGGCTTTATTCTTATAACGGTAAGAAGATGTTTGATTGGACAATACTAATTACAATAGCAAGTCTTGTTGGCACCATCGCAAATGTTTACAAAAAGCGATGGTGCTTTATTAGTTTAAGGCGAGAAGACTCCCACTTCTAAGCGAAGCGAAAGTTGGAGTGGTTCAAGTTGGTATAGCTGTCATGGGCCTCGTACAATGGGGAAAGACAGGGATAAACAAACAGATGTTCAGATGAAAATGTAGCAAAATGCTACATTTTTAAGTGTCATCATGTTACAAACATTATTGACATAACAAACTCGTGAAGATATAATTTAAGTACAGATTAGATTTAGGGGGAAAGGTCATGAATGAATTGTTGTTGAACACATATCTTGGCGGAGATATGTATAAAAACTACGCAAAAGAGCTGCGTGAAATCGCAGCAGAAAAAATCAAGACAGAAAATCCTATCGATGTCATCAATTCTAAAGGTATCCCTTGGTCTTATGAAATACTAAAAGAAGAAATTTCTGAAGACCTTGGTCCACGCAGTCTCCATATCACAGTCGCAGTCTATTTGCCGCAGATTGTAAGGATTGGAGTAGGAAGCTCCAAACTCACAAAGAAGGAAGTAGACCTGATTGCCCGTAAAGTCGTCATAAAAGACGCAATCAATAATGCACTGTCTACTCTCGGAATGGAGTACAATGAATTCACATTCACTCAGGCTCATATAAGCCCTGTAAACAACGCTCCGGTGACACATCAAACCGAGGAACAGCGTCATACAACAGGAGAGAAAAAGAAATTCTCCAAAGAACAGGTAGAGAGAGTAAACAGGCTCAAAGCAAAACTCAATATAAAAACTGACGAAGAATTTAATAAATACTTACAGAGGTGGAACGCAAACATCAAGACCAAGAGCCAGTTGACTCCGGACAATATTGATGATTTCCTTGATTTTATGCAAATAGATTAAGGAGGTATCACTATGGACGCTATGAGTATATATGACTTGGCTTTCAACTATGTCATTATGTTCTACGCTGTTCCTGATATCACTAAGGACATTAAGAAAGAGGCCGTAAATTCTATGGCCTCCCTCTTGTCCAAAGGGTGGACTTCAGGAGAAATACAACTGAATATGGATTTCTTCAAGAACAAATATCCTGATAAGGTGCTTGATCTGAACACTTATTTTGACGGACGAACGCCAAAGAGAAGGAACATTCTGAAGCCATTTGAATATTATTATCACAATGAACTCAGAATAACACCTCCTCCGCCAAAGGTAACAGTAGACTATAATACCGGTGAGATAAAACGTGAAGTACAGCCTTATTTTCTTGAGATGAGGTGCAGTTATACCATTGAGGAGCTCTACGATTATTACTTACGTCATGAAAATCTCTATGACAAGATGGAGATAAATCAGGCGAAATATATCGGTGGACTCAAATGGTTGATGGATAAGTATTCGTTAGAGCTTGTGCTCTATATGATAGATATAGCGAATGATATGATAGCTGCAAATGACTTACCTCCGTTGACATCGATCATGGATTTGCAGAATTATCTGAGATTCGCACAGAATGCCCTTAACCAAAGGGTTACCGATGTTAAAGCGGCGGGAGATGATAAGATTGTGCCAAAAGCAAGAGTGTTGCCTGGTAGAAACCGGGTTCTGGACAATCGCCAAGGGGAATAAGTATTTTAAGAGGAATATCTACATCAAAGAAGATGAGGTCGATAAATTCATACAAAAGCATAACGGATTCGGTTTATTTATTACTCCGTACAGGTACAACACGACCGACTTGAATGAAGCATATCTGTTTAGTGACTTGTATTTGGATTTCGACGACCAGAATGACTTTGAGAAAGTAAGGATCGATGCCTTGCGAAGTATATCATATCTGAAAACAATCATGCATATTGAACCGGAAGAATTACAGATATACTTCTCTGGAAACAAGGGAGTACATATAATGGTTCCTTCGGAAATCCTGGGAGTTGAGCCACACAAGAAACTGAACTTGATATACAAGTTTATTGCAAGTGACGTAATAAAACACACACCAAACAAGACGCTTGATTTGGTTATCTATGACAATAAAAGGCTATTCAGAATCCCTGGAACCATTCACGAAAAAACAAGACTATACAAAATCCCTATCACACAACAAGAACTCAGGGACATAAGCCACAAGGAAATACTTGAACTGGCCAGACAGCCAAGAACTATAGCGGTCGCTCCGCCGTCGTTTAATACTCTGGCAAACAAACAATACAAATACCTTGTAGATTTATATATAAAAGAATCACAAAAGAAAGTGACACTGAAGGGTACAGGGAATTTACGGTACATGCCTCCATGCGTTAGTCATCTGCTCAAAACAGGAGCTCCGGAAGGACGACGAAACAATTCAATAGTAGCATTGGCAAGTTACTATAAGAATTGTGGAATGGAATATGTACAGGCACTTGAAAAGATAAAGGAATGGAATGATACGAAGAATACACCTCCTACAAAAGAACAGGAATTAGAGAGAAGCGTAAGAAGTATCTTTGCAGGACACGCAAGTTATGGATGTTCTACATTAAAAGTCCTAAGCGAGTGTGACTTTAAGAACTGCAAGTTAATGAAAAATAGGCAAGCGGGGGTTGTTGCAAGATGAGTGATGGTTATAACATAGAAGATTTCCTCACGTTTGAGGAAGCTACAAGCACCGAGCCGGATGTTGGGTCGCCGGAAGACATTCTTGGTGACCCGGACCTTCCGGATCTTACTAACATAGATCAGGATTTACAGAAGATAAGAAGTGCTGCACCACCAAAGCCGAGTCTTGACCATGAGATAGAGATGTGGGACAAGATTGAAGCATTCGAAAAACGTGCCTGGAGCAAAAAGAACCAGGGGCTGAAGACAGGGTGGAAATCAATTGATGCCGCATTTGATGGCGGGTTGGTTCCAGGGTTTATTGTTATCGGTGGCGACTCAAACCTTGGAAAGTCGGGCTTTATTACACAACTTGCCCAACAGATTGCTCATGAGAATTCAAACGCTTATGTTATGGACTTCAGTCTTGACGATCCATTACAGGATAAGATTCCAAGGATTGTAGGTTCTATCAATAGGGTTATGCTAAATGCAGTAAAGTGTCCACAAAATTACAAGCATATTCCGTTAATGCTACAGCGTCGTGAAGTTGGACTTAATAAACTTAGGGCAATGTGTAATTCATACAATGTGTATGATGCCAATTTCAGTACATACGTAGAAGATATTGAAGATGAAATCAAAAGAATTATGGTTATGCTTGACGCTGCCTGTCTTGAGAAACAGATCGTCGTCTGCATTGATAACATGCATGATTTGAACTTAAAGAACCAACCGGGTCTTACCGATAAATTAAAGTATGATACTATTGCACAATGGTGTTCGGATACGGCTATAAAGTACAATCTGGTCATGATTTGTTCTGCCGAGCTAAAGAAATTAAACGGCATCAGGAGACCATCCCTTGATGATTTGAGGGAAACTGTAAAAATCAAGTACGAAGCAAAGGCTGTACTCCTGGTTTATAATGAAGTGCACTACAAAGGAGAAGCAGCTGGCGTGTATTTTCTACGTGCAAACGAGCCGTTAAAACAGCCAGTATTTGAAGTTCACTTTGCAAAGAACAAATTCCATACATTTAAGGGACGACTGTTCTTTGAGTTTTACCCGGAGATGGCCAGATTTGAAGAAGCTGATCCACAAGCTGCAAAAGCATATGCAAGTGTGGTATTTGGCAGTTAGGAACGATTATATAAAGAGGTTTAAGCGTTAGGAGGTCATATGTTAAAACATGCATATCCATATTGTAAATCCTACCTAAAATGAAGTATAATTAAAGTAGCATTGGTAACACTGTGCTACTTTAATTTGTACAATTTGTACATGAAGGAGCCGTCTGCTCCAAAGGCCGTAACAGCGGTCATCTATAGTTTTGAGGGGGCTCAAAACATGGCTGATCAACAAGGTTCAAAGACTTTCATTGACGTATTGATTGCTGTGATTGGTGCAGCCGCTCCTATAATCGGTGCAACAGCTTATATAATCAAACGTCGAGCAACCAATGGTAAACTACCGAAGGATGATCCGGACGCTGACCCTGAATTAGATGCAGATTCGGAAGACAGCGAAAAGAAGCAACCTTCTTCTGAAGTCTATCTCACAGACCACCCTTTCTTCACCAGAATCCAGGCACTGAAACAACATCTGAATTATTCTTTTACTTTACCGAATAAGGGAAAAGAAGAAGTGTTCAGGGATATTCTGATAGCTAAGATGGATATATGGTCGAACTTATTGATGGAACTCTGTGATAACGTAGACGAAGGTAAGATTGAGGATTCAACGGAGCTCTATAATGAGCACATGAAACTCTTTCAGGCTGCCATTGAACAATACGCAAGCTACTATGTGACTCAACGGTATACAGCCGAGGAGCAACGTGTTCTGAGTATTGTCATGGAGAAGTTTAACAAATGGCATTACAAGCGTATCGAAAACACACCACAGATGCTCGTCAGTATATGTAACTCCGTGTTTTATACCGACGTTAAGACCAAGGCAGCAGTTATCCTGGATACATATTTATCGGAATTTATCAACACGATACAAGATGCCCAGATGACTCTGAACGAACTGAATGGTGACCTCAAAGGCTTAGTGTTTAAAGGGTATACGATATAATGTCGGCAATGGGGCGGGAACCTTGGTATAATAACTTAGGGTTCCCGTTTTACATTCATATTATGCATCACTGATGGACATTTGTAACAAAATGTAGTAAAATTAACTTAGATGTTGAAAGGAGGTAGTCAGCTTGAAATGCAAAGGCAGAATATCGGTTCCTTATTCGCTTATTCATCGGGCATTCGGAAAGAGTAAACAGCCAACGACTACATACAAGATTTCTGTTGACTCAGGGAACGAAACGATTCAATTGCATGAGTCTATTCATACCAGCAAAAGCGTACAGCAGAAGGCTTCTGTGCTGACGTATGAGCTTGTTGCTATGAAGCTCGGATTTCCGGACAATGTAAGGATCGATGCGGTTATTGACAAACCTCTGTTTGTCGCCGATGAAATACCTGAGCTGATATTTACGCTATCTTCTGACAAGCCAATCGATAATTTTACGTGGCATATAGCAGAAGGTGCAACAATACCGGTCAGAGTTATAACTGTAGAAGAAGAAGAATAGAATTTACGGGGGTTAAAATATGAATAGTTTAATCCAAGGTCTTTACGACATGGCAACAACAACAAATGACGAAGGGCTTACTGTATTTGATGAACAAAAACTTCGCAGAGCTCTTGAAGGTAATAAACGTCTGTTCGCTAATAATAAAGATTTTTTCAAGGAAGAACCAAAATTCCACACATGTGCATTGTATGACCCTTGCCCTATATGTAGCAAATGCCGCAATAAGGCAAGTCATCTTTACGTTAGGTGTCAAACTTGCACTATTCCTATATGTGTTCATACATACAAGGACAGAAAGTTTATGATCCGTCGTAATAACTTTGCTATCAATGCGACTACTGAAATCAAAGAAGCCATTAGAAATATGGCAAAGGAGGCGGAAAAATGATAGTAAAGCTACTTGCACATACAGAAAATCCTGATAAACTTATTGCTTCTGCTGCAAAGCTCTGTTACAGTTCATCTACGATAGATGAACTGATGGAGAAGATAGAAAACAGTGATATTGACAAGTTTATCGAAACACTTCATGACATGGGACACGAATCACCTTTTGAACATGCGTCGTTTACGTTTGCGATAGAAGGTGTGTCAAGAATTACAGAGCAACAGCTAACAAGGCACAGAATTGCAAGCTACTCAATCCAGTCAGGAAGATATACAAACCGTTCAAACGGGAAACTTCGTTTCCCTCCTGTGATTGAGAATAACTCCCTGGCCAGATTCAAATTTGACAGAGCAATGGATATGTGCCTTGAAACCTACAGGGAAGTTGTAGCGTTGTTAATTGACGATTATATAGAATTAGAACTAAGCAAACACTCAAACATGGGACTCATAAAAGAATTGATCGGCATGGTTCCAGATCACGACAGAGGTATCAAATTCGCACAGATGCTTAAAAAATATATGCCAGACAAATATCAAACCATGTCCAGGAAGGTAGAGAAAAAGGCATTTGAAGATGCAAGATACATACTACCTAACGGAATTCAAACAACAATTATCATGACAATGAATGTCAGGGAATTGTTTCACTTCTTAAAGCTACGCCATTGTAAACGTGCTCAGTGGGAAATTAGGGAAGTAGCAACAAAAATACTGGAGATATGCAGAGAAGTTTCACCAGTATTATTCAAATATGCCGGTGCACCCTGTACAAGAGGTCAATGCACAGAAGGCAAAATGTCGTGCGGAGAACCGTACCAAGTCATGTGAGGTAGCCTATGAGAAGGGTAAGTAATTTTGATGAATACCTAATGGAATGTGTTGACTCCATTGTAAAAGAAGGAAGCAATCCTCTTGGGCAAACCATAATATCAAATTCGTGTATAATAGAAATTACGGCCAACCATGTATTTGAGTATTACAATTACACAGGAAGGTCGTTTACCGTAATTATAAATGGAGGTTATAGAGATGGAAAAGCAAAGGTACAGCCGGCAAGAAATTGATATTTCTCAGATGTCTGACGAGGAGAGAAAAGAACATCTGTCTAATTTCTCAAGTACAGAGCAAACTGAAAATTTCATACGTAATGTCGACCAGACAAAAAGGAACATCATGCTTCCACCTCTACCAAAGCCTGGAGAAATCATTCATTGTCAGATCTGCGGACAGCCAATGCCGCCGGAAGCATTCAGTAAAGATCCGGCAACACGAAAACGTGAATTCAAATGGCACATGCACAATGCATGTATGCAACAGATGTTTGATTTGGCTGACAGAAGTACACCTGGTCTGCTTACCGAAAGGAAGCGAAGATAATGGATATCGATATCAGGGAAGTTCTTGACTATTGCTTCTGCCCAATGATGTACAAACACAAGTATCTGAACAAGTCTAAGAAGAAAAAGAAGATCAGCATTATAGAAAAATATGAATATGACATCCATCGAGCGATCTATTCGTTCTTCAATGCTTTACAGAACAATGAGAGCGTGACACTCCGGGAAGTGACAAGGATATGGGGGTCGCTATGGCTCGGGAACAAAACCAAATATGATATCGTATACTCCAAGTCATTATCATGGGGAGTTATTGAAAACGAACGTAGAAAACGTGGGGTCGATACCCTTGTGTATGTATTCAACTATTACAGGAAAGACCCTGGTATTTTACTTGCAATAAACCATCCTTACAAAGTAGATCTTGGTGATAATATATTCCTTACAGGCTCATGGGAACTTATAAGAGAAATAAAAGACAAAGATATTCCAATTATTGAGATCATTGATTTTAAGAACAATGACAAGGTTCATAACAAAGTTGCTGTAGGTAATGATCTTGAAATTACGGCGGCAAGCTATGCATTTCGTAAGACTTTCAATACAAAAGAGGATGTCATTGTATACTTTGGACTTGATAAAAAGAAAGTACACAAAACTACTCGTTCTGAACGAGATTTCAAAGTTCTGGAGCACACAGTGAAGTGCGTCGCCTATGCAATAAACCATAATCTATTCTATGCCAACCCTGACAGCAAGTGCTATACATGCCCATATAGACTGGTATGTGATACCAATATGGATTATGGTATAATTAAACCAGGGAGTGATTTTAATGCCATTAATGCAACCAAGAGGTAATCAGTTAAAACCTGGATCGATAAGCGGTTTGCAGTTAATGAATGACTCAGCTTAAAGCCATATGGGGAGCTGACGTTACTGTAGAGGAGGTGTAAGCATGGACAGAATTGACTTCGGTAAGATTATTCTCGATGAGAATGGTGACACAATCATCAAGGACAAAGAGGCGGCAGAACAATTGAAAGACAAGGAATTGCCTGCTAACGTCAAAATAAGTGAGGTAAAGGACGATGGCAAATAGGGTGATGGGCTTGGACCCATCCATTTCATCTACAGGATGGGCGGTCAAAATAGACGAGGATATTGTTGATTTAGGCAGGATAACAACAACGAATAAATCAGAAGAAGATGAACGCATATTTCAAATTGCAGTACAGATTCTTCAGAAAGCAAGAGAACACAAGATAGATGCCGTCATAATGGAATCTCAATTCGTATACAGAAACGCCAAGACAGCTCTACAGTTATCAAGACTTCGTGGCGGAATTGTTGTTCTGCTAAAGATGGCAAATATATCTGTTAAGTACATATCTCCTTCTGAAATTAAACAGGCCGTTACAGGTAATGGTAAAGCAGAGAAAGAAGATGTTGCAGCAACGCTTCTTGTAATCTATAAGGATAATGAGAAGGTGCAAAACATAGGACCTTTTAGCGACAAATCAAATAAACAAAAGACCAGCGATATTTATGATGCTGTGGCAGCAGTATACTCATATAAGGATTGATAATATGGCACCAAATTTTACAAAGGAAGATTATCAAAAAATTCATAACCTGGCCTTTCAATATAAAGCCGGTAATATGGATGCTGCCATACAGATATTAGAGTCATTTTCATGGTTTATTGAGAAGTTTCTGGATTTCATTATGAATGAAACTTTCAATATAAATGACTTTACGCTAAGGAATTTTGTAGGCATGTTTATTGCTGACAAGAGCATTCGGTCACAGGTTAACAACTATAAAAAGAGATATACCGTAAGAGAGCAGCTATATGAAACAAGTAAAGTCGTTTCATATCTGCTCTCACAGTACGGGTACGAAGAAATGAAGGCAGAAGCAATAGCTGTCATTCTTGAAATGGCTAAATGCTACAAGGATACCAAACCAAGTTTTCATAACTATGTTGACAAATGCTTCTACAAATGGTTCTGGTGGAAGACTACAAAGTATTTTACTGATCCGGTAAGCAAATCATTAATTAGTTATGAAGACGAGTTTGAAAGCGATGAAAGTATAGAAGACCAATTTGACAAAGCATTGGAGATTGCAGATTGGCATTATACAATAAAAAAGTTCTATGAGTCCGACGTTAGGTTAAAACCAGTGATATGCAAGAATCCATACGACAATGCGATATTTGATATTGCATGGATAGATGGATATACGTGCTGTGAGCCGTTCAAGAAGTTAACCTCATTTGAACGGAAAATCCTGAAGCTCTACTATGTAGACAAACTGAGGGATCAAGACATCGGTGAGCAATGTGGAGTATGTCGTGCTACGATTAACCGTCGCAGGATGGCTGCACAACGCAAGCTGGAGGCGATTATTCATGGCCAAGAAGAAGGAAATAAGGATCAAGACTACAACATGCAAGAAGTGCGGGAAGGTTGTTGAATATACTACAAAGAAACCGGGATATTGCAAGGAACACTCGCCGGCTTCTGTTTATAGGAAGCCAAAACGTACACCGATACCTCAACGCAGTAAACTGGAATTTCGAATACAAATGTTTGTAAGAGAGTTGTTTCCGGATCGACCTGTTATATTTGGCGGATATTATTCATGGCTGCCATCTCCAAAAGGTTATCCGATGCAACTTGACGTATTTGTATACGGAAATAAACCGCATTTCGCAATTGAAGTAGAAGGCCAGCAACACGATACAAAGCAATATTTCCAGACTGAGGAGGAATTCCAATATCTCCAGAAATGTGATAAACTTAAGGAAGAAATATTAAGAACCAAGGGAATTAAATTATTCAAGGTTCCACACACAGTTATTACGCTTGATCAGTTCAAGCAGATAGTAAAGGAGGTATTATAATGGCTGATAGTCAAATTGAGTCAAACAAAGATGCAGGCGAGAACGGGTTATTTAACGTAGCTCTCGCAGCGGGTGCTATCTTCCTTGGTGTTGGTGCCGCTAAAGGCTTGTTTAAGAAAGGTGCCAAACAAGGCGTTAAAGAAGCAGCAAAAGGTGCTGAGAAAATTGCAGCGGCCGAAGGCAAAGCTGCGGCAGCAAGCGTCGCTAAAGGTGCAGAAGCTACTGCAAAGACAAGTACAAAGTCTATAATGTCAAAAGCAGACATGTTTAAGATGCAGGATATAGCAGATGAAATAGGGTATACGGGATTTGCAGAAGCTGGTTCAAAGAAAGAAGCACAGAATATAGCACAGACGATATTCAATGATGCCAAAGGCGACATGGATACAGCCAGAAAGATTATGGAGCATAAGACAGCTCAGATAAGTGGCGGAGCACAGAATGTAACAAATGCAAGTTACAGAAATTCACAAAAAGCTGCCGCAGAAGCAGCAAAGGATACTCGTGGTCTTGGCGAACTTAGTAATGAAGAATTCCAGGCATTAAAAAACAACTCAACAGGACATCGTATTAAGAAATTATAGGCATAAAAAGATGATATGGGGGTTCACTATAGTTAATAAAAAGTTATAAGAGGACTCTCACCTCTCCCGGTCTACATAGAGATTGAGGGGACTGCATAACAGTGCAGGAAATTCTAAGGAGGCAAAAGAAATGAGGCCATCATGGGACGAATATTTTTTGTCCATAGCCAAACTAATACAAACACGGTCGACGTGCATTCGCAGACAGGTGGGAGCTTTGCTGGTAAAAGATAAATATATCGTATCAACCGGATATAACGGGGCTCCGTCAGGTTCACCTCATTGTGAAGATATTGGTTGTCTAAGACAGCAGCTTAATATACCTTCAGGTGAGAGACACGAGTTATGTCGAGCCGTCCATGCAGAGCAGAACGCAATCACACAAGCAGCATTCTTCGGTGCAAGCACAAATGGCAGTACCATGTATGTAACATGCCAACCTTGTGTTATATGTGCAAAGATGATGATTAATGCAGGCATAAAGAAGGTTGTGTACATAGAAGGGTATGATGATACATTATCTCTTGATATGTTAGAAGAAGCCGGCGTCGAGGTTGTTCAGCTCAAGATAGATATGTAGAGGTGGGTTATGGCAAGAACAGAGGACATATTAGCTACTGAGTATTCAGAACAGTTTGATGATTTACATGAAACTTAGCCTTCATCCAAACGACTTTAGTCATGGGGAGTGTCAAGCAAGAAAGCAAAGGTTATGTCATACTATAAGTATGGACCATTAAGGATTAACTCTGGTGATAAGTTGGTTGGTGAAATTGCAAGCCTTGAGTTAAGGCTTCAAAAATACAAAGAAACCGGCAACAAGGAATATTTGATTGACATTGCGAATTTCGCTATGATAGAATAGATGTATCCACAACATCCCAAAGCACACTACGAACCAACCGATTCCGATAAAAGTCCTGGAGTTGTCGGAATGTGTTACAGGGAGATTGAGGAGTTGTGAGAAATATACAAATCTATTCTATCACGTCTCTTTTATGTCAAGGTCCGCCGGAACCTATCCGGCCCAGGCTGAAGGGTGGCTGAAATTTTGGTGTTAAGGCAGAAAGCTACAGAAGGAAAACGGGTTTCCCGCCGGTGAACGGGATGAGGACGTGTTTACTGCTGGTTAGACAGAAAGGTGAAATGATATATCCTGCTGCTGAAAATTTATACGATTTGGAGTACCAGCCTTGCCAACACTATCCTGTCAAATTATATGATACAAGTACGGATGTAAGTGAGTAGCCGCAAGTAGCCAGCGGGTGTTACGGCCCCGCAACTAAGTAAACGTGCTGTGCCTTGATGTCTAAGACCTTCCGGAATGGAAGGTAGGCCGATGGATCTGAAAGATCAATGCGGTAACCTTAGCTCAAGCAAATATGGTTTCGCCCTTCTTGCGTAGGGGAGTAGTTCAGTGGTAGAACGCCGGTCTCCAAAACCGTCGGTTGCAGGTTCGAATCCTGCCTCTCCTGCCACTTTATCAAATCTTAGGAGGAGGTTGTATGAAAGTTCTATGGCCATTTCAAGAAAAATTAGATGAATTCATTAACGGAGATGAGCGTAAAGCTCAATATTATGACAGCCTAAAAACAGCAATTGACACAAACAAGGATATCTGCGGCCTTGATGTTGTTAAATGGAGAACAGAGATGCATAAATGGGCCATAAAACGCAGAGAGGAAATATTATGTGAGTATGTTCAGCTTGATGAAAATTCGCTTGAGGTGCGGGTGAAAGGTTATGAAGCCATTATATATTTCACTATCACTAAATAAGTGATAATCAATTCCAGGAGGGATGCAACAATGCCAATAGTTAATTCAAATGTAGCAATGGGCTTCAGCGGTTCTGCTGTGGCCGGTAAAGTTTATGGTAGACAGGTTGTTCCTGAAGCAGCCAATCACGGCACTATTTCACAGGATGAACTGAATAAGAGATTCGGTGTTGACGGTGAAATGCAGGGAGCTGCCAAAGATCATACCGACGAAGGTGACGAGTAATTCAAAATGGGTATTATACTTTGTGTATAATACCCATTTGATTTTCTATTCGTCAAGATCTAATTGTTCAGTATACTGCCAGTATAAACCCGCCAACCTTGGCTGTGTATGAATGCTAATATCGTTATCAAGTGCAATTGATATTTCGTCGCCAAAGTTATATATTACAACATGGTCTTTCTGGGTTTCCTTAAGATAGAATCTATCTAATCTGACTTCATAATCTCCGTACTTTTGCCCTTGCTCGTTTAACCACCAGAATGTTGCAAATAATTCCGGAGTGAACTTGTATTCCGGCTTCAATGTCCTGTCAGTATTGAATGTAAATAGTTTGATATGATCTGCGTTTACCTCATCGGATTTTGTATCCTGTACTAATAAGTATGCCTTATGTGAGTAATGCTGGCTCATGATTATCCTTGGATGTACAATTCTTGCTGCGAAGTTGTAGAGCGTATCATAACTCTCATCTTCCGTTGGGTCTTTACTCTCATCAAGTATGACATCGTGTGCAGCATCCCATAGTGCATCATACTTTAGTATGGCCTCCATCATTAAATAGTTATCTTTGTACCAGTAAATATCTTTGGTCGGACCTCCTATACAATATGACATAACAAGCATGTACGGATACCCTATCTTGATTTTCTGGTCTTTGAACTTCGATGAATCATTCAATATATCTTGATCAGGTTCAAATACCAATCCTACAGCATAGATAATATCATGTCCGTTCCATTTGTCATGAGTAAGGTCGGTAACAAGGAGTGTCTTCATCATCTCTTTGGTGATTTCGATGCCTCCATAACTGTAGGTAAGATCCTGGAAGTTAACGACCATTTTTCCGTCCTTCATCAGCTTTGTTCCATTCATATAATACTTGTCATTGCCAATCACAGTGTAAACTTTAGAATTGTCATACACAGCAAAAACAGGTATTGAAACAAAAGCAATAACAAGAACAAGCAGCAAACATAGCGTCTTTTTCATAAGAGCACCTCCTATATTTTTTCTTTATAAATAACTTTTATCTTATTTAATGCCGGCGAAGTATTATTTTTGTAAATGTCACACTTGACAAGCATTTTACCGTTAGATATTTCAAAGGGAAATCCCTTTGTTATCTTTGATGGCCGATCATAGTCGTCCAGTGTGAACATTTCATACTGTACAACATTCTTCCCGATTTCTCCCTGGTTATTCAATATAGATTGTATATCACACACAACCTTAACAGGATTGCCTGGGAATATAACTTTTGTATAGAATGTAGCTACATCTTTATTGTACTTATAATTGACTATTTCAATTTCACGGGCACCAAGATAAAATACCCGGTTACCATTCTCCTGTGTGTAGTTTCTTTGTCTTACAGTGATTCTGAGTTCAGATGCACTGATGTCATTGAAACAGAACTTAATGTTACCTACTCCTGGAATAATCGGTTTATAACTTATATTACCGAAAACATCGGAATATGATTCGAGCGTTCCTTCGGAGTGCTCGCTAAATGAAGGAATCTGGGTCCAGTCGCCGAACAATTTGTATTCGATATTTACCAGATCAAGTGAGCCATATGGGAATGGAGAGAAGATAACTGCATTGATTTCCCTGTTTGATATAATGTCTTCAGGAAGCCCTATGACAATCTGCATGTTTACTTCGTTTACAGTATTGTCGGTAATTACTTTTTTTCTCCAGTAAGAACTGTTGTTTCCGTTGAACGCATTCATGATATCATTCTCTGTAATTTCGATGATTCCTTTGGTCGGTGTTATTATACTGTTCTCAGCAACCAATGAATCAGGAATAAACACAGTGTCGGATACGTCGTCATATACATGAACCTTGCTTGTTTTTGAGGCAAACGGAAGCGTTACATCCATGCAGGCAGTATCTACAAATGCAGGAACGCTGGATGAGCTGTTTATATACATCTGGTTCGGATATACGTTGAGCGTCATTAATTTATTCCCGGCAGTAGTCAGATCTTTATATAGCTGTGCCATCGTGGCCAACTTTGCTTCAAGGGATTGGATCTTCAACTGCATATACTTATTCTCAGTAAAGACGATGTCTTTTGTGTCTAAAAGATCGCTTTCCAGCTTGTTTGCTTTGTTGAAAAGATTCAGGATATCATAAAGTGCACTGTCCTGCATCTGATTGTATTGTTCGCTGGATGCAGTTGATCTGAACTTTACTTCTTGTTTTCTAAAGGATGGTACGTTATCCATTGACCATTGCCGTTACAGAAAACTTATAAAATTCTATAAGATTTTCCTTAAACCTTATAAAAGTTTATGTTTCCTTCCTTGTTCATCATGTCCTCTTTCGGATAAACCTACTCATGTTTGCTTGACACTCCAAAGGCTTAAATTCCCGACTAACGAATCGGTACATATCAATAGTTGCGTCTGGTGCTATGCTATTGATTTACCATAGTTTTTAAGATTTATACTTGCATTTAAGTCCCTATCTATTTCATATCCACATCTATCACATATAAAGGTTCTTTCTGATAAGGATAGGGTATCCTTTACATTGCCACATCTACTGCAAGTTTTGCTTGAAGGATAAAATCTATCTGCAAGTATAAACTTAATTCCATTCCATGCACACTTATATTCCATCTGTCTTTTAAACTCATGAAAAACTTGTTCTTGTATTGCCTTTGACAGTTTTCTATTCTTCAACATCCCGCAAGTATTTAAACTTTCCATTACTACATATTCAGGCTTGCTTCTCACCAAAGATGTAGTTGTCTGATGAATATAATTGTGCCTTATGTTTTTAAGCCTTCTTCGCACCTTTAGAACAAGGAATTCTAACTTTTTAATATTTTTAGTCTTTCTGTAACGGTATTCACCTCCTTCTGTTTCAATTTTATTCAACTCATATTTTTTAGATAGTTTTCTTTGTAGTTTTCTAAGCATCTTTTCAAGTTTCTTTACTTTGTTTGACTTGTTTATATTCTTAAACTTTTGCCCTGTGCTAACTACTGCTAAATCCTTTACTCCTAAATCTACACCAATCCCTTCTGAATACTTAGAACTATCTTGCTTTATATCTTCTTCTACTCCTATTGATAACCACCAATTTAGACCATCAAATGTTATGCGTGGATTAGAGTATTTTATGTTTTCACCTATCGGCATTCTGCCTATTTCAGATAATTTAATCCAATTTAATTTTTGTTTGTTTTTCTTTTTAGAAGTAGTTAGTTTCTCTAATTTAACATGAGTATCTGTTACAACAATTTTATCAGTATCTTGATAAAAACTTTGTTTACTTCTTTTCTTAGATTTAAACTTTGGTAATTTGGCTCTACCTTCAAAGAAGTTCTTATAAGAAATACAGGCATCTTTTATTGCTTGTTTTGTAATGTTATTTGAATAGTCATTAAGCCACTTGTATTCTTCTGTCTGTTTAAGTTCTGTTAGCCTTTTTCTTAAAGTTTTATCATCTAAAAATTTACCACCATTTTTATAGTTAATCTGTTGCTGTTCTAATGCCCAGTTGTATGCCCATCTTGCAACTCCAGCACATTCAAACAGCTTTATTCTTTGTTTGTTATTAGGTAAAAGCATTACTTTGTAGGTTCTAATCATTCGTTTCACCGTTATAAGAAACTTATAAAAAGTTATAAAATTATAACTTTTATGTTCTTTTCCTTATTCATAGAGTCCGCTTTCGGAATCCTACTTGCGTTTGGTATGACTCTCCAAAGGCTTAAATTCCGATGTAACGACACCGTACATACCAACATAATTCGTTAAGTGAATTATGCTGATTTTTCATATTTCATTAATTTATGACTTTTTATAACTTTTTATTAACTATAGTGAACCTCCTAATTATTATTTTACTACAAACTACAAGTAGTTGCAAGTATTTAAAAGTAGTTGTACAATATTTTTTAGGAGGTGATTTTATGAATAATCGAGGTCTTAAAAACAGAAAACCCATCTCAAACGCAGTAGATATAAAAATCTATGAAGCATTTGAAAAGTTAAGCAAAGACACTAAAATTCCTAAGTCTAAATTGCTTGATGAAGCATTACAAGATTTAATTATCAAATATACCAATCCTACCAAATAGGTGGGATTTTTTATAAATTGTGTATAGATTTTTATAAAATTTTATAAATTTTTCTTAACTGTTGTCAGCCTCCTTTATAAATGAGCTCGTATTGCCGTCTATTACCTTGATATCCCTGTGAGACTTGTATATGTTGTTATCATCAAGGACTGTTTTAATATAGGTATTTAATTCCTCAAGCTCCATAAATTTATTATACAGCAGTTTGATGTTCTGTTCAATATCACCGTTGGTTCTAAGTGTTTTAATGCTTTCTATCGGACCACGGTATCTACTGTTTTCTTTTACCCCAATCGGATATATCACTGACCTCACTCCTATTCAGATATAATCCTGTAGTTCATGATTTGAGGCGAAATGTCGTCATACGAACTTGTCAGCGTCGCCATTACCCTGATCTTCAGAGTATTATCCGGGTAGGCAGTTAATACATCGTTCGGTATATATTTATACTCAACTACATAACGAATCAAATCATCATTATTTATATTGTAACACAACCCGGCTTTTTTCGGGTCGTACTTCACAATAATATACCCTTCTGAATCTACAGCGAAGAAATTCAGATCCTCGTCCTTAGTGTTGGATATAAGGTTGTGTTCTGTAACCTGCCTGAGTGCAAGCCTACAATAAATATCAAATGAAGCGTTCTTCATATTGATATTGTGGGACACTGTTGTGTCTGAATATGAATAAATGCACATTTGGACTTTATTTATACCCTTTACCAGATTGATCGTATACTTCCCGTCTATTGGCTGCACTACGATATTATTGACATAAATCGAATGCTTCACGCTGCCAATGATTTTTCTATGACTGATAGAAACATCCTGACCGCATATTACATACTGTGTATATACGTTCAGCTCTCCAGCCTTAACATTGAGATCGTATATCTCGCAATCATAGAATGAATTGCCGATCTTTGGGTAAATCATTTGGCCAATTCCTGGTTCGAAGATATTTCTCCCAGAAGCGTCGGTTTCATTTACTACAGAGTCAGGCAAACTGAACCTTTCATGAAACCACATCTGGTATCCAAGCATAAGGTTAATTGTATTTTTGTCCGTATTCTCATGAAGTTTGCATATCCTCGACACTTTGCCGTCATAGTTGTAAGGACTTACATTGTTGGTAACAATCTCACGTCTTGGAGTAAGAAGGCCAAAGTCATATGGCACTCCGCTTTGAACTAATCTCCAGTCAACTTTGTCGATCCCGTTGTCTATCCCAAGATAATATTTGATATCGGTATTTGGATAGATTACGTCTTCCGTTATCAATGTAGCCTTGTCGGGGATTTTGTTTATGGTTATCGGTTTACTGACAAATACATTCTTGTTCATGAAATTGTCGTTTACAAGCGATATATTGCAGATTGTAAAGTAATATTCACTTGAAGAACCGGTATCGCCATCAGGCTCATATTTCTTAATTCTGAACTTCATAAATTTCACAGGCGTTCTGTTAAAATTCCATTCAGCAAACGAAGCTGTATCAATATCCATTAAGTCTTTATAATTAACATCATCTTCAGATATCTGAAGGCTAATATTGGCAGCCTTTGTTGACTTGGTGTTAATTACAACAGAACTTGCCGTTGCAGCATCTTTCATCTTTACAAGCAGCTCTATAATACATTCTCCGTCTCCGTTTTTGGTGAATATCCACGTACAGGTTTCATTGGTTGAATCTTTTAATATATTCTCGGCAGCACCAAGGACAGTTGAGCCGTTAATGGTTGTTACAGGAGTTATAGTTATTGAGGCTGATGAAATATCAATCTTATCTTGCGGTCGTGTCAGCTTCTCATTATATACTTTTCTCTGCACAAGGTCGACAAAAGCAGAAGTCTTCGGAATATTTCGGGCCTTATCGCCGTATAGCTCAACTCCATAGAAATTATTAAATGATTCAATGAATCCTTCAGTTGCTTTACTGGACTTTAGGGAATCGAGCAGACCGTCAACTCTCAGTTGCAGTTTTTCAACCGCTGCATCCAGGCGTTCCTTCTCAGTTGCATAGTAATCAAACATTGATACAATTCTATTATTCTGGTATATGTTCTCAGAAAAAATTGTATCAAGGTCTGTTTTGAGATCCTGAAACATTCTGTTGTAGCTATCAGGATCTGAAACTTCTCCTTCTGCAACTTCTGTTGGTCTGTAATAAGGCAGCCCGGGAGTTTTACCGGCAAAGAATGTATCGACATACTTGTTAATATCAGCAGTATTAGGCAGTTGTCCGGCCTTTAGCAAAGTTTCCACCGCCTTATCGGTTACCGTTTGGATTTGTCTTTGACTAATACTCATTTTTTCTTCCCTCCAGTGGTTACTTTGATATTATATCCCGAAACAATAGGAGTAGTGTATACATCATTTACACCTGTAGGTCTTGATAGTTCTATTTTGAGCCTTAACGAATATACGTCGCTCCCGGTTTCAATATAGCCATTTGCGGGGTGCCTTAGCTCTACCGGAGTATTACTGTTGATATAATAAACGGATTTGCCGGCATATGATTTGAATGTAGGAACAATCGGATACCAGTTTTGTCCGTCATCAACTGAGATACTATATTTGATCCATTCGCCTTCACCATAACTTCGTGGTATCATTTCAGTTACATCCAGGGAAACCGTAGCTATAGATTCATCAGACTCATATGCTGTGGATATATACTCACTTGACTGGTCAAAGGTGTAACAGGATATATTGATCCCCTTGATGCCTATGTGATATCTTGATGCAGGCAGTATCTCTTTTCCGGCCTTTATATTGGCTGTATCTGAAGGAAATGTAAATAGTTCCTTCTTAACTTTTGCGTCGTCAATAAAGTTAGAACCTTCGGTATAGGAAGGATTAACGACTTTCTTCGCCTTGCTGTCGTATTTTAATCCGAGCAGTTCAATAGATGGGCTTGGTCCATCTACACGGCCGCCTTTTGATTCAGTGGTATCAAAATAGTTCTCATTAGATGACGATACCTCTGTAAAAAAGAAGTGGCCTATGTTAATATCATAGGATAAAGGCTGCTCAAACACAACTGTAACAGTCTTGCATACCTGAGTCTGGAAGATATATATGATATCACTGTCAAAGCTACGTTTGCCAGAGGTTATATTCTGGACTGTACCTTTACCGTCAGATATTATGATACTGCTTATCTGTGGTGCTTTAACGCCTTTATGTTCAGGGATAAACGGAGACAGCGACAACCAATTGCATGTTTTTGGTTGTTTAAGTGTCAGTCTGATAACAAGCCTTAATGGTCCTTCTTCGGTTATCCAGCTTACATTTTCCTTATAATTAAATCCAAGACCAACAGTTTGTTCGTAAACTTCGTTGGTAACTGAGAAGATTTCATACTCAAACCATGTGTCATTGTTCCCGTCGATGATGTCCTTTAAGTTTATATGAAGATTGTCTTCTCCGCTAAAATGCAATGAACCATCAAGAATGTCTGCAACATGGGTATTACCAGGAAACCCATTGGAGTCCGAAAGTATCTCAACATCACATGTGCTGGAGTAGTCTTCTGCCTGAAGTTTGTTTAATGTCAACACACCTTCGGTGATGTTGATAGATGCCGGAATGCCTTTAATCATGTCTGTATCCATCTGTTTCGTGTTTACAAACGAATCTCCAAAAACCAATCTGTTCCTGGAGTCCTGTGCTGCAATCTTTACTTTGTCAAGGAGTTTTCCGATATACTTGATTTTGTTCTGGAGCATCTTTCTGTCAACCTCTATTTCGGTGAATGACTGGTCAAGAATATCGGATAGATTGTCACTTTCAGCCAATATTGACGATATATCAGCAACAGCTTCTTTTATCATTGAGTTGTAGTGTTCGGACACAGGTGTTCCTTTTGCTGGACGAAACTTGTATGTTGGCTTGCCGATAGACGCATAGAAATCATTCAAAGCATTGAAGACTTTGTATAAAAGCTCGGTTTCAGTCTTTATCTCGCCATGATTGTATTGGCCGATAAGTTCGCTGAATATAGCTGAAGCCTTTTCATCTATGGTCTTTGATTTATTCAATAATTGCATCAAGTTCGACATGTCCGACCTCCTATTCTATAACCTGGAATTTTACTCTGAATTCGTCAATTGATGGCGTAATCCAATTGTTACCTTGGCAATTCCTTCTAAGGATAGCTTTGACTCTAATCTGGGTTACAAAATGACTATATTCTATCTTTATAGTATTCCCAGCAGCTATATCCTGATTGAAGTATAATTTATCCTTGTCAACGTAATATTGTAATTTACCGGTTGTAAAATTCTTATAACTTTCACTTGGACTGTAGATGTCAGTCACATTCTGTATATCTCCACGTTGTTGCGTGATAAGGTTTCCGTCCTTGGTTGTGATTTGAACATTCATCACCATACCTTCGTATAAAAACGGAATATTCGAGAGAGAATAATAATTAGTGTTTGTTCCAGGGATAACATCAGCAGACACGATAGGGTTTACATTGGAGTCAATAAAGTCAATGCGTTTTGCTTTATCAACTGGAGTATACTCAACAGTGTATTTGACATTAGGCTTCTTGTAGGGTAATATAGCCACCCTGTTTATATTGCCGTTGCTGTCGGTTCTTGTGTTGTAATACATAGGACTAAGAACAATTCCGTTTGCTTTCACTATGATATTACCTTTTGCCGGGAACCTGAGTAAATAGTATGGAAGACCCTCATTTACCCACACTGTCAACAGCTCGTTGTGGATAACCTCCTTATCCATTGGAAGCAGCGGAATCCAATCCTCAGCTTGCGGGTTGTCAGCGTAACTGATGTAATATTCTATATCACAACAGTTCTGGTTCCCGGGATGTATTTCTTTTGACTCCAATGTAACCGTCTTGATGTTTCCCCTGGACTTTATCGTCTTGCTAACAAAAATTCCTGTATCCTGAAAGTCATTATAGTATACCCCGATATTATAGAATCCGTATACATATTGGTATTTACTTACCGGTTTCATAGACTTCTTTGTTTCCATTAGTTTTGTAACATCAATATTGGCAACGTCGCCGATACTGTTGTTAAATATTACCCATGCCCTGTCTTTTAGAGCCTTGTCATAATATACCGGCTTAAATACTTCATGGCCTTCCAGTTTCGGAATCACTGTACCGGTTGAATTAAACCACAACTCATTTTTAGACTGTTCTTCCTTATCTACAATAAAGTTATTCTTTATGTAATGAATCTGGTTTATCAGTATTCTAATCCTCTTGCAAAGCCGGTCTGTAAATTTAAAACTAATTGACCCTGTGATATGCTGATAGTCAAGTGTTTTATCTGTATTCCCTGGGAATACAATTTCTTTTATAGGCTCACTTGGTTCATCAGTTTCAAAATACCTTATAGCGATAATCTCCATAGGATATGGTCCGTATGGAAGCAAAGATATTTCATTCACTACAGTAGGTGTCTGTAGTGAAATCTCAATCTCGCATACCGCTCCAAAATTCGTGTTATAGTAATAGTCACTGAGTTCGACACGCATCGGTGTGTCGCACAGTATACACTCAGCCCAGTATGTATCTGTAGATGTATCAATTGCCTTGTCAAGAGAATTTCTCTCATTCTTTATTGTAATAAGTCCGCTTCCAAGTTGTTTTGGAAGCGACGCTGTAGCAAGCGGAGTTCCGTTCTGATGAATGAGAACATTGGTTTTTGTTATGTACGGCAAGTTAATGCTCTCATTGAATTTGTCCAAAACAGCCTTATAGGACGATGACATCAATGTCCCGTCCCTTTCTGTATAGAGATTGTTATTCTCCTCGAAGCATCCTACATCCCTAAATCCTTCAGTATAATTGTCAGAGTTCCATTGCTCCTTGATGATTTGTTCGTAGTTACTAACCTCGTCGTTCATCTTGGCAACTTGTGTCTTCAAGGAGTTAATAATGGATTCGTTTAATTTCTTATGCCTGTTTACTGCCTGGTCAAGTTCATTCATAGCTCCGAAGGCGGTAAGCAAATCTATATACAAATCAACGATATTCTCGTTGAATGATTTTGCGTCTGTTAACCCGGACTGTTCTTTCAAAGTAGTGATTGTCTTTGTACTCTGTACTTTGTTATATAAGATCTTATATTCTGCATCATACTGCTCCTGTGATTGTATCTCTCCGGCAGCAACTTTGTCATCCAAGATCTTCTTTATAACAGCAATTTTTACTTCATCAAGAGATATTGTCTTTTGGTTCATGGCGTACCTCCTTCGGTCGTTGTGCTGGTCTGATTGCTCTTAGGATTGTACAGTGACATAAACCTAATCCATACCTGATCTCCTGGAACCAATTGGTCGGTATCAGCCATGACAATCTTATTGACAAACCCAAGATCATCCTGCTCTATTGTAAAATCTTTATGAAGAAGGCCATTGATAAATACATCACATACGTCATTGTCTTTAAGAGCGGCTATTTCCTGACCTTCAATCGGTATTTCATGAGTGTATTCGTCCACGGTAACCATGTACTCGTGAGTCTTAATTACAGGAACGGTATATACACCCTGATATATTGAAAGGATGATGTCGTTGATACGTTTGTCAATCAGCACACCAAACTCATCGTTTACTGAAGACCGGATTTCTTCAATGATAATCTGACGTAAAGAGTTGATTGTATCTTGGCGGATTCTTCTTATAGTCTCCTGTATAATCTCCTCTCTCGTGCCTTCTATCGCTTCTTTATTGGTTTCAAAGAAACGCTCGATAATCCTGAGTATGTGAGCCTCAATTTTATCGGGCTTCTTGGTGTAAACGTTCTTTGACTGTTGTTCTATTCTCATGAGCTGCTACCTCCTTCAAAAACTGAGGTTTCGCTCAACTGGGAGGCAAGTGTTTCCTGCTTTCTACTAACCTGTAACAACACTGTTTCAATCTGTCCCTGGCTGTTTATGTAGTTGCCGTATATCAATGTTTCAATAACTTTTGTAGAGCCGTCGTTTGTGATAACATTCTTTAACGAACCATCTTCATTGTATTCAAGCGTTGTTACCATGTTTGGCTCAATAACCTTGACCAGTTTGTCACCCTGCATTCTATCTCTGATCAAGATAATATCACCAAGGTTTTCCTGTTGGAATCGTTCAAGATCCGGATTTATGAGACCATAAGATCTTTCAACGACAGGGTCGTTGTACATCACAACATATCCTGATACTCTCGGTGATTCGCCGGCAAAGTTCTTGGTAAGCTCTATCCTTAATATGAGGTTCAGAATTGAACCAGGGTCATATTCAACATTAAAGTGGTTTGGGTTATTGACATCGTTTGCCTTGATAGGATAGAAGTCTATGTTGTTGACAGACAGGAAATACTTAATACTTGCCCCGACAGGTATATATTCATCAACCAGAAGAACAAAGTCGTTCATTGGGGTTTCGTTTGTAGAGCTCATAGGTACTGTAATAACGCTTCCCTTGTCCGACATGTCTCCCAGATAAAGTGACTTCTCTTTTTCATTGTACAGTATATTGGTGGAACGAGACATGTCAATATACTGTAAGTTCTCAAGCGTATCGGCAAACATGCTGTTGACGTAAAAGTTGTTATCAAACGCAAATAACGCCCTTTGCAAAAAATCGTTGGCGTTTAGCTTTATAATGTGCGTTTCACCTGTATTTACAGCACTCTGAATCTTGTTTATATCAGAGGCACTTATAACTTCTTTTGCGTTGTCGACATGTCTTGTGAACTTTGTATATGTCCTGAATTGATCGGCCATGAACCCACTCACCACCTAAATTAAGATATTATGATCCCCCACGTTATTTGAGGTATAGTCTACAACCAATTCCACGATATACTCTGTCGGCTTGTCTGTGTCGTGGATGAACTCAATACCGTCGTAGTAATACTCAATTTCTATTATATCAAACTCTGTAATTCCTTGGTATAATAATGTAACAGTTCTTTTGCTTGGGTTGTACAAGGTAACTACATCTATGAGTTTGCGTCCATTGATGTATGCTGCGACATCGTGTTCGTCGTTGTAGAACACTTCATCTTTTATTTCAAACTCCAGTTTCGGGTTGTAATCAAATTTCTTTCTGATTTTAACAGGTGTCGGCGAAGAAGGATTTGGGATGGTTGCGAGAGTGGTTGTAACACTCTCGCCATTTATAGTCTGTTTCCCTAATATCTTATATGCCGTCACGTTAATGTCAGCCAGCCGCTTGAATACAATCCTGTTCTCCTTGACTATATTCATGGCAACCTCCTTTATGGAGTCACCGTTGTATCAACAACTTTTGACACCGTAGCAACTTTTCCATATGCATCGAAGATATGGATTGTGTAGTTGAGTATCTGACCGGCTGCAACAGAATCATCAACAGTAATTAACGTATTAAATGTTGATTCTGTAGTCATCAGACATATTGGGGAGTTTGTAAGCTGCAAATTTGTGGGGAATCCGGTATGAACTGAAGCGTCATAATATCTTCCGTCAACTTTTACCCAATCCTTAATTATTGTGGCGTTTGCGTCATCCAGTGCAACAGGAGCAGCCTGATTTTCTACCAGCATGGACACATCCTTCTTGACGATGACCATTCTTTCAATAGGAACATCAACATCAACGGACGGAACGATGTCGCTGATATCAGAGATATTACCAAACATGTCGGTAGCAATAGCTCTTAACGCAAGAGTCTTCCTGGAATTGTATACCGGCGTATTCTCCATCCATACATTAGGTATGGTAATCTGCAATGTATTGTCAGACACAACATGGGATGTATCAAGATTTACCTGTGCTGCATTAAACGCAGGGACGGTTTCTGGAACTATTGGTCCAACAGAATCGAACTCAGCAGTACCAGGCTGTCCGAATATGTACTCTATATTGTGGTGAGCGTCTTGCAGCAGCGTCTTCCATACTACTTCATCATCGGGTTTTACACCTACATCAAACGAACCTTCCAGCTTATATATAATATTGGCAGGGTTCTGTTTTAGCAGCATGGAGAAAAGCGGTGACGGTTCTGATACATTGCCTATTGTATCTTCTGCTACAATCCTATAGTAATAAACAACTCCCTGATCGCTGCCACTACATACAATCTTGAATGTAGGCAGTTTTGTGTTCATTGCGACCTGGTATTCTTGTATATCTCTTACCACAGAAGGTTTACTGAGCCCGGTGGCTACCGGTCCATTGTAGTCAATTCCGTCATAGAGCTTTTCATTGTCGTCATATACATTTATGACCTTGATGTAATAGCTTGCAGATACAGCTTTATGACCGTTCAACAGTGTTTCTGCAATAAATATGTTAGACCCGAGTATCTCAAAGTCTCCGTTTATATGCAGATTTGTTGTTACAGTTGACCCATCTGTAATGGTTTCGGTAACACTCTGGATTACTCCTGAGTTGTTAAACTTAATATTGTACTGAGCAAGGACCTGTGTGTCAATGTCCTTTATGCTAAGCACAAAGTTATGTATAGAACTGCACAAAGGGTCGTAACTTAGTTTGTATGGAGTCTTCAAAGCCCTTGGTGCTTTTGACTTATCAGGGGTTATATCCTCCTGTACGTTTGTAGCTTCCTTCTGAAGTAGTGACTCTTGCACTACCATTAAAGGATTTAACTGAGAAAGAACCTCAAGACTGTCAGGCAGGTCCTGCTGAGATGTTGACCTGTAGACATTGTAGGTGTAATTCATATTCTCACTTGTTTTAATCCCCAACTTGATTCGTTTCATTTCGCCATCTCCTTTACGTCTTAATTATCATCGACAGATATAAATACAGTAGGAGCTGTTCATGCATCATTTTCTTCCACACCAATACTTGCATGCACTTCCGTTGACGTACCGGTACTGACTTCGCCAATAGCTTTTGGAGTTGTCTAATACATATATTCTGATGTGTCAACAATCTTGAGAATTCCCACTGGCTGTTTCATTAATTTTCTCTCAACGTGAATGCCGATAATGTCGGCAGTATCAAGCCTGTGGCTTGTCTCGTATTGTTCTCCGCAGATAATGTTTTCCCTCATGTCTTCTTCAATCAGTTTAATTATACCACATGCTGGTGCGGATTTATATACAGAATCTATCGATATATCTGGAACAACAACCTGGTTAAACAAGTCAACTGAGAATATAGGTCTGAAGTTGAGCTTGTTTTTATAAGTGCTTTCAACCTTGATGTCTCTGTTGACAGCATTGTCTGAACTATATGTTGCAACGTATTCTATAATCGGCAGTACCCCATATGCTATGAACTTGTTAACAGCCTTCTCGACTTCCTGCGGAGTAAACCTTCCTCCGTAATCCTTCAGAATTCTTCTGTCAAGGCGAATAATTACAACCGCATTCTCTGAGTAAGGCTCGCCATCCCAGTATCCAATGTCCCAGTAGTAGTCAGATTCCGGTTCAAGCTGTTTTCTTAAAGGTTCATACATGCTTTCGATAACGCCACCGCCACGCACCCGTGTATCTGTAAGCTGAATACTGTTTACTGTTGTGTTATGCCTTACATATATCTTCCCAAGTAGAATGTCATTTGGTCCTATCGGATCGTCGTTATCAAACCGATGATAGATGGCGTTAGTAACATTCGGGAAAGATGTATTCAGAGTTTCATTGTCATCATTGTCAAGATAGGCCATTGCAACAGGTCTCATCCAGATATTGATGACAAAATTAAATAGGTAGTATGCAGGGATGTCTTTATAGATACCTGCGGTCTTTACTTTTACCATGTGATATTGCATAGGGTTTAAATCAAGGTTTACAAAGTCGTTGATTGTTTCGTCTATGAACCCACGATATGTAAATGTTTGTTCCTCGTAGGTATAGGAAACAGTAAGTTCGTCGTTCTCCTTGATTATACTGTCAAGTTCGATGATGCCATCTGTACAGTTCCATGAAGCAATAGACAGAGATATAACGTTGCCATAAGCATCCTTCTTGTTTACTGTAAGGTTCTTTGGGAACTTCATATCTTCGAGTTCAACATATAGCGGATAGAATTTCGTCTTGATTACCCTTGAATTAAGAACTTTAGGTTTCTCGTCGACTATATCAACGTAAGGCTTCCCGTATTTTGCACTATACAGTTCACGGTTGTATTCAGGGAGTGTGTAATAGTATTTTACACGGTTTCCATTTTCAGTGGTAATTACGCTGAACCTACCATACTGGATTCTCGGATACCAGTTCTCGAACACTCCTTCCTGGGTTGGGAGTTTAACCAAGATCTGTCTATGGTCTTTTTTCTTTACCCCGTAAGCTGCAACAATATCAGAACCTTCTATCTTGTACATATTTGGGACATCGATCTTTCCTGTGCCATCAGATCCTATACCGGTATCTTTTGTTGTTTCAGCAATGATTCCGGAATTTCCATCAGGGTCGGTTGACAGGTTTATATAGTTCTTATTTGCAGCCGTATCTATATCAGTATCAAATGATACAACGAACAGTTTATCGCTCAGGTCCGCTCCTGGATTGTCACGTAATATGATTTCCTTTGCAGTCATGAGTTTCCCTTCGCTGTTTCTTGGTGAGACAATCATGCTCTTGCCAATAAATAATTCCTTTTCGTGCGGAAGTGCGTAGTTTACTTTAACGACAGATGCAGTTACAGGACTGGATGAGAATGAACCGTCGCTTGTTCTGACAATATAGCTAAAGTTAATCTTCTGCCTTGTATCTTGAATCCTTAAAGGGCTGTCTATCTTAATTACGTTGGTCTGTATGTTTCCTGTGACACTTCCGGGAAGCACCTGGTAAGAATTAAAAAACGGCTGCGGATTTATACGTTCCTCGTATGCCGGTATAACGTCATACTCTGTCACCCCTCCGACTGTCTTCTCGACAATTGCATTGTAAACGCACCGCATAATATTCTCATTCTTCAGAAGGAATGCGGTGTATATGTAGACATAATACATTCCTGGATTTGCAGGGTCCGGTTTTAGGTATATAGAATATTTATACCGGTTCTTGCTGATAGGCTTATTGTTAAGACCTATCAAATATATACTGTCGCCTGTGTATTCACCAAGGCTGTTTGGGCCAACCTTATCATAATGCCTGTAGTACAGTCTGTACCCATAATATAACGGAACTCCGTCGCAAAACTTATCTGTTACTTCAAACAGTTCACTATCGAGATCAGAAATCCCGTCAACAGAAAGAATCCCGTTTGTGTCAGGATACATGATAAGTTCATTGTCGTATTCCTGGTTTACGTTCTCCAGAACAAATTTAGAGGTGTCTGAAATAACCACGTTGTCCGCAGGTGACAGTGGCTTGTTATAATAATACGCCAAATTGACGGCGTTTGAAGGTAAACGGATACCAGTACGTATGCTGTACTGGTATCCATTGAGTATATTGCTGTGCGGTCTGGTATTTAAGAACATTTTGGCACCCCACTATCTCAAAGTAACATTTACGGTATTTGTAATATCTTTTCCGTACACGTTTACTGTAATCGTGTCAGTTCCTTTGGCGTTAGGTGCTATATATTTGAATGAGACTACGCCAAACTGATCCGATACATTGTCCGTCAATACTATCTTACCATAAATCGCATCAATAATCATCTTTTCTCCAGCTACTGGATTGAGATTACTGTCGAGAGCCCTGACGTACACTGTAGTGCTGTCCAATCCGTTCCCCCAGAGTGTTGTCGGATTCATCATTATCTCTACAGATTCACACTCATTGATGTCGTCTGTGATATAGATGAAACCGTGGTTCTCAGGGCAGTATAATGTATTGAGGTTGATTACATCAGCAATCAGGTTTGCGGAAGATTTGTTCGTTTCGTAGTATATCTTGATCTTCTTCAAATCACTGTCGCTGTGCACTGTTATCTGTGCCTTGTCTTCTTCCGGCTTATAGTTGTAATCTACAATGAAGGAGTCTTTGATGCTGTACTCTGCTGTAATTTTTGCACCTTCAGGGATTGCATACTTGAACCGGATAATGTTGTTTAATATATCATAGTCTTCAGCATCAACCTCTGTTTCGTCAATTGTTATCTTTAGCGATGCAGGGTCGATATCGGTGTAACTAAGTGCTATTCCGCTTCGGCCTTCTCCGGTAAACGTTTCGACGTTCGTCAGGGTAAGTCTGCCTTCGCTGTCAGTAAAATTCACCCTTGTGAAGTATTTGCCATTTGCTTCGTCAAACACAATAACCGGATCGAATTGCTGTGGAATCGGCGTTACCACACATGTATTATCTGTAAACTTAATGTACGGTGTTGGTCCTACAGCGGTTTCTATCTTAGAACTCCTTGCTTTAAGTCCGCTCTTTCCATCAGGCTGGTAATCAAACTCTACCGTACTATCATTCGTCTTTACAGACAGTCTCAACAAATCTGTAATCTTAAATCCATTGCTAACGATGGAAGGATACAGTTTTGCCTGAAGTGTAGTATCAATCAGGTCATGCCATTCTCCGTCTCTTGGAAGTTTACCTATAACGGTTTGTGTTATGGTTTCACCAACACCTCTGTCTCCACCTATTACGTATCTAATTGTAAGCTCTCCGAAATTTGGCGTTACATTGTGCGTAGACCTTATGCTGGCGGTCCTTGTAATCTTGGTTACAGTGGCATCTCCATTTAATGTAACCTTGTATCTAACAAACTGCTTCATCTCAGTAGTAGCTGCATCGGCAGCCGGTATCCAGGTTGCAGTTTCAGTAAGGTCCGTCTTATTGTCGGAAGTTGCGAACTCTACTGTGTAATTGCCGGTGCCTTCGACTTCGAGAGTATACCTAAGAACCGCTGTGTTGTAATCTTTAATTACAGAGTAGTATTCGCCTGTTGTGCTCTTGTCAAGGTTCTCAAGACAGCCTGATGTTGCTGTGACGTTACGTGCCAAGGTTCCGTCTATTCCAAAGAAATCATACAAATCGTCATCTACTTCCGTTACCTGCATTTCTGCGATTTCATTAAGAGGTTTTAATGTAACCTTGTACTTTATCCTCTTTGAAACCAGCATCTGAGGAACGGTATTGTTTTGTACATACACCCAGTCAGTCCAAGTCTTTGCGGTATAATCATATGCTGACATATACAGCCTTATTTCTGTACCGTCAGGAGTGTTACTGCGGTAAGTTGTATTTAGGTACTCTACCGGAGTCTCCTTGTCTAACAGTATTTCTTCAGATGTATAAGTGCCGTTTGCAAACTCTTTGTAATACTGAGTGTCTGAAATGTATGCACATTCAAGCCCGGCATTCCTGAATACAACCCCGTCTTTAGTCCCCTTCGTGAAGTCTGGTGCGGTTGAATCATTAAATGCCATAACACCTTCCGGAGAAGATGATTTCATAATTATGTCGATAGCGTATACCAAATCTTTTGTGACGATCTGGTCTTCTTCGCTATATTCACCATCCGGCGTATTCTTTGAGTACAGGAAGTATTCATGGTTATTGATGTAGTAGTAACCATTGTGGATTACCGGATACCATTGACTCATTGCACTTGGCAACGCTTTGACGGTTACCGGTATCTCCCTGTAGTCTTCTTCAGGTTCAAATGTGAGTTCACTCTTGTCATAGCTGATGACTTTTACATTCGGGTCATTTGAGGTTATTACTGCGTGAATGTTTGATATTACACTATCTTTATAGTCTTCGTACTTCGGATTGTATACCTTTATGTTTACTACAGAAGGAAGAACTGAATCCAGTGTAAACAAATCACTCTCAACTGACGTACTTACCCAGTCCGTAACGAATGTCCAAGGCATCAATGACCCGCATGTAAAGTACGCAAGATCTCCGTTTACATTACTTACTCCTGGCTCTACCTCGTGTTCGAACCTTACGATTATGATTTCAGGCGTATTCTCAATCTCAACGGTCTGACGGAGATTGATGAGTCCATCCGGGAGGTCAAACGGTTCAAGGTTGACAATATAGTCTTGTTTGCCGTCGTAAGCCTTACGGTAAGGTTCTTTGCCATTTACGATACCGCTAAATCCGGTCTTTGTTTCTTCCCAAGGTTTGTATATCACAATATCGTTCGCTTCAATGGTGAATTCTGTATCGCTGTCTGAATTAAAGTAAATACTGTCACCGTCATGATATTCTGTTCCGTTGATACTGATGTTGCCAGTGAAGTCAACAATGAACAGCCTGAAATCATAAGATTCATCAGGAAGCAGAGTTACCAAATCAGCAATGGCAAAAGTCTTAGATGGTTCTGCGTCATTGAATGTCTGATGTACTACAATCGAATCTGATATATCCGTTGCTTTAGCTGTAAGAAGTACATTATCACGGACTGTCCAGTCAAGCAACACACCTGAATCCATATTGTCGACCGTGATGTAATTTGTCAATGTATCCATTAGACCAGTATAGAGCTCGTCATAACAGTTCTTTAATACATAAGCCAAATCGTCACGGAACAGAACCGGAGTCCAGGATGTCTTGTGGCTTATCCTTACAGACTTGCTTACAGTCCCGGAGTATTCCTGTCCAACCCATCCACCTCTGATCCAAATACCGTCAGCAGCATTATACACCTCAATGTCGCCTTTTTCCGCCGCATCAAGAGTCCTTGCTGCATTCCTGTCATAAGGATTATAGTCAGGGTCAGATGTGCTGTCGACAAATGCATAGTCATCTTCAATAAAGTATCTGTCGAAACTGTAATGCAGTCCGTTCAGCTTGCAGTTAATCAGGTCTGCATCGCTATCTATCTGGTCTTTTAACATCATCTGTGCATTTTCAGGCTGTATGAACTCACGGGTTGTAGGTTTCTTCAGCGTATATTCATAAACGTCACTATACAACGTTTTATGTCTTACCTCTTTTATGCTGCTATAGGTTATTCCAAGGGTCGGACATCCGAGCGTTTCATCAATTACGTAATTTACTACAGTTCCATTCTCATCAACTACCGTCCACTTGGTTATGTCATTACAGTAGAACGACAACCATGACTGTATGCTGCCGTAGTTTGCAATGATTTCGTCCCATTTTTCCTGCGTAAACTGTTTCATTGCTGACGCAAGAACAAGGTTCTTTATCCAGTCTCTTACGCACACCTGCGGTGACACCGGAGGATGTGTTTTAGGTGGAAGCTGAGGTAAATCAGGAGTAGATGGCCAATTCGGTGTTGGGGTTGGCCATTCCGGAATCGAATCTGTATAGAACCTGTCCGGAGGATTATATTCATGGTCTCCTGTTGTATTGCTGCCGCCTGGAGTTCCATCAAATGGTGAACTTGTACCAATACCAGTGACTGGTTCCTTGTCGTCACTTGGTCTATCCCACCAGTGGCTTGTGTTGCCCCCGCTTGAAGGAACACCAATGAACATTCCAGTCGAACCGATGTAGTCGGTATACTTTCCTTCAGCATCCTTTTCGTATCCTTTGTCGATGTCAATGATCATGTTGATAGGCGGCCTTACATACCTCATGTTTGGCGTAGCGTTCATGGCTGATATGTTCAACCGGTCTATCACATAGTTCTCTCCATCGGCGTAGAAGTAAATCATATGAGGAGAATACTTTTCCTCACAATATACGAACTTGTCGACAATCAGCATTTCACAAGGCTGAATCTTTGTAGGATCGTAGTTGTCTTCAGGTTCGTAAAACGCCTCAAACACAACATCCTGTCTTCCGTAGCATTGACTGTCGCTGAATGTGCGTGAAGTCTTATCATTTCTAAAGTACAGAGTATACTGCATAGGTTCTGTTGTCAGTTTCAGTCCGTATAGTCTTCCGAAGATTATAAACCCAACATCATACAATTGATCGGGATTATTGATCTTTGTATATCCAACAAACGTATACACAGCCCCCTGTACGTTTGATGCATTCTTTACGTCCCTTATGATATTGACCTCAGACATTTTATCGGAAGTACCGATAAGCTCCATAGCTATGTGACCGAACGAACAACGTTTCCTGTTGAACACTTCGAGCTCACGTTCTATAACTGCACGGGCTTCTTCCGGATGTTTGGTCTTTGCAACACCGTATGGGAAATAGCCTTTCATATCCTTATAGGCTTTACTGTCATTATCTGATATTTCAAGAACAACAGTTTGTACCCTTGTATTGATAGGGAAATAACTCGGTATAGTCTTTATGTCAAAGTGCGTTGTTTCATTGTCGAACCTACCCATTACCAGGTTCAGTACATTGACGTTATAATCCTCCGATGAATACGATATATCTTCAACAGAGAATATGCCTTTATTTGCAGCATAATAATTCTTGAGTTTGTTAAAGTACATCGACATCAAGGCATTCGTCTTTTCTTGATAATCAGGGTAAATTTGCATATCGTCGATGTCTTTAAGCAGCCGCTCTTTCTTTGTCTGGTTATATATAAGCGTCGGCCTGATTGAGAACCATGTGTCGTATGCATTATTCTGTCTTGTAATACAACTTACAGAGATGATATCTCCGTATTGTGCCTTGTTTATTATATCCTTTAATATCTGCTTTTCGCTTTTACCAAAAAGCATAATATCGCTTGGTGCTACGGCAAGCAGCACATGGTAGTAATTCTTTATGTTCTTGTCTACCCTTCTTGTCGTTCTATAGAATGCCTTGAAGTTCTCACCTTTTCTCACAAGGTTGTCAGCATTCCATCTGCCAATGGTGTCAAACGGAGCATATGGAACATCGGTTCCGAAGGCTCTGTAGATTATTTCATCATACCGTTGTTGGTAAAAACCAGGTGTTGGATTGATGACCTGTGTCTGAGTTGTGAACCTCACAGATTCAAGAACCGGAGTATGCTCAGAGATTTTATACATTCCACCACGGGAAGCGATATAGTACGCTTTGTCTTCATAATAGGTGACAGGCATTGCCAATATTGTAGAGTCCTTTATAAAGTGTCTAAAAATATTGGCGGCCGAAATACTATTGTTGACCGTAACAAAGCTGTCAACATCATCAAAATCTGAAATCAGATTATAATTCGGTCTTCCTGTCAACTTCATATAGTCGATATACACAGGATATCCGTCTGTATTAACAGGACCGTCTATATCCATATTACCTTCGCTTCCGCTTATCACAATCTTGTCATTGTAATAATGGTAAACCGTACTTAACTTGTCGTCGACAAGATCCCGTTTCATAACCATCCTGTAGAACACGCCGTACATGTAATCCTTTGGGTGATAGTTCTGGTTATAAGCCATGTGCAGGTATATACCATATTCAATATACTTGGTGGTTACTGCATCTATAGTGTCAAGATCAAGTTTCCGTATCTCGTCGCCAGCAGCGTTCATCTCAGGAGCTGTTAACGGATAATCAACCATCCGGCTGGAATTATACAGGAACATTACTTTGTTTCTTCCTGCCGATTCTGCGTTTATAATATCAGGCATAGTCTGCAATACACCAAACACATTGGCTTCCGGACTTACTCCACCATCACGCAGAGGCATCTTCTTCAGTACGTTCATGATGTCTTCGTATCCTGTATACCATTGCGGGCTTGATTTGGGAACACCAGAACTATCTATTGAGTTTAATGTATCGCAGTAAGTGTACACACAGACTCTGAGGTCTATATCGTACCTATCTGCGTTCTCAAGAAGAACTGGAAGTTCTTTTAAGATAGTGTTGGCTATTTCCCCATACAGTAGCTTGTCATTGTCTATCACAAGATAGAGGTCAAGATTCCTTGTATCTTTTACGATGGCGTTCAATACGGGATTTTGCGAACGCATTCTCCATGATTGATTGAACTCATTCTCAATGATACGTCCTTTGTAGAGGACAATTTCATTTCCGTCTTCAACCTCAAATATGAAGTTGGTGTACATTGGAGCTGTGTTCCACCCACTTTCATTCCAACCAGGCATTATGATTCCATCATGAAGCATTGTGCTTTCGGTAAAATCAGTAAACAGGTTGTGAACAAAATCTCCGCCATCCACAGAAACGGCATACCATAACTCTCCATACTGTTTGGTTCTTCCCATCAACATTTCCTTGTCGGGTATGTTATAGAATTTTAACTTGTATGAATGTTTACCTTCCTGTAAAGGTATGGTTATATGTGCGAACTTCAATGTCGCACCAGGGCCTTTTGCGTCAACTATGAATTCATAGTTGAATATATGACCTCCAAATACACCATTGTCCTCAAAGATCTTTTTGTTGCCAAGAACAAGTGTGTTCTTTTCTCCAGAAACACTTCCAGCAACGATAGCCATGTCTCCGTCATTATAGATATGGCGAGTGTAACCGCCATCAAAACTGCTTACAGTTGAAGTAAGGTTGTAGTCATCTATACTGCAATCTACTCGTCTAAAAGGCAATACTTCAACTTCAGGAACGATATCTCTTTCGTCGGCAATGAATGGCGTAATCATTAAGTCACTTACCGTGTCGGCAGGCTTTACTGTTCCTGTAAAGTAGAAATACAGCATCGACACACGTCTCTCAATATTCTTTGACGTCGCTTCGATTACAAATGTAAACTCACGACCTACATGTACAGGTGTGTCAAGGAAAATCTCTGACACAATTCCGTCCTTGGATACTTCAATTCTTTTAGAACCGGTTTTTACAGTAATGCACATGTCGCTTTCGTCGCTTGTAATTTCGTAGCATTTGTCGCCATCATACAAGTAAGTCTTTGTATATTCTGAAGAATCAGTAAACAGGTTCTTCAACTTGTAGTTTAATGTGACTTCGTGATCATCCGCTATCTTGAAGCCATAGCTTCTGGACGTTTTCTGTTCTGTAAAGAACATTGCACACCAGGGTGTTCTGTATTCGCTTTCTTTATACCTTGCATCGATGTATGCAAACGCATTTACATCCGGAGAGTTGGTTACCATACTTGTTCTTCCTATCTTCGGATAGAACTCTGATGATATATTGCTATACCCGAACTCATCGTTGTTGATTATATATTTGTCTTTAAACATTCTGAGTTCATCTATCATAGTTCTTGAGGTACTATGATAATTACCTTTGTAATTACTCAACTTGTCGTTACCTTTGTAGAAACCATAAGCAGGATATGGTGTCGTTGCACCATCGAGCAATGTTGTAAAGTCATTTATAAGGCATTTTCCTGTGTCGTTAGGTTTCTTTCTAACAACAATTTCACGCCTTACGCCTGCAACTTCTTCATAGATATCAATGTTCTTCACATGGATGGAGTTAAACACATGTGAAGCAGGAATACCAGAAAATCTCGTTCCAGCAAAGAAAGTTGCAACAAGCGACCCAAAGCAGTCCTCTCCTGACGATATCCGTGTATATTTTGTTAACGGATACTGCGATGCCTGCCCATATGCCTTTATATAACCTGTCATAGCGTCAAAGTCATACTTTACAACAACATGTGTGTAATTATCGTTCATCAGCACGTTCATTGACAACTGAGGGCAGTTATATCCGTTGATGTGCAGGTTTATATCAGCAGGGACACTACCTACACCAGGAGTTGTAGAGAATATTAAACTGTTGCCGGCAATATTTGCTTTTGCCTTGATATCAAACTCTACAACGATTGTGCTCTTTGGGGTACAATCAATTGGAGCTGCAATCGAAGGTGCATTTTGAATAGCTTCAACTGCTCCTTGTGCACTTAATCCATATGGAGAGATTTTCTCCATTCTTGGCACTAATGCATAGGATACATCTGTATCAAAACATCCGTCAAGGAAGTTTGAATCAAAATCCTCCAATTCGTAGTTTTTCAGCGGCCTTATATCAACAACCGGGTTGTTGATTCTGTTGCCGGAAACGTCAAACACCTGTAGATCAAATCCTGTCAATGTTTCTTCGGTATAACCTTTGAAAGAAACCTTTGCTCCTTCTATCGGCTCTGCTATAAACTCGATATTTCTGTTCCAGTATATTACCTTGAATGAGTTGTTGATTGCAGACTCGGGATTCTCACCAAGAGAGAAAGGATACGAAGTTCCGTTCACGTTAATATTAATGGTTGATTTCGTAGCCTCTATTACGATGTTGGTGTCCGCTGTAATATCAGTGGATATATCCATGATTTTTAAATTACCGAAAGCATGGACCTCAAGGTAAGCAGGGCCATTTGATGCTTTGAATACAGCGTTGACATCCCTTGTTACGATATTTGTTGGATTTACCAAGCTGTCAAAATTAGTAACAGCTTCGAGATTATAGACTGTGTCCGTTGTTTCATAAGGCTTCTCTGTCCCGTTTACGGAGTCGGAATCCCATGACCATTTGCCTGTAGCCGGGTCATAGTATATTATAGCCTTTGCAAATACAAGACTTCTTGTGTCTACACTTCCTGGGGTGCTGCTGTTATAATACCAAACACCGGTTCCAGAAACCCTTACCTTCCCGTTTATAAACTCTACAGCACAGTTGTCAAAGTCCATGTTTCTGAATGTATAAGTGCCTTTCATATATACAGGAACGCTGGCTTTGTCAATTGTTTTATACAACGGCCCGTTGACAAACAGTGTCTGTGTGTTAATTGAAGGTATCTTTACAGTTTCAAATACCGGTTCGAGCCACTCGGTACACTGAGATTCATAATTCGGATTTGGTATATACTCCTGTGATGCAGGATCAGGATTTGGAATCTGGCTTGGGGCCTGTTTAATTGTTCCGGTTATAGTAGAGGAACCGTTTAGAACAGAGATACCGTCAAACGACGAACTTAAGCATGTTAACTCTACACGTACTTTAGTGTATGTTCCGTCGTTGTTTATTACCACCCTGTATGGATTATTGTCACCTATTGAAAATGCTTCCTTGTTAAACACCGTGATTCCTGATCCGTCATCACGTTTAAGAGTTATGAGTATCTTTGTGCGGATTGCAGATGTAATTTTATTATCGTATACTTTAAAATCAAAGTATAACTTACTGTATGACGGATCGATAGCATATTCATACGTTGCAGGTTTTCCGTCGTCTCCGTGTAGGCTATTAGCATAATAAATATCTTCCAGATACACTGTTATAGGCTCCATTGTAGGTACAAAATTCGGGTCGTCAATCATTGCTGGAGCATTTGGATCGTAGTCCGGATTCGGCATAATTGGAGAAGGCGGATATGCTGGGTTGGGATGTACTGGAACATTTTCGGTATCCTCAACATAATCGTTTGGATTTATGCTTCCGGACCATGTGTATGTTTTTTTGTTGTAAGTTGCATGAAAGACAGTGAACTTATCTCCTGCGTTTAATCCTTCAACGCTAAAAGATATGCGTACATCATAACCATGTTCGTCAATCTCAACATATCCGTCAGGATTAAGTGTATAGCTATGGCTATGCAGGAACACAGATTCATAGCTTGACCCGCCAGACAGATAATTTCTCGAATAACATGAACTATTTACTTTCAATACAGCATTCGGATTTGTGCATTTGAAAATGATATAATGTTCTATGTTTACACTCGATTCAAATGACAGATATTCACCACCGCCATCTTTTCCGGTATACGGGCTTGTTCCATCGCCTGTTCCCCATTTAAATTTGTACGATTCTGGCTTCGGAAGATAATAAAACCTTGATGCTGTAGGATCATATCCAGGGTTAGGAATATAAGGAGGTATATACTCAGGGTTTTTTCTTCTTGGCAACTTACAGTATGTATAATCTTCAGTTTTCTTGTTGTCAGGCAATGCAACTGGAGCAAACCTGTTTTCATTGTTAACTCCAAGATAGTACAGTTTGTCATATGTCTGCATGCTGCCTGAAGGCATACCTGTACCGTCACCAACTCTATACCTTACATTCTGGTAAAAGTTAGTGTTAGCATCAATGTAAGATACATCGGTATATGTTACAGGAACATCATCGGTCTCTCCGAAGATAATATGAGGATTACCGTCAGTATCGACAGTTAACGCCTGGAATGTGATTGGCAATGAGTGTGTCGATATGTCACAAATTCTGTATCCTTCTTCTTCAAGTTCCAGTATACCATTACTGCATCCTGTTATTTTGCCAAATACGATATATCTTTTACTTGCCCATTTAATTTCAAATACACCACAACCGTTCTTGGTGTATGCAGTTTTAACAGGCAGATATGCGTTGGCAATCTTTATACAATAGTAGCTGTTTGCAGGATGTCCAGACCAGTCCAGCAGTTGTGATTCATTGATGCAGTTTACGTGCTGTGTTACTGTACATGGTACTGTTACGTCTTCAGCAAGCATTCCGCCTTTTACACTAAAACGGTATGATACTTTTGCAGCATTCTGAGAAAGCTCAAACTCATTAATTAAGCAGAGCCTGTAGTCTGTACTCTTTACAACGTCAACCTTTGTGGATGCGTCAAATTGCAGTTCAACTTTCTTAAACAGTTCATTGTCTATAAGACAAGTAGGAACCCCTTTAAAGTAGAACCCGGCATTCTCGTATAAATTAAAAGTACCATTCTGTAATGCTGTAAAATTTACTTGCAGTTTGTCATATAAGATATTATGGACAGACACGCCTGATGTAAATATCCTGTTACCACAAATAATTAGATCGTTATTGGCCACATAAGGCTCTGAAGCAATAGCTAATGCGTCATTTCCTGTCCTCCAAGAGTAGTTGGTATACATCAATGATTTATTCCATATAGGTGATATTTTCTGCCTATATGCGATATGAGGAATTAAAAGGCTCGTATCTTCGTGTCCAGAAGCATCAAATGCCTTAATGTCTTTTATGTAATGGATCATTGTTGTAGTCTTGTAATATGTAGCATAATGATCTTTCTTAATATATTCTTTGATAACACCTTCCTCAACAAGTGTAGGTGTAATGCTATATATATCAGTTTTAATGGCATCACTGTATACTGAAAACACGATATCAATGGCATCGTCTTTTGCAGAAGGTAACGTAACTACAGTATAACCTATATATTGCTCGTCATCGCTATAGATTACATCAACAATACCGGTATTATGGAGAACCAACCTAAAATCTCCGCCATGAGGGAGAGTAATAGTTGAAACATTCTCGCCGCAATATATATCGATATAGTAGTTTCCTGACATCTCATAGCAACACTGAGTTCCGGCAGTCATTCCAATATATTCAAGTCCTGGGTCTAAAGTCTTGACAACGGAATTACCTCTGTCAAAGTATATACAGTCAGGTATTTTATAATATGTGGAGTGCATGTTCATGTCAATAACGACACTTTCAGCATCATTCCTTAAACCGAGCTTATAAATGATCTTGTTTGTCTTTAGGATATCAGGATTGACAACTGTATGTCCGGTTGCCCGGTTATAGGTAATATATCCGTCCCAGGCAATATATATGCCATTTGGTCCGTTATCTACATGCACTTTTAACGATGGATTATCGGATTTGTGCCGGTTTATGAATGCCTGTATGTCTGCCCATGAAGTGCTATTGTAAATGTCGTTGTCATACCATAGCCATACACAGTCCAAAACACAAGACACAATGCCACTATCTTCTCCACGGTCTTTGTCTGACAGGTAAGGTATTGTTGCATACTTCTTGCCGAGAATATAAGTCTTATATAAGTCTTTGTGTATAAATGTATCTGGGTCTGCTTTCCAACCTGCGTAAAATTCAGATTCATATAATCTATGAATCTGACTGGAAACAGTGCTTATCTTTTCAGGATAGAATTGTGTTGTTCCTTCAACAGCTTCGACGGTTATGTATTTTGCCTTTGATCTGTCAATAAGATTGTTATGAAGCTGCTGGATGATTTCTAATTTCCTTTCCGGAACAATTCTTGAGTTCTCGCCAAAATACATCTATCTATACCTCCATTAGCTTATTTCGTAGTATTCGTCGACTTGTGACTGTAATGCCTGGAGTTTGGCAGGATCTACATATTCGTATGATATATCTACTCCAGCTCTCCATTTGACATCTATCGGTTCATAGATCTTTCCAACGGAGGAGATGTCAATATCACAGAATTTATATGCAGATAACACAAATCTTACGCTACCTTCTTTGTGAAGTTCAGGTTTTTCTCCTTTTGCCGTTATGGAATAATTAAAGGGGATCGGACCGTATACTGGTTCTTGATAAGTTCTTGTTCCGTACAAATACGAACTCAATGTGAAGACAGTGTGAAAGGTATCATCTTTTGTCTTGTCAACCATTAAATCAAGTCCATGACCAATTCCGGACTGAAATGCTTCAATGTTTTCCGTTACCTTTTCCAATATCTCCTCGCTATATTCGTCCCTTGGTTTTATTATATACCTTTTCAGGTTGCTTGGTACAGTCTTTTTTTCGTTTGTTTTTACGGTTATGGGGCCGGCTGGCTCGGACGTTCCTTCGTCGTTGTACTTAACAAGCATCCTTGTATAATTTGTGTCGTATTCCAAAAGACTTTCGATATACGAATGGATACTTACCGGTATCTGAGCTATGATTTCTCCTTTGTCGTTAAGCAAGAAATGTCCGTATTTAGCTTCGCTATCTGCATCCCATGTCCATTGTATAGTTGTGTCGTCAATAAGCGTACCTTTGAAGTTTGTTGGTACAGGAATTACGACAGGGGGTTTTACTACGAATCCTATAAGGTTAGGGGACAAAGTAAATAGGTTGTCGCCTTCTGGATTTTTAAAGTAAACTTCGACACCAGGAGTGTTTGATATTACTTCATAAGTTTCAACTTCAATTTGCTCTATTGTAAGCCAGTTTTCTTCCAGGTATTGTTTTATCTCGTTTTCGAAGTAATTAAGAATGTTTCCGGCTTTTAAGAGGATTTCGTTATTGTATGCTTCCTCGATATTTTTATTAACCTCGAATTGCTCAGTCCTTGTGAAGTAATGCATTTCAAGGGTTGCCTTCACAAAGGTGGTTAGTTTAAGAGTGTATTCTATAACAAACATACCTTTTTAACCCCCTAATAAAATTTAAGACTGTCATGTGGTAACGACAGTCTTGTGCGATGTCGTTTAGACATCATTTGCTGTATGCTTTAAACCCTGTTATTTTTGAGTCTATAATGTTCGGTATATATCCATAGCCGCTCATATCCTCGTCGGCTATATCCCAATATCCTTCGTTCCATCTCCATTGCCCCCACATGATAGGAACTTCAGATCTGATTCTTCCTGCATAATATTTTAACAAATTTGTACCTGTATTGTCAACGTTGAACAGCCTTTGTCGGAGCTTGTGGTCGTCATGATTATGAAGCGTATGCATTTCTATGCCGCTTACATAGGATATCGTTGCCGGGGTTCCAATCCACAACGGATTGCCTTCTATATAGACAAAGTTGTCTTCTGTGATGTACACGCTATCAAGGTCAATGAACTGGCCATTTAACTTGATTTCATTCAGGACAATCATTGGATCTGTAATCAATGTAGGCTGCGACGCATCTTCTATCATAATCTCACGTCTTAAACCAAGCTCTCTTGCGATACCGTTTAGCAGTCCGTCCTTTGAGGCATTGGCTTTATTCTTGAATACATCGAGAAGCCTTTGTTTATATTCGGAGTTGTTCTCACCATACAGCCTTGGCGTACATAACAGCATGCCAAACTCATCAAAGAAATTCCATACATTATGAAGTTGTAGCTGTATTTCGTACTCCTCACCGCCGTCAATTTTCATCAGCAACGTGCCGTTATACTGTTTCTTGCTATAGATAAACTGATGTTCATAATCTATGTAGTATAGGTCGTCCCAGTACAGTTCTGGATTGATCATTGTGCTTGAATTGGCTGATAAATAAAAATCGGTAACAGTCGGTGCGTATTTTAATACGACGCTGGATTCTGTATAAACTTCAAGCTCATTATCAGCAGTTATGTATTTAGGTAGAACTCCTTTATAAATAATATCAAGAAATTTCTCATCAATAGTGCGTAGGTTTGTCTGCTGATATGCATAGTTTAATATGTATTCCATTTCATCCATTTCAAGACCTGTAACTTCAAGAAAGTAAGATCCTATAGCCTCTTGTGGTTTCTTCTTTATTGAAAACCAGAAAGGCAAAGCATTGATGATCTTCTTTGTGTACTTTGCAAATTTAGTATCCATCTTGCATCCCTCCTACGACACTACTATGGCGTTAGGTTTAGGACTTTCGCAGAATCTCTCATTCCATTTGCAGTTCTGGTCTTTGTTCAATACTCTCTTGCCGTTTACGTACAGCTCGTATAATTGGTAATTGATAATGTCCTCAGAAACATCCATAATTCTCTGGGTGATCTCGTTGATTATGAGAGGTTCACCTATACTTCTGGAGTTTAAATAGTCCCTTAATGCTGTAGTTACCTGGGTTTTTGCTGCTTGCTGGGTAGCAAGGTCTGTTGAACTTGAAAACATCAATTTAACCTTTATTTCTACAGGCACATAGCCGGCAGCAGATACGTTGAATTTAATTCCATATCCTACTGCTTTATCTACAGCAGCTTCAATTGCCTTAATGGTTTCAGGCGGAGTAATTGCGGTCGCTGTAACTACAAAGATGCTAAATGAGCCAGTCCCCATCGTGTACCGTTTCATTACAACATCTTGTACATCAGGAACGGAGAGGACAGCAAGACGAACAGCAGTTTCATTTGAGGAAGCAAGCGATAAGCATTGCTGGCTTATTCTAAATCTGTACGCTTCTGTATCTTCGCCGCTGTTTCTTGGGCATGAAAGCGTGTAACCAATAGCGTCAAGTCCTTCATCATCTGCTGTAGACAGAAATGCCCTAAGATGATTTACTTCAAGGGCTTCGTAAAATCCTGCCGTATTTTCATTGATAACGGCAAGAAACAGTCTTGCTACTCCACCCTTGCTGACTTCGTTAATTGGAGTTTTGGCCAATCGTTCCATCGATATAGCCATTAAGTCCTCCATTGACTTTTTCATTAACAGTTGCATATTTTAACCCCCTATAATAAGGTTACACCTTTTGCAAGGTCAAGAGTTACGTTTAACACTATTGGCGAACCTGATTTTGTCTTTAGGACTACAATGTATAAAATTGCATTCCTGCTTGTCGGTGCAGCTTTAATGTATATCTCATCCGAACTGAACAATCCGTCGCATGTAAGGGCTTCTATAATCTTACCTTTTCCGACTTCTGAAACTTCTCTTGTATTCGGTTCGCCGAGGATTTCCTCCATATCGGCACCAATATTGTCATAGAACCAATCTTTCTTAATCGATTTTATTCTATTCCGTGCAGACTGTAAAAGGAACTCGTCGCCTTCAGCCAGTTTGAAATCAGATCCTGATATTACAAGGTCACCGTCTGGAGAAAGGAATAAGTCTACAGCATCTCTTGACATAATATCACCTCAATACAATGAATTTACTTTGATTTGCGGACACCATCTTGCCTGTGCCAGGGTATAGGTCTACCTTATTCCCGGTAAGCACAAGAGGTTTGCCTTGAATAAACATGAACGGGCACCCTTCGGTATTACTGAATCGACTTCCGTCACACTGATCTGTTGACGGGCCAGATCCTCCAACGACAATTGCAAGTTTACCTTCAATAGTCATTTTGTTTTGTCCTGCTGTGTCGTTGTTTCCTGTAACACTATGTCCGTTGCAATATATGGGACTTGGATATTTTCCTCCGGTCCATCCTATAATGTGCTCGGCATGATGAGGAACAGAACCACTCATGCCGGCACCAATTACACACGCATAACTCATGGTTACCTCCAGATATACCTTGATCCGCTAAAGTCTATATCCCCTCCGGCCTTGAATGTCATCTTTCCGTTAGCACTTACATTCAAGTTGCTGTCTGTATGGATATTGACATCACCAACAATGTTTACATTCCATTTACCATTGGCCTTCATGTTAATATCCTTCTTTGCATTAAGGTTAATATTAACATCAGCATTGGCTTCAAAGTTCTTTCTTACGTTTGTGATGCTGTGATTCTCAACCCACGCTCTGTAATCATGTGTTCTAATCTTTGTGTTGTCAACCATAATTGTAATAGAACGTGTGTTTGGATCTACCCTGATTCCTTGGTTTGTTGATACAAATATATCAATCATTCCATTATCCCTCATTTTTACAACAGATGTTGTAAAAGGATGGACAAGACCGGGTTCTGATTGTGAATGGTGGCCAATCCAGGAAGTCTTTGCGTCAAGATCGGCTAAAGGATTATCGTCCTTTCCACGAATTAAGTTGCTGGATGGTTGCAACCAGTCACTTGTTCCTGGAATTGTATTACTTGACTTGTACACACCCATATCACCAATCCTCCCTGCCACATATGGAATCTGCAATATAAGATCCCTTTCGTGAATGTTTATATCTTTGAGCTCTTGTTCTTTGTGCATAACCTTCATCAACAAGAGCAACAATTGTTGGTCGCTTAACATCTCCTCCAAGGAAAGTTACCCATACCTCGTCCCCGTAGAATGGTCCGGCGGAATGAACCCCGCCGGAACCTAACTGGACTGGCACATCACTTAATACTGTATAACCGTTCGGCTGAAATGAATCCTTGTACTGGATCGTCGCACGGTTCATGACTTCATTGTAGCCTAATACTTTAGCTTTGACAGGTTGATGGTAATTATCGAGTTGTGGTTGAACAATCTCTTTTTGAATGAATTCTTTTAAACTCACAATTACACCCCCGTAATCATCATACCATAAATTTTATAGTTATGCTATGCGTATAATCCTGCACCAGGCATATAGCCATCTTCTCCAGGCTTTGCACCATCAATTGGGCCGCCGCTCATCTTAGGACCTTCAGTATAACCAAGTCCATCGTCATAACCACCAGATGCTGTGCCGGCAGAGCTGTTTGCATATTCGCCTTCAATCTCAATACCTTCTTCTATTGGCTTGCTTGTGTCGTCAGCCAGCATACCCATGTCGTTGTATCCAGGTATGAGTTGTGTGTGTCCTTTAACTCCTGCTATAAATGGTTTGCCATTATATAAGAGCGGGAAACACTTAATGCAGTTCTGATAGCTAAAGAAGTCAACTACTGCCTTTAATAGACATTCGGTTGCGATCGTAGCTGCAAGCCACAGGACGATAGTACCTATACCTGGGAGTATCTCAGTGCCGAGCAATGCAGCTTCAGCCTGTATTGACTTTGCTGCCATGCCAGCCTGTTTTGCAACATTGACGGCTGTTTTTATGTTCTTGACTTCTTTAATCGTTTTCGTAAGGTTCTTTATCTCTTTGGCTGTCTTTAATGTGTCTGCAAAATCCTTGACATTAAGGAGTATTCGCCCAGTCCTGAACCCATCGATTATCAGTCCACCAACCCGTATTGCAACAAGCCCTATAGCAACTCCAGTACCGGCAGCCGCATATCTTACGGCTGTATTTGCAGCAAATATACCTGCTGAACGTTGTGCTACAATACCACCAAATCCCATCGCAAGAGATAAGAATACGCTCTGAGCATCCTGCTTCATCATAAACCCAGCACCGGTTGTATATAGGTCTGGAGTTATGGATGTTACAAATCCTGTATCCACACTAAACGAGTGTGATACCTCCCTTACCTCTGCTAATCCGTACATACCAGTGTAGCTATCGGTTATTCCTATGATATCGCACGGTTTTACACTGGAATCACCTATTACTATCAGTGGGCCTTTGTAAATACACTGGAAGCCGTCTATCAGGTTTGATGTGCATATCCTGATTGCTGTACGCTCTGCCTTATAGTCGTCAAAAAACTCGTACAACATATCCGGCCCAAACCAGTTCTGAACAAACGATGTATCAATAACCCTTGTTTTCTGATAGTCCCACGCAATCGTCTTGTCTGCGAATATAGTGGGTGTTGTCTTTAAGCTATGGCCAAGTGTATACATACCAATAATGTTAGTAGCAAGCCCCCTGCCATCAGCCTTGATTTGGTTATCTATAATGTCACTCAACGAATCATACAGATGAAACTGAGTAAAAGGTTTCTCATGTTCGTATATCTTCCTATCTTTGGCATCGTAATAGTATTTGTATTTTGCGAGCCAAAAAGGATGACCAAAGAATACTCTTGTTTCAAACTGATGATACATTGGTTGGCATACAAATTCAGGAATTGACTGTGTTACAACCTGCATGATATCCCATACACATTTGTTATAAATAAACACACGTAAATTTTCCTCGCCGTCAAACGGATCAATCGCCAATTTACCATTAAGGTTCATATGGATAGCGGCATAGTCCTCCATCCTTTCTTCATCACCCTTGATGCCTCCAAGATAAATGTTCTTGATGATGTCATAATACTCAGGCCACGACATGTTTTTGTAGTTACCGGCAACAAAATCAACTATCGCCTGTCCGACACTGAGCTCCAACTTCATACCGGCTTCAAGAGTGAGTGCGGCTAAAACTTTGAACATGTTCTTGAACGATTCCCACCATGTAGAAGGATCTGTCCATTTCCAGTCTTTAAATGTCTGTTCAAAGTATTCTCCTATAGCCGCCATAGGATTTTTCTCGGCCTTAATTGCCTGAACCATTTTCATTGTTTCAGTATCAAAAGCCATGTTCATACTAACATCAACAAACCTGTCAATGTTAAACTTGACAAAACCGGTGTCATCAACCAATGTAGGAGTTCCAAAATGCTGAATACCATACTTGCTGTTCTCGTACCATTTGTGGTTACACCATGATATGAAATCGCTCTCACGGTCACACAGCAAGGACTTAATGATATTTGAAGGCTCTGTGCCTATGTTAAACAGCGTGTTGGTTTGACTCTTGTTGTTTGTCCCTACAGCTCTATTAATAAGTTCGACACCGTCACTCTGGGCTACAAATGTAATGATTTCAGCAGTATCCATTTCGGTTATTTGGCCGGTAAATGTTATTGGCAGCATCTCGGCATCATTTCCGTATCCAATTCTCAAATGAATTCTACATCCTGCATCAAGGTAAACATGTTTTAAAACCTTGTTCTTGTTCTCAACCATTGATTGTGTTGCCTTTGGTGTTCCAACCTGAATACCAAAGGTTTCATACAACCATCCCTGTATACCTCCACCCATCTGTTCTTTTACCCAGTCGTACTCCCTTGGTGGTGATTTTCCCAGGTTGTTGTACACATTGCTGATCTTAATTATAGCAGTATGTACGGGCTGTTTCCTGTCCTGATGAATCTGGATATCCATAATGGATCTATAGAAATAATAGTTAGTCCACAATTTCTTTCCATCAAGCCAATCCCCGTTTTCATCAAGCATCATAAATATAAATGTCGGGAATGCTCTAAGGAGTCTTCCACGTTTATTGTACTGGGTCATATCATGACACATATGCTCAATAGGATATTTGTCTTGTTTATGGCCGTTAAAGTTCTTGGTTTCTTTTACACCGCCGTGGATGTCGGACAGTCTGCGTATATCTTTGCCGAATTCCTCCCTGTTGAAGTTAAGACTTGCAAAGTTGTTTGTAACACTAAGGTCGGTTTCTGGAACTTCTACGCTTCCAGTGTAATCTGTCCCATTGGAAGTCGGAATCTTTGCGGTGTCAATTCTCGATAACCAGGGTTGCTTCTCATAATATTCCTTAAACTTTATATCATCCCTGTTAGGGTTATCTCTCCATCTTGTATAGCTCTGACTTGCATAACGCCCCATGTTATATGCACACCATGCAGCTCTTGCTCGGTCTTCTTCATTTGTAAATCTTTGTGATGCCCCCTTATAGCATTCATAAAGTTCTTTGGCCCCGCACTCTATATTATATCTCCAGTCATTTTGCAGTTTGTCATAATCGTATTGATTATTGACAGGAGTACCGTTAGGACTATGGTGCACAATTTGGCAGATACCAACAGCATTTGCGTAAGACCTTACAACATCTCCTGCGTTATGGTACTTGCCATCCGCTTTCTTCCCTGCTGTCGTCCACCATTGTGTCCAATTACTTTCTATCTCCATCATTGCACACATTAGACGAATTGGAACGCCGAGCTTTGTGCACTGTATGTTTGCATAATCGTAAATTGCCTGGTATGTCGGGTTATAAGCATCACGCTTTGCATTGTAATCTGTAGTCTGTGCCTTGCTAACCTGTTGAGTTGCGGCATTCGGTGTTGGAGTTGTTGAGCTCTTTGTCTTTCCGCCTTTTAGTCTTCCAAACTTTGTGAATCTATTCCCTATCTTTCCGTGAACAACACCGTACCGTGTACCCATAGCCTCGATTGTTTGATCTTTGTCAGGATCAGATATCATTGCGATATGGGTTGAATTCATGGCTATATCGCCAGGGAGTATTTCGCTCTTTTTGATTTCGATACACCAGTCATTAAAAGTAGTTGAATGTGTGGTTCTGTATCCTTTTGGAGCAATTCCAACCTGGATAAGCCCCCAGTTAATAAATCCAGAGCAGTCGAACACCTGTTTACCTATCCATTTACTTGCAAGAACACGAGTGCCATCATCATCAACAAAATCATAATGACTTGCTCCAAATTGCTTCTTTAAGGCAGCAAGACCTTCCTGAGTAAGAATCTCTCCTTCAGCACCCCATACATATCCGCATCCTATTTTGCTCTCAAGAAGTTTAAGCAATTCTTGTGTCTTTGGGTGCTGTCCGGGCGTAGTTTCTGTTGCACCATACAATCCAGACTTGAATATACCGGCAACTGAAATTGCACCGTCATCAGGATCGTAAGTTTCTCCTCCTACATTTCCTCCGGTTCCTGTTATAATATTCTGTGCGTCTCCGTATTTAATAGGGTAGAAAACGTAGAAATCAGGATCTGAGAATTTAATTCTACCGTCGTCTTTCGGGTACGGTCCAGACAAAGGATATGCCTGAAGCCCCTTACTCCTTCTCCATTCTCTTATGGTTGTGATAAAATCATCCAATTCTTCAAACGTAGGTAGCTGAAGGTCCGGATAAAGGTCCATGAGCTTCATCTTGTGTTCTATGTAATTGTCCTGCCGGATCTTTGTGATAAGACCCATATAAGTGTTAGTGATGGTTGTGTTTGGTTCTGCGACTTCAGTCCAATCATAGGTTGTACCTACTTTTCTGGCAAGCAATGTGCCATCGCCATCGAAAGGCTTCATGCCAGTCAATGTTTCTTTCTTACTCTGGTCAATATCGTAACTTACAGCCTCTATCTGTATTCTAAACAAATCTGGGAAGTCGGGCACAGTAGTGATGTCCATTGTATTGAACATGACATACTGTGCACCGAGCATTTGCACTAATTCGTTCTCTATTTTGATGAAGCCGAGGCCGTGAAGTTTGCGGTACTCCCTTACCATCCTCTGGCATCGTTCATTTAAGTCAACCAGAGCCGTAACGACATCTCTGTCCTGAGTTTCAAATATAAAGGTAAACGTCGCATCTGTACCTCCAAGATACTGATACGTAGGCGTCCCTTCTTTGCTTAACTGTATTGCAGGAAGCACGTTTGAGTAACCGCAGAATATATCTGTCAGGCGTATACCGGTTTCGTCGTCAACACACAGTATATAGTTACTGCTGTCGCTTAGGTCTGGCTTGTACTTTCCGTCGTTCATTGCAGCAAGAGCTTCTTCGCTTAATATATACAATCCGAACTTACCTGTAAGGTTTGTATTCTGTATCGGCTGAAGTCTTGTTGTAGCATGTTCGTTCCTGTCGTATACCCTGTCATCAGGGCGAAGTAATTGCTGATAGTACCATCTGAACATATCCCAGTCTATCATGTTATGATACATAAAAGGAGGAGCTTCAATCAACGGTACGACGTTAAAGTCAAGCAACGTGAGTTCCGCCTGGAGACATTCAGGAAACCCCTGTACGGTGTTGATTGTAATGTTTGATAATGCTACATTGTATATTCCATGTACTCCATTAATAAGTTCATTTACAACAGGAAGGAACGGGGTCCTCTTGAATTGAGCAAGAAGACTCCGGAGACCGTCCATGTAGTAAGGATATGAAAAAGGCGATTCACATTTATATCCGTTGATCTGGTTAAGTCCGTTGAAAAACAGAGTAATAACGATCTGTTTACGGCTATACCCGGATTTGGTTTTTAGCGAAGTAGACTGTCTAATTCCTACAACGGAATTTGTTTCGGTAATTGTCTTTACCTGTATGAATTCCGGAGGGATCTTGAACTGACAATCGCCAAGTCTGAAGTTATAATGGAAATCGAATATCCTATGCGGAAAATCGACATTATCAAGGTAAGACAGGGGAGCTGTAGTCCTGCCTTCGGGAATGTTGTAATATCTGTCTAATAGCTCGCCTGTGCTAATACCTCCCGGATCTCTGTATTTAGAGAACAGGGAAGTGCTTTTTCTATAGTCTGCCACTATGACCTCACCCTCCTATAAGCCTCTTAAACTGTTCTTCCAACCAACTGTCATTGACTGCACTGGTGTCGTCTCTTGAAACCACGTTGACATTCATTCTATTTGGCAAGGAATCAGCGATGGCTTTGTTTACTGCTCCAGCAACATCACTGTTTGACATGCTGGTTCCATTCTTTGCACTTATCTTTATCCGCATTCCAGAATTGTTTTCCTGCATTACTGCTTTCTTTGGCATCTGCGGTTGTGGTGTTTTATAGTTGACTTTCGGTTCGTAAGTTCCATCTGGTGCGGGAGCTCCTTCGCCTGAAGGTCTATGCTCCGGTTGTAGCGGTCCTGGTTTTGCACTCATCTGTCCAACAATATATCCTGCAAGACCAAGAGCCAAACCGGCAAGAGCTATCTTTCCGAACTTACTGCTTCCAAACAAATCTTCGGAACGCTTGACAGCATTTTCTACCCCTTCTTTTATTGTACCACGAGCCATATCAAATTTTAAGTCCCTTTTGGTTGTATCCAATAAATCGTCCAAGTTCTTTAACTTTATACCATTGGACTTTAAAAGTTCGTTTATATCTACATCAACATACCTCGATTTGCGTACAGCTTCAGGAATATTTATACTAATTCCTTCAGCTCTTACTGCTGATGTATTCTGGTCAAGCAATGAGAAATATTGATTTACTCTTTGTTTGAGAGCTACAATATTGTCCGCTTCAATTCTGGTCTTTGCAGTTTCAGGACGGAGATTCATAATTTCCTTGAGCTCCCCGATTGATAATGACGAGAACTCCATGCCGGCATATCTTCCATAAGTAACTTTGGATTGGCCAATTTCACGTATGGCCGCAATTGGGTCGTAAGTTTCACCTACAGCTCTTGCTGCCGCACTTGGGTTGTATGCGTTGACAACTTCATTTATAGGTTTCCAGCCAAGGAAATCCATTGCTTCTTGGTTCTTTGACGCAAGAAGCTCTGAATACATTTGGTTAAGCGAAGCTATCTTAACGCTTTCAGCCTGAGTGATTGCCTTGAATGGAAGTTGGATATTCTCGTTCTTTACAGTATGCCTAAGTTTTGCGATAGCATCTTCGGGACTAAGCCGTGTTGCTTCAGCAAAACTTTCCAGTTGAGTTTTTGTTATATTGCCTAACATATCGTTTGCCATGTTCTCAAGTTGAGAGAAGGCACTTTTCATGTCATACAATGGAGTATCCTGTATTCTTGCAATAGTCTCGGCAACATTCTGTACTTTAGCAGGTCTTAACCGTATTTCTCCTTTACGGGCTATCATATCGTCCGCTACGGTGTTAACCTGGTTTAGGATTCCTTCTATCTGTGCTGATGGAAGACCTGGAACCTGATACAATGCCTTTCGGATTAATTCATCATGGACATCTGAAATCATTGCAGGATTCCATTTGTCTGAAGGGCCTTCAGCACCACGTTGCCGTATATAGTTATTAAATGCCTGTATAAGACTTGCCTGGTTTCCAATGTAATTTCTTTCAGCCAGTTCTGATACTGCGGCAGAGAATCTACGCATTGGCCGGCCAGTCATTTCGTTGTCAAAGAACTCTGAAGCCAATTGCCTGTATGCTTCGCTTTGATATTGAGTAGGGTTAAGATTGGTAAGATGATCGATGATATCCTGACGGTTCTCTACCCCTATGGTTGATTTGGCCAAAATATCATCAATACTTCCACCGTTTAAGAATTCAGCCGTAATACGCTCTTTCTCGAACTCAAAACCGCTTGACATCGCCGAGTCAAGGATTCTACCCTTCTCAACATCAATCAAATTCTGGACATCATTGATGTCAGTTGCTACTCTGAACTCATCTCTCATCTGACGCTGGATATCAGCCATTGTATTGCCGTATATCCTGTAACGTTTGCTTCTTGCTTTGTTTACAGAAGGATCTGTGATGAATTCTTCAAGCTCAACATACTTCATATTGGTATTGGCACCAACACCTGAACCACTATATACATATGCACCTATTGGTGGAGATGTTTTGCCAGCACTGTCCTTTAGCAAGACGGGATATTCTGTTCCTTTTGATGGAGGAACAAGAGCTGTATCGTCAATGCTTATAGTGTCTATATCATTTGCATGAATCACTTCATTGACAGAAAGATTTGTTAACTCAGTCCCGCCGTATGCTGTGGGATTCTTCAGGAAGTTATTGACGTCCTTAATCTGTTCGGCATAATTTTTTCCTGACATCTTGCTTCTGATTGGGTTTGTCCATTGTTTTGCATACTTGCTGTCAAACAATTGACGGAGCGAACTGAGAACTTCATCAACCCTTACGGACTGCTCTCTCTTGTAAACATCACTATTGAACAAAATTTCACGAAGTTTGTTGATTGCTTCATCTTTTTGCCTTGCATCACCTGTTGCGAGGGTGTTTATTGCAGTTCTGTATCGTCCGGCTTTGATAATGATATCATCAATATTACCGCTTCCCTCGCCCATTGTTTTCATATGCTTAACGTCAATCAGTTTCTGCTCTGTCTTGTCTGTAAACTCAAGGATGTTTGAAAGTGTATATATATCACCAGAATCTCTGAATTGTTCAAAAGCTATATCCCTTACAATCACATTAGTGTTTGATATATAACCGATACCGGCCTTGTCAAAGTTGGCCTTTACGGCTGTCATTCTTCTTTCAGGGTCCATCAGTTTGTTGGATCTTGCATCAAACTGGTCGAAGATTTCCTGATCTGTTCCGGTGTACCCTAACTTCTTTGAAATCTTCTTGACAAGAAATTCATCGAAGCCTTTTGCACTATAAGCCTTGAGTCCGTCAGGCTCTACGTCGGCATAATCTTCAAGAGCCTTCTTAAATAGCTTGGCATTGTTTCTTGCTTGAGCGTTAAATACATCTATCAGTGCTTTCTGTTTAACTTCAGTATCAGCTTGAAGTCCTCCGGTTTTTGTAAGATTGAGCCATACAGAAAGTCTATCAGCGTCAATGTCGGCGTTTAATCCTGCTGCCGTCCAACTCATGATGTTGAATTTACGACCATGCATGTAAGGAGACAATCTGATATTTGTTACTCCAAGAGATGTTTGCAAGAATGACGGATAACGAAGCATTATACTCATGATACCCTTTTCTCTTGCATAATATTTACCAAGCTGAGTGAGGTTCTCAAGGGCTTCCCTTGCATCATCTATTGTATAAGGATTGTTGTCTTTCAGTATCTTCTGCTTGATGATCTCATGGAGCATGTCAATGTCTATAGGTGCCTTTGTAAGATCATAGCGGTTAAATCCGGATCTTGCAATAAATGCGTCCACGTCACCAATCTGAGAACGTATTTTCTTGTCTTCAAGAACCTGCCGCCCTATCTCTGCAAAGTTAACACCCATGTCTTCGAGCATCTCAGCAGATGTATAAGCAACATCCTTATAGAGTATTTTATCTCCGACCTTCTCTACAACATCGCTATGCACAATTCCGGCAAGCCGTGAATCTACTTCGCCGTTTTTGAATAATTCAGGTGAAACAACAGCACCAGCAAGTCCCTGTCCCGAATGTGATAATCTTCCGGACACCAGATGTCTCTTTAATATACTGTTCTTGTCATCAGACAGTTCACGCCCGTATGCGGCCATAGCTTCAGCATAAGCGTCATTTAATGCACTCTGTAATTGACTCATGCTTCTTACGCCGTTAGGAAGTTTGCCTTCGGCAATACTGTCAAGCATCCTTAGAAGGTCTGCTGATTTTCTGTGGGCGTTATGTGTAATAACCTTGCCGTCAATATCGTATGAGTGCAGATACGGTATATAAATATGGTCATCCATTTCGCCTGTAACCATGTTTAAGACCTTCATATTATTTGGAAGGGTAATCTTAAACACATCGGCAACATCTTCAAACACAGTCCCTTTTAAAGCATCTTCGAGTGTTGCAGCATCAACACCTTTTAATATCGGTTTTACATCATCAAAATGAAGTTCTTTAATAGCTGCTGTCGGTGTTTCGCCACGCAATGCACTGTATGTGTTGGTTATATTTCTAAGGTCTTTCTTTGCTTTGCTGTAATTGGTTTCAAGTAATTTACCGTTCTCAAGCTCGATATTTTCTCGTGTGATTTCCTCACGCCATGCGTCAATAACAGGTTGTAATTTCTTTTGCCATTTACCGTTGGCATCCTGGAAAAAGAAATCCGTCGGTTGTTCTCCAGATCTAATACCTGCAATCTGTAACTCACGGTCTGTAATTTTGAGACCTTTTCCGTAAATATCCGCTTCGTCTTCCATGACAGAAAACATTTCGGACATCTGACCTTTAGATATCAAAGTACGCAGCGTATTTGTGTTCGGATTGTCAAAGTCGGCTATGATATCATCATAAATACCCTTATCTCTCATTGCATCAACAAGGTTTCGTATGCCGCTGAAATGTCCTCCGGCAGCATTCGGATTCCCTGAAATGACAAACTTGTTTCCTTCCCATCGGCCATTCCATTCGGGAAGGTTCTGGTTTAAAAGATTGGCGAATTCATTCTGTACAGCTTCTCCATGCTCAAGAGCTCTTTCAGCCATTCTGGTAATAGTGCTACCGTATGCGATGCTTGCAGCTTCGTGCTTTCCTATTTCAAATCGCCCTACGACCGCTGTACTCTTACCAAATAGTTTATCCCAGATTTCCTGAGCTATAGGAAGCATTTCGGCATCTCGGTTTACAACAGATGCAACAGATTTTTCAACACCTCCCATGATGAGCTTTATTTCATCTATCTGTGCATTAAATGGTTTTATGACAACTTTTTGTGCGTTCTTTCTGTTGATAAATCCAGAGATTATTCCATCCTGACCATTGTATACAACAGCCCTTCTTGTTTCTCCGTCTATTTCGTATCCGAGTAAAGAACCGGATTTGATTTTTTTACCAACACCAAGCCCTTCGGCAAACTCAAAACTATTGCCTGTCACATCAAATTTTATAAGCTCAGGTTTGTTGTATATGTCAGCAGTCAGCATCGGATTAATCAATGAGTGCTGCTGGAATGTACTACCGATTGTCTTATATTCATTTATAACCTTATCAACTCTTGACCTACCATACTTCTTGTATAATTCTTCTTTGTCAAGAGATTCTATTGCATCAAGTATCTCGGTGTCATTCAAATTCTTTATGTCACCGGTAATTCCTGTTTCAAACCTATACTTTTTCAGATACTTGTTATACATTTTGTCTGTAACTACAGTCTGTCCAAGTTTCATACCGGCCGCTTCGAGCTTAACTGAAGCACCTGTAAGTTCTCTTGGGTCAAGGGCGTGAAATGCAAGTGATTGCCTTGCGACAGGACGGGAAAGCTCATTCATGAATCCATATGTTACATACTCAAATGGATTTTCCAATACAGCAATACCCTCAGATACTTTTTCAGCCTTGTTAAAGAACGAAGCTCCATTTGCAATCAAGCTGTCAAGTAATGAGACTTCCTTCTGGAATAAACGTCCTCCTTCAGCTTTAAGGTCGCGGATTTTATGCAGTATCTTATGACCTTCAAACATATTCATCGTGTACCATTCACGTAACTCGATGTCCATGTCACTGAATTGTTTGAGGTTTCCTGCCTGGATATCCCTTATCCAGTTATCAATAAATCTGTCGTCGATCGCTTTGTTGTTTACAAGTATGCGGTTAAGGTCATTTCTTATTTCTTCGTCTCTTTTATAGAGCTCAGGGATGAAGTTTACAAGTCCGGTCATATCTACGGTCGATGCCGTGATAATATCGGATACGTTCGGACGCAGAGCTTTTTCAGCAAGAATATCGTCAATTGCTACTGTTGTATTTCCTGAGAAACCAGAACCTCCAAATATAGGAGCAGCCATTGTATTTGTAAGCTGCCTTGAAGCTCTGTCGTACTCTCCTGCTTCTATCAGGTCAGGAAGAACCCTGTGGAGTTTAACAAGGGAGTTTAGCGATTCGCTGGTTGTGTCCCTTGCAGCTATCCTGATGTTATTATAATAGCTTTCGCTCGAACCAGGAGAATAATATGTATTAAGTTCAGTAGTTACCTGTTTCTCAACGCTTCCAAATGACACCTTCTTTAACAGGTCAGTGTCATCGCCATAATAGCTTACCTGCGGAAGCCTTGATATGGCCGCGTTCTTTGGAACCTCGTTCTTTGCCAGAGATTCGTATAATTCTGTTGCATGTTTCTTGTCTGTCAATGCTATAGAAAGATACCCTTCTTCGTCAACAAACAATTCGGCAACCAAACCATGTTTATTGACAAGGCCGTATTCAGTACCATCCGGACTTTTACCATATAATCCTCTCATAAGGTCGTGCACGTTATCTGCACTATAGTGATAATCCTCCATCAAGAGTTTTCTAAGGTTTTCATCCTTAATGGTAAACACGCCTTTTTCCATGACAACTGTATCGCCAAGAGAAGCCTCGGTTAAAGACCCGATATGGGCACTTGCAGCGTCGGTCAAGCCAAGAACGTTAATGTTATTATCAACCATGAACTGGTCAAATGTAGATGAATTGATGACATAACTATCAAGATCTGTAGCGTATATCTCGTCACGGCCGATATTTAATGTTCCGTCAAGGAACTGTTTGTTAAGGTCGCCTGCAATTTCTCCGGCAGTATAGTATGCACTGTCAAGCTGACCAAACATACGTTCCAGCTTCTCTGAATCTTTTCCATAGACATTCTCTGCAAGCCGTCTTAGATAGAACATTCGTTTGTTTTCTCTTGCCCTCTTGTTCTTCTCTGTACCTACCAGTTTGTCTATTCCATTTAATATGTTAATCCTTGCTTCTTCAACAGAACGAGCCCTTACAGTGATTCTATGAATGTCATCAACACCTATATTAATAACGTCAATATCCATTGGATATGGGGTTATCAGCTTCCTGTTCTTTGCTATGTTCTCAGCAACACCGGAGGCTTGCATAATTGCATTCTGAAGATTCTCATACGCACGTCCGAGAGCAACAGTCCTTTTGACGGTTCCAGCTTCTCCTTTGACTGGGATGTTGGATTCAATTCTGTTGATTACAGTAGTCATCGTGTCTGAAGTATCTCTGATGAGGTTGAACATCTCAAGGAAATCACTACGACGTTCGGGTATAATATCTCCTTTATACTGAAGACCTCTTAACAATTCACTTGTAGGATTGTTTTGGATATAGAGTGCCGCTTCTTCCGCTGTTGTAATGCCGTTCTGGTATAAATTATTATAGGTTTGGTACATTCCTTTGGCATAATTAAACCCTTTACCTGAAGTCTGGAACATACCTTCAAACTTACGTCTTGCATTGTCCCTTGTGGCAAGCCTTGTCGTTTCATCAATCATTGCCTGGCTTACAATCTGGTTTTGCAATGCCATCTTTGCGTCAAGGTCTGAACTTATATCTTTAAGGTCTTTAGTGTACCGGAACACCTCAAGATTTTTCTGGAACAATGCCTGAAGTTCTTCTCTTGAACTACGTACTATATTTATTGTTTCTTCTTCTTTACCGGTAGCCACATTGCGTAGTGTCATATAATAAAGATCACTTCCAGTGCTTCCGGCAGGCACATTTATGCCTATCTTCCGCAAAGAAGCGGTGTCTTTGATATTTACTTTCCCGACATTTTCAATCCTATAGAAATTATTCCTTTGTAATGGCCAGTCTCCGTAAGGTTTGATTCCTTCACTTGTTTTTATGTAGTCAAGACCATTTGTATATACGGCATTCTTTACGAATATAACCTTGTCAGCAACAGTGCTTGGATCAATGTCCTGGTGTTTTGACAGAACTGAATATGCATTCAGTCTGGACTTTAAGTCCTGGCCAAGATTGATTGTACCATGCTCAGTTTTCCTGTACGGAGCAGTTAAAAGGTTAATCAACGTCCTGTTGTCGTTTGAGGCAACATGGGCGTGAGTCCTTATACCAAAAGATTCTGCAAGTTTATCAAGAGTTTCAAGAGCCCCTTTAATCTTACCTTTTACACCGTTTGTTTCACGGGCTGTTAAGTGAAGATTCAGTGTATCTCCACCATATGCTGTATGAATGGCAGCTTGAAAGTCAACATGGTTTATGTCGTTAATTGTATTGCTAATACCATGCATACGTAATGCTTCGTTAAAAGCAGGCATATCAAACTTGCTGCCGTTGTGTGTGAACAAAATATTGTTTGGGCCTTTTATCTGATTTAAGTGATTTGATGCAATGATTAGCTGGTCACGGGCAAACTGGCTACCCCATGCCTGCCCGGGACCTATATCTACAAGTCTATTTAAACCCTTCTTTGCTGCGGTAAGATCCATAGGATTAGCTATACCGAGGTTGGCAAGTATTGCTTTGCCTCCTCTGTTAATAATCTTAGTATCCTTTGCTCCATACCTTGCAAGACGTTCTATAGTTGCCTTTTCTGAACTGGTCAATGAGTTGTATCCGAGTTCAGCTCTGGCAATCAGATTTTCGTAAGCAAGCCTTTGTTCTTCAGTAAGGCCGAACAGGACGTTTTGTACGTCAAGGACAGTACCTGTTGCGAGATCTTTCTTGGTAAGAGTCATTTCTGTAATGGCAAACAAACCCTTTTCTGATGCATCACCAAAAGGGTTGCCGAGAGTTTCAAGGTCCATTGCGTACACAGAACCGGCACCGGCGTCCAGCATATCATTAAACATATTCATGCCTTGCTCAAGTGCAGGAATGTTATAATCCATTACTCCTGCATTGAATGACTTGAAATAAAAGTCCTTTAATGATACGTCGGCTTCAGTACCTTTTAACTCATCTATCATTCCACGGACGTTTTTATATGCGTCAATCTTTTCTTCATCCATGCCATTGAAGAAATCACTATACCTGTTCATCTTCAGGTTACTGTTCATATTAGCACTCATTACCGGTCTAATTGCCATGCTTTAACCCCCTATTGGAATAGAGATGCACCTTTTTCGTTAATGTACCTCTCTATCTCTTTCTTTTTGTCTCTTTGCAGGTCTATATCTACATCAATATCCTTTGATGATAGAGAATAGCTTACAGATACGTCGTTTAGTCCTATTCCGTGCAGTAGATCTTCGAGTTTTGCCTTTACCTTCTCTGCATAGTCACTTATATATAGTTTAGGCAGCGGAATAGGTCCCATTGCTTTTGCCTGCTGCACGTCGTCTTCCCAGATATTAAAATCTGAAATATCAAGGGCTTCATTACGAACCATTTTAACTTTAACCAGATCCAGGTTTATGTTTTCATCCCATCCTTCCCAGTCAGGTCCTGGAAGTTGATGGTGCTTGAAATACTGAATAAGATCTGGTTTGCCCTCAACAGGCAGCCCCCATGTTTGTTCGAGAACCCTGCGGACATACCGTGGAGCCACCTCAAGAATCTTCATGCGTTCTTCTTCCGGAGCTTTCATAAAGTAACTGAGATACTGTCTATCCTTCTTTGGCATTGCGGCCAGGATGTTTTGGATAGGCTCTCCGACATCGTATCCGTACATGGTCTTCTCTGATAAGTTGTAGTATGCAATGGCCTTTTGTGCAATCTTTGGAACTTTAACGGCCTTTCGTTCATTCATGAGTTCTGTCATTTCTTTGTTGATTGCAGATATCATCTCGTCCACGTTCATTCCTGGGGTGCCGTATTTTGGTCTATACTGTTTATACATCGACCGTATTGCACTGTCGCCCTTGATTTTTATTAACCTCTTTGCTTCTTCAAGATCCTTGATTCTTGCTTTATTTTTTTCACCACGAGCTTTCTGAGCGTCAAGGAACTTCTGAACATCAAAGTTCTCCTTGAGTTTTGATTTCTGTGCATACTCAACATACAATCGCTTGTATTTGATAAATTTCAGGATGTCAATGTATTCGTTTAAATCACGTTCTTTTTCCCTGCGTTCAGGTATCCATTTCTCACCTGAAATTAATTCATATGCTTTCTTGTATGCCTTACCTGAACCAATTACTGCAACACCAACTGTTGCTCCTATAATTTTACCATAAAGTGTACGGCCAAACAATGAGCCGACCAAACCGCCAACCAGTATTCCATACTTGTTGTTTATATTCTGGTCGATTGCTGGGCGGAGGAAGTCCCGGATAGGATGCTCCCATCTTTGAAAGTCTTTGCCGTATAAATCCCTGCGTTCATAACTCTCAAGTGCAGACCTTACCTGCAAGAACTTTATATGGAACATAGTATTCAAGTGAGCGAATTTCTCCCATACTTTGCCGAATCTGATTTCACCTTCGGTAAAACGAGCATGAACACCGGCAGGCGAGAAGTCATCTTCATTTTCCTTTCCTACTCCCTGCTGTATTGCCGTGCGGTTGATGTTTGTCTTGCCTGAGTATACGACAGCTTTGATCGTCTTATAAGTGTTATCCTGTATAAGGTTCAACGGGTCTGCATCAACTCCGACCTGTATCCTGGCTCCTTCATGGATAAACCGGTCAATAAACTGAGTTGCTGCCCTCCCTTCTTTGGAAGTTTTGCTGTTAGGAAGATTAACGCCGGCAAGCTCTATTGGGTTGTCAGGGAACTCATATGTAAGGAACTTCTCGTTGTCTATCTTGCGTTTTACAGTTACAGTCTGTACTTTTATGTTTGAAGTCTGGAATTTATAAGGATATATCCTAAGCGGTTTGTTTTGTTCAATTACACGCTTACGTATTTCCTTTGCTTCAGCCTCTTGTTCCTTGGTTAGCTGCATCTTGCTTATCAAAGCCCTGTATTCTTTGAACTCTTTTGAGTATGGTGCTACATCTGCAAGTATGCGGAACCTGTCAAAGTAATCGTACAAGTCTCCTCTTTGGATCTCATTTAAGGCTATTTTGTCTTTGATGATCTTCCTGGCTTGCTCAAGATTCTTGAATGTTTCTTCCATCATCTTCTGGTCATATGCCATAGGGAATATTTTTGCTTCCTGTTCCGGATGATCCCTGTTGATGTAATAAATATAACCTTTTGGCCTATGTGTTGCCCACAGATAGAAGTTAAGCTGTTTCTGGTGGTAATCCATTGGCCCTTTTTTGTCAAGTTCCTTAAACCCATTATCGTTGATTGTCTTTATTTCAGCAATAGCGTCGCCTGTTGGTGAAGATTCATCAAGAATACGTGCATCATAGAATCCAATGACATTGTGTTTCCTGTCATTAACTTCAACTTCTGCATCAAGAAGCAAGCCTTTCTTTTTCCATGCCGACTGAACTTTCTCATGAAAATCTGTACCAGATTGCACAATATCAAGCTGGTCTTCGTCTATGATTTCGTCCTGGTGTAAGAAATGTTTAACGATATCATCAACTGATTTACCTATAAACGACGAACCTATTCCGAGCTCCATAGGGTCTCTGATTCCATATAGCTTCTCATACCCTTCTCCAGGAAGTCTTGCTTCTCCACGTTTAATCTTGGCGTAAGGATCACCATGCTGGAAGTCTGTAAAATAATCTGTTCCCGGCATCCATGTAGGCATGGTGTTTCTGATTGGATTGTAATATTCAATCTCACGCCTTCTCTTTGGTATAAACCTACGATAGATTTCAGAGAATTCTCCACCAAGTCCACCGAGATCCTGATCCCAGAATGCTTTATTTAAGGATGTCGCATAGGCGGGTGTTTCGATTTCCACACCACCAACATCAGAACCATTACCTATAAGAGCATTGATACCGAATCCATATATACCTCCAATTTCAGAGAATACATCGTATTGGTCATTTAACGTATTCTCGATATTGCTGATGAGTTGTTTTGCAACAGCGTTATCTTTAATCAGACCACCATCACGTTTCTCAGACGCACCACGGACTTTCCTGATTGATTCTTTACGTAATTGGTCGTTCAAATCCTTGATTGAGATGCTGTTAGGTATGCTGACAATGCTTGTTTGCCCGCTTGGCGTAACATATATAATATCATTTGTATTGGTCTTCGGTTTCCTGCTCCAATGAAACAATGAATCAAGCGGCTTCTGTCCCATTTCTGCTTCAGGGACAACTGTGATTTCAGTTCCAGGAAACCTATTTGTTGCAACCAATTGGTCAGGAAGAACAGTACCGGTGTTATCTCCTGTTCCTTGATCCACGACCGAATACCCTTCAAGTTTTGGTGCCCATGCTTCAGGATGCATGCGAATCTGTGGTTTTAACAGCCGGCCAAGAGTTGCACTGAGTACAGGACCTACTATTGGTACATTACTGAATGCCGGAGACGACAGCATATATGGTCTGTCATGATAATGCTTTTTCTCCCAATGATACGGGTCAGTAATAAAGTGCCGTATTGGAGCGAAAGGATATTTTGGAGTCGGAAATGGAGCATTTGCAAAGTATTCATCCCGACTTCCCCACTGTGAATCTGTCCACTTGTAATCGCTGATTACCCTTCTGTACCAATTTGGTGCATAATATTCTATCTTGCCTCCAGTAAATGGAGTATTGCCAAGACTCCAGTAACGCCCTTTACGAATTGGCTCCATACCAGTCTTGTACCATTGTTCTTTTTCCTCCCTGGTTGAAGTCATATCGAGAACTCCAAGACCGGGAATGTCACTTATCTGCTCTCCTCCTGGCATAAGCTGAGATACACGTTTTGCCCAAGATGTAAGGCCGAGCCTGTCTTTTACTCCATGCCATGCAAGGTCGAGGTTTACAACAGTATTTGCAATCTTGTCTTCAGGCTGTTTGCCTTCTTCTTTGTTATTTATGTATATCCAAGCCTGTATGCCAAGATAAACCGGAAGTATACGCTTTAGCATCAAGTTCTTGAAGATATCCTGGACCGATCCAAGGTCTTCTGTCTTTAAGCCAAGGCTAATACCACCTGCACTAACAGCTCTCAGCGAGTTGCTGAGACGGTCAAGAAGATGATACGGAACCATTGTTGCCGTAGTTACATTCTTCAAGTTCTTTCTTCCTGCAACAAACTGCTTGAAGAAATCCTCTATAGATACGCTGCCTTGCATTACGTCTTTAAATGTCTTGCCTTGATACATAAACAAATACGTAGGACCTGTCGGAGAATGTCCGAAAGAATCCTGCGGTCTTGTTACAAATGAGGATTTGTATGGCCTGAACGGCTGCCATTTATTAAGTAGAGAATCCCATGTTGAAGGCTTAAAGAGTTCAAATTCCGTTGATATCTTCTTGTCCTGGAAACCAAGCCCGAACCATTCCATCACTTTAGAGTAAGCCGCCTTGATTCGTCCGTCCTCGGCTGTGTACGTCTGGAAGTGTACATTCTGAAGGTTTGCCATTTTTCTTATGATATCGGCGTGTTTGCTGATTCCATATCCAACGTTTGCGTCGTCACGAATATGGAGCAGTTTACCTCCCTGGGCAACTAATTTCATGTTACCGTTTTTATCTATGTCAAATACATTACCGTGCATGAACACCATGCTCTTGCCGAGATACTCCTGACCGGGCTTACCTGTAAGTATTGGCTGAAATGTTTTTGCAGACAGATAACCGTATTTTACTTCCTGACGCATGAATTTGTTATGCAGTCCGACCATTTCAAACGGACGTATCTTTATTAACGGTATATGAAAATCAAGCGAAGCAGAAACCATCATCTGTGCAAAGTGTCTGTCAGCTCGCCTTATGTCTGCAATCTTTCCGAACTCATTGATCATGAGTCCTCTATCGAATGTGATGTCTTTGATCATGTCAAAGTTATTGATTGCAAGAGACTTCTTCCCGGTCTTTTTGTCTATTACCTCAAAGGTAGAGAAGAAATCTGTCAGTTCTTTTAATGTCTGTTCTTCTACTTCGAACCTGCTTGTGCTGTTAATAAGCAACGGTTTATTTGTCTGTGTGTCTACCTTGAGAACATCACCTATAGTAAGAAGCCTGTATCCATTTTGTTTGAGCTTTGCTTGGGCAGCCTTTGACATAGCTCCTTCGCTTCTCTTTTCTATCAGTGTCTGAAGTGCCTTGTTTCCGATTTCCATTTGGTGGCGTTTCAGTATATCGTCTGCTTTGACAGAATCCATCATTTCATTGAGATTACCTATCTCAAACAATAAGTCTGTTTCCTTGACAGCCATTTTGGTAATCCTGTCGGCTTCATCTTTAACCTGTGCGATCCTCTTTTGAACCATTTCACGAAGACCACGTAAATCGGCAAGGGTGTCATTTATAATGTCCTTGTTCTTTACAAAGTTAGATACAGACTTTAAGGAGGAAAAATTCTGACGGAATATGCTTCCGATTGGAACATCCACATCAGTTTTAGTCCATGCTTTTAAGGCATTGAATGCTTCAGGGATAACGCCTTTATACTCCCCTAATTCATCAATGCCTTTACTGATGGCCTTTCTTAATGCACCGCTTTTATATAAACCATATCCGGCAGCACCTATCGCCGCAGCGATAAGCAGTTTTGATAAGATGCTGTCGTCTTTTACGGTATCGTCTCTGTCATAATCTTCGGCCCATTTTCTCTGTCTGCCCAGATACTCTGGATATTTACCTCTTAGATGCTCTCTCCATCTGTCGTCTGATCTCATTCAATATCCCCTCGTTCTGCCAATGCACACCACCGATTAACGGAAAGTCTACATATTGAGGCTTGACATTAATTTCATTCCAGAAATATTTCATCGGGTCAATACCCTGTTGCCGCAGTTCCTGAACAAACTCAGTGCGTTCCATTTGTTTCTGCGGCGTAGTGTCTACTTTGACAAGCTCGATAGGGTTATCTCTAAAGTGAGTTTCATTCAGGATAAACTCTGCCTTTGTTGCAACCTTGAGAACCTTATCCCATGTCCATTCTTCCATTTCTTCAAACGTAAATTCGGGGAATGCCATCTTAATGAGGGCATATGCCTTATTCTCAAAACTATTCATTTCCAGGCGATACTGGTCGTAAGTCTCCTGGACGATCTCAGGATTGGTAAATCCGGAAAGTTCGGTAATCAAAGGAGCAATTGTCTTTGACAACCCTCCAAGAGGACAATCCTTGAAGTCAAAGTCTTCAGGGTATATCAAAGCAATCTGGCATATCATATCTTCGAGATCAAATTCATTATTTGCAACATTCAGGATGTTCTTGTATTCCTTCTTTCCAAGAGTCCTAAATACAAACTCACGATTACAAATATTGATATACATGACCCTGTGACCTTCATTCTGCTCCTTGAATACCAAAAGATCGAATGCTTGTAATTGTTCCATTATAGTATTTGGATAGCGTAATCTTTAGTGAATCCTGATTTCTCCATGATAATCTGAGAATAAGTAGATGGAATGCCGGCCTTCCCCGTTGCCATGCTATCCCATTTATAACCTGCCGGCCACAGTGTAACGGTTTCACAGATAATTTCCTCACGCATGAGAGGATCTGTATTTTGCAAAGATACAATCTGTTTGTATTCAAAACGGTTCAAAGTCCTGAATACAAAGTATTCTCCGGCCACTTCTGTAACGTAAATGTCATATCCTGTGAACTGTTTCTTCCAGGAGTTGATTTGAGATTGCAGCGGACCGCCAGGGAATATTGGTTTATCGAATTCATCAATTTTAGGATATTCCTGATAATCTTCTGCACTTGGTTTGTTTGCAATATGTGGTCTTTCTTCGTAACTATCCGGAGCATTCTTTATTTCATAATCGTTCTCAGGTACTTTAACTTTTTCCTGTTCTCCGTTTTGCTCATCTATCAAGTCCTGATAGAAATTCTCCGGCTCTCCTGGTGTCATCTCCTCCTGTTGTCTACGCAAAGTCTCTCTTGCTGTAGCTACTAACGTGTCTACTTGTTTTGGATCAAACATTTAATTACCCCCTTATTTATTCGATATCTCTGGCGACGAACTCGTATATCTCATATACAGGGTTGCCAGAGGCATCCAATTCCTGACCAACAGATCTTATATATACACCACGCAATGCACGGATCGTATTGTGCTTAAATTGTTCAAACGCTGCCGAGTTTCCCGTCTTAACGTACTTATTGAGTTCTATCAAGCTCTGAATAGCTCCGCCGTATATAATGTTTATATCAAAACCTTTTTCCCTCATATTAGGTTTGGTACTGTCATAGAAGAATGGTTCAAACTTTCTATCCATTCTTGTGTCTTTCTTGTTATCATCCCATACCTTTGCTGTGTAATCATTGATGCTGTCTTGAAATTCTGCTTTGCTGTTTTTGTCTCCTGCCCTGTCAATACCATCGGTATCCTTTGTGTTGGATGCAGGAGTTGGCGTGGGATTGGTCTTAGGAGGTTCTGGTTTTGGAGCAGGTGTCGGATCAGAAATATGATTACCATGAGCGTCATGTTTTTGCGTACATATCTTAACCTCACCTACTTCCATCCACCCAAGAGGGCCCGAACCATCTTGTGTGGCTACATGAACAGGCTTGACAGACCACGACGGACCATAATTGGTATGCGTAACTTTGCAATGACGATTATCAAGGTGGATTCCGCGGCCAAGAGCGTCAGAACTTTTGTATACATATCCTGTGGCATAAACATAATCTCCTACTTGAGGTTTTGCTCCTGCATCGCTTCCACCACCACCAGAACTGCTTTCACCTTTTGCTTTCGCTCCTCCGTCTTTTTTCATTGCAGAAAGAAGACTTACATTCTGGTTATAAGAACCGGTATAAGCTGACGCACTTGCAACGATACCATATGCGACAGCATATTTTGCCCTTGCATTGTGACTTGAATCGACACCTATGTATTTACAATAGTCAACTATGCTGGTATCTATATTAAGACTGGTTCCTCCTGAAGCCTTGGTCGTCGACCCTCCACTTACAGGAACTTTTATAACCCAGCCGGCCTGGATGTAATTTGGGTTTGTTATCTTGTCACTGTTAAGGCTCATGAGAGTGTTGACTGAAGTGCCAAATTTAGCAGCAATTCCGCTCAATGTATCGCCTGACTTAATTGTGTAATTCTGAGTAGCCACATCTCCACCCTCCTACAGTGTAACTTTACATCCCGAATTGTCCCAGGTAACTTTATACCCAAGATTTTCAAACAATGTATATATAGGAATAAATGTTCTGTCATCTATAATCTGCATCTTTATATTGAGTTTATTGCCGTTTAGAAAAAACTCATTGGTCTTCAGGTTTACATTGATTACAGTGGATTTGTCACGATTGTACCATGTGTGGATTTCGTTCACATCATCGTATATATAAGAATATCCTATGTTATCCAACATAAAACGAAGTGGAACCCATACTGCATTCTGTCCGTCAATTGGAATAACCCTTGCAGGTTGATCCGGTGGAAAGAAGATTCTGTTACCAAGAAAGTATATCTTTACTTCTGATATATCAGAATCTACAACAGTAGGATTGTTCATCATAGCCATACCAAGGAGTATTTCCGGAGTGTATCCTGCTTCGCCGACCCATGCCGGTATGTCTTCGCCTTCTGTGAACAGTGCAGCGGCCGCATTTGCGTCTACCTTATAATTCTCAATTTCATCAAGGATGGCATTAAGAAGGCCGGCCTCTTTGAATGCAACTTTGAATGTGCCGGTGATGATACGGTTTCCTATGGCCATTTCATCGAATGTTCTTGAAGCATAACTATATATCGGTTTCATTTGTTCCTGCAACATAAACTGGAGTCCAGATATATCAACGATAGGTCTATGTCCAAAGAAGATTGAGCAGCTTGCTCCTGAAAAATATTCTTCAGGGAACAGGATATATTCTCTGCTGTTAGGATTATGTGAATACCGTTGCTCTAACGGCTTGATTGTTTCGCCCATTTACCTCACCCCTTGATATATAACATCCATTTCATAGGAGCACATTTAAACGGTGTAATGATAAATTCTATGTACTCCGGTTTGCCGACAATTAAATCCTCAGCTTCTTTAAAGGCATCTTCTACAAATTCTCCTGTTATTTCGCCATTTGTATTTTGCTGTATCAAAACATCAGCGTAAAATTCTTTGTAAATACCTCCTGGGTAATATGCAATGGCGTATACTTTGACTTTCAAATCTTTGGATGCCCACCTATATATTATACCATAGTCTTTTGCGTTTAGGCTATCAAAAGTAACATCTTGCTTCCCAATCGGGGTAATATAGTCATAATCATACGGATATAAATTATACATGACAGCCTCCTTAGAATTTCAAATCTTTCGCTTCCATAAAGCCTTTTAGCTCAACACCTCTGACGGTAGTTATCACAGGAACCCACCCTCCGGAGCCATGACTATACACTTTGACGGAACTCTTATATAAAATAGTTGTAAGGATATTTTTGTCGTCTATTTTTGGCTCCTTACGCATATAAGCTCCGCTTGCAGTAATACATTTCCCTGTCTTTGGCCATGTATCGTTATTGATTTTTGTGTGCTTCAACAGTGCGGCCCATGTGGCCTTGTCACAAATACCGGTAGGTTCGAGACCTGCGTTTGCCTGAAACGTCATCAAAGCCCATTTGGTCGTATAATCAAATACACCTGAGATATTAAGTGTCGGCCTATACCCATTGTCGTTCAAAAGGGATTGCAGATTCTGTATCTCATCAATGTTGTCTTTTGAATTTGAGTTCTCATCGAGTGTCGGTTTGTTTTTTACCGACTGGCTATCTATAAATACACTGTTTGAATCATACCCCCATGTTACAGTGTATGCACCTATATGGTTCGACAGAAAATCAAACAGCGGTCTTAACTCACACACAGTTCTTCCGTATTCAACAAATGGAGGAGTTGAAAACGGTATGTTATACTTTGTGGTCTTATTAGTGTTAAGATCTCTTTTATAGAACACACCGGTCTGGTTGTTATGGTTGATTTCAAGGGTAAACTGAGGATCGCCGTCCTGAGCCATAAGATAGAATACGCCTTTACTTATCCCTCCGTTGTCTTCAGGCCGTATCCATTGAACATTCCATCCCATTGCATTGAACACAAAACGCATTGGTGCAATTGCATTGCCATGTTCATTAATTCGTGGACGTTCCTTTTCTTCCGCTGGAATATCAACCTTAACACTATCTACATAGATTGTAAGTTCATCATTTCTTTTGGTTGCACTCTGTTTCTGGCTGTTGATTTGACCTTCTGTAGGAGCAACCATATCAAGCGACACGATGCTTTCAATAGGCTGGATAAAACTCGTAGACCGTCCAGGGATAACGATGTTTCCAGTGTCATCACTGTCCATTACGTCGATATCTTTTGCTACAAAGCTAAACTGATTCTCTGTAAAAATATCTTCAATCGAAAGGGTCTGTGATTCATCAGATATTTCAGCAGCATAAATGTACATAGAAGCAGAAGCTCCATACTCGTTCGCACAGACAATCATAATATCGAAGTTTGGAAGTTCATCTGCCTTAATCTTGCCGTAATATTTAAGCCAGGGGACCTGAGCGATAAGTTCATTGACCCAGTGCTTGTTAATCATGGTGAATATCATGGTTCCTGCACAGTAACGAAGTCCCTTGGTATACACCGGAACACTGACTCTACTCATGAGTTTTACTGGAACTTTTTCTCTGAATATGGAGTAGCTAATGGTTGTCAATGTACCAATAAGAACCGGTGAGGATTCAGGGAACAGAAGGAAAGCAAGAGCATCCACTCCGCTGAAAGACTTAAAATATTTATGTATTTGATCTGTTAACTTTTCGTTAGCCATTGATATTCTCCTTTATCAATAGAGCCGAGCCGATAACACCGGCCCGGCTCTATATTTTAGCCATATTAGCGAGGATTTCTTAAACCTTTTACGGCTCCGCCCTGATCTCTTGAGTATACACCCTTGATCAAAGGACTTATCCTTCTTGCTATATAGGTCATCTGTCTTTCCATTACGATTGTGTCAACGGATACACCGGAACCTTCGTTCAGGATATCAACGTCATAAATCTTCTGGAATGCACACTGACCATATTCGTTTGCAAATGTCATAGTGACATCGAATGGAGGCAGCATGTCTGCATACAGGATATTGTCTCCTCTGATAGGAGAGAATCCGGCAGGTACATAAATCTGGTCTGTTGATGGAGTCCAACCAATAATGTTACCTTCAGTATCAACTGTTGGGATGTTGTTTGATCCAGGCTGTTGACCAGGACTCAAAGATTGGGTTCCGGCATAACCATAACCATTACCTATTCCGGTAGTACCCTGAGTATAATTAGCAGCATCTGTTGCAGCTTTATTCCAGTTTGTAAGGTCCATAGCTTTTGAAAAGTCTTCAGAACCTCTTACAGCTACGTTTCCGGCAGCAGAGAACATTGCTTTTGGTGCTATGTTCTGCCACTCTTTTAATAGTGCGTTTACGATTGCGTCGTTATCGAACACAGCGAACACCATTGAACCTGCTATACCTCTCTTACCACGACTGAAAGAACGTGGGTCAGAGGAACCGAGTGTGAATACAGGAGCTTTTTCTCTCTGGATTGCCCAGGAGATCTGTTGCAACTCACCTACTACCTGATTAGCAAAGTTAACAACCAGGTCCGCTCCACTGAATGAAGTTAAAGTGTGAATGAATGGACTTGCCATGTCATATTCCTCCTTGAGTTAGGATTTAATATTGGGGCGGTGTTGGCCGCCCCTTTACGGCTCAGATCACTTACAGAGAAGGCTTGAGGCTTACAACTGTAGTGATCTTCCTCAATTCTTGAGGTGGAACGAGGGTTAACTCGATCTTTGCCTGACCAAGCAGTTGATCCTGCAATGTTGCAACTACCTGGAAGTCATAGTCCTGGATTACTCCAGCATCTTTCAACTGTCCAAGTCTCTTACTGATGGTGGCAGACATTGCGTTTCTCTGTTCGATTGTGTTAGGTTCGCCGATGAAAGGATCACAGACTTCTCTGATCTGATCGACGACTTCTCTTACAACCTTACCAGTGGTTCTTCTTGCGTAGTCAGAACCAGGAGCTGCACAGGTTGCATCATCTACTACAGAAACGCTGCCGTCCTGTTTGAGTTTCAGTACGGTTAAACGTCTTGCGACGATACTGTCGAGCTGTGCATTGGAGAATCTGTAACGAAGCCCCCTACCATTAGGTATTGTCTTATTGCCTGCTGCGGACTGAGGATTCAGTGTCGTACTGAATGCAACATATGAAACCGCAGGATCTGCGTTATATGTTCCAAGGCTTGTGCCTCTAACAGCTATTTCAGGTCCGGCAACAACGTTAATGAATCCTCCGAGATCGATAAAGTTTCCGTTGCTGTCTTTGATTATATTGCCGTATGAATCTCTCATGTAGTAGAGGTTCTCGAATGCAGCAAGTTTCTTAGCGTGTTCCTGAATTGAAGACAGACCGGTGTCTTCTACAGGCTTCATATTGATTGCACCGAAGGTCATCTTGTTCCTGTAGGAGAGAACCGCACAGAACATAGCCAGCTCATATGCAAAGTTCTGGAATTTACCAGGAAGTTCGTCGTCAGCATAAACACCAACAGGAACGACCCAGTCAACCTGATAATCTTCGAGCAACTGATACGCTCCCTGTTTAGTCAACAGGCCGGCTTCATTTCTCTTACCAGACAGAGCTTCGAACAATTCCTCTTTTGTGAGGTTGATTCCATCTGCTCCACCGAGAAAGAAAGTTGGGGTTTTGGTTAACAACTTGGAGGTTTCAACGTTGTTGAACTTAGTTGAAGCCTTGAACACATTATTCATCGGGTCGTTGTTGATTGCCTGTACCAAGAGCATGAAGTTCGGATAATCCAGTGAGCTGTAGCTCAAAGGTTCTTCTGCGACCTGTGCTTTCTTGGATTCGGGTTTGGTAAGAATAACTTTCTTACCCATTACATTACCGCTGGAGTCCTTGACATCTACAACTTCAACTTTTGCCTGATTGTAAACTTCGCCGCCATATATGGATGTTATTTCAATCTTAGGAGTCTGAGTTGCAGTTTCGTTATACATGTAGCTGATTTCAAGGAGAGCTCCCTTAGAAACCATTTCCTTCTTTATACTGATGGTCTTTGCAGTACCGTCAACTGTGAAAGCTCCGGAAGTGAGGATTTCAGTTCCGTTAGCATACAGATGCATTGTTCCGGGAACAGGGCTCTGTCCGATTGGCACTACCATCAAAGATGTTGCAGTAAGGAAAGGATCAGTACCGGTTCCGTTCTCCTGAGCGGTGATTTCGTTAGTAGTGATACCTTTGTATGTAACAGCTACGTTGTCACCTTCAGCAACGCCGGACTCAAAAGTAATGTCTTTTCCGGACACAGTATAAACGGGTGTTGCAGGATCTCCATTGACTTTAATGGACACTATAGAGTCAATATCATATGTAAGTGTTACTTTGCCTCCTTCTACAGTAGCCGCTTCGTTAGCGACATCTTCAATAGCGAAGTATTTGTAACTTACAGATACTGACGCCCCAGCATCGTCAACACCAGCAGCAATGGTTACCTTACCTGCTGCTTCATCAACAGTAAAGCCTGTCAGAAGCTGAGTGCCTTTTACGTATACTTTTGCAGAGTTAGGAACGATATGCTTGTTTGCCAGTGTAATAACTGTTTCATCATTACCTGGGGCAACTCCTAACTGTTCTGTCTTGAGCTTCTGGGTTGTTGATGTTAAATCTTCAGCTTTGATTTCCGCTACGGCGTAATCACCAGATATCCTCATAAGACGAATATCACGGCATCCAGCGTTCCATGCTTCTTCAAATGCGGGAATCAGTGTTGATCCATTGGGTACGCCGTTACCCTTTACTGCCTTACCGAACAGCAATTCAGCAGTAGTTGCATCTACAGCTACAGGCTCCATAACAGGACCGTCAATTGCGGTTCCGAGAATGAGCATACTGTCGGTTTTTGGTGGATCTGCTTCAACTCTGAGAGCCAATCCGCCATCCTTGAACTCTACCAGATGACCTGGAAGATTTGGGTATAAGTTGCGAAATGCGATCATTTACGCTTCCTCCTTAAAGTTTATAGGTTTTTGGTGCGGAATTTTGTCCCGCATTGTTAACTGTTTGTAGAGCCAACTCCATCTTCCTGATTGTACTTGTCTTGACTACTGTTATTCTTTCAATCCTGACTAAGTACAGAAGACACTTCATCGGTATCCCTTCACGAAAGTTTGATGATTGCGTTGGGTGTACTTCTTTTAGAAACAGGATTTCGCTTGCTCCGACTTTCTTGAGATGCCCTGTGTATGTTGCCAGGATCGTCTCGAATTTCTTCATGAGCCGTCGTGTTTCGAGACTGTTCGCTCCACAGATATTAAACTCTATTACGCTGTCAAACCATTGACGGTAGAGATTAAAATAATCTCCGGTGGGCTTCCCGTTTACAATCTCCTGAACCGTATCCATAAGAATAGGTTTTAATGGTTTCTTGTCGGGAATGATCCTCGTAACAACGTCGTAAGTTATCTGTGGTAACTGAATGTCTTCAGGGTTTTCACCCTCTTTCAGCTCAGGACCAAACTCTCCCCAATTGTCTCCCCACGCAGCATTCAGTATAAGTCTGATGTGTTCTGCAAGTTCATCGACATCATCTATGTTATCTTCCGCAAGCCATCTCTGTTTATTTGAACCAGGTATGTCGCCGGTACCCTCAACTAATCCGTTACGTTTGCTGTACTCCCTGTATGTATAACCTTTCAGGTCTTCAGTCTGTTGTACAGCTTTTTCCGGAGGGCTTTCCTTCTCTCCGAAATATTCATTATACACTCTATCAAGCAATTCGTCGTCCTTGAAGACGTTTCCCATATCCATTGTCTGCACCTCACACTTTGAATGTAGCTTCGGCAGATACCGAGCAGGATTCAACCATGTAAAGGGTCTTCAGGTCGAGAGTTATTTGAAGAACTCCGTTTATCCTATCGATATTCTGTGTGTAAGTGTAATCCTTTAGAACATCCTGTTCTTTCAAATACTCAAGCACACCTTTGATAGTAGTGTCTATGGCATTGTCGTCAATGAGTTTGTTTATATCTTCGCCAAGGAATTTGTCGAGTTGTAATTTTATGAAGGATAGTGTTAACTGAATCATTCTCACATTGCATGAGTAATGCAGTTCATTAGAAATGTCAGCTACAGGTGTAACCGCATTCGATACGACTAACCCCTTCAAAATACTGTCTCTAAACGACACAACCCCCAAATTGGCCATAGCCTCTAATTGTTCGCTGGTGAATGTTGTTGCCAGCTTGACCTTATCTCCCAATGGTTTATTTGTCAAACTTGATGCTATTGTTGTGCTTGCCATAAGGCCAGCATAACCAGTGTAGCCGTTTGCAATTGTACCATCACTGTATTCCAATTCTCCAGCTACTACCGAAATAAAGAACCCGTCGTCGGTTTCCGGTGCTTTCAAGAATCCGATCCGGTCTCCGAGCGGACTTCCTTTTATTACATCAATATAATTATACGCCTGATTATTCAATTCTTCAATATCTGGAATTTTATTAAACCCCATGATACCGTGAGTAATCAGACCGAACCGCATCTGCTTCTTACAGAAGTCTATAAGCGGCCGATGGAACGTTATCGGTCTACCATCTGAATCCTCAAGATCCAGGTAGTCTCTGTCGCTTGAATATGTAACCGATGACTCAAATTGGTCACCGTAATAAAATCTCGGATGGACATCGTCCATAAAAGCATCCAATGGTAATATTATATCAATATATTCACTTTCAAGCAAATCATATGTATCGCACAGACAAAACCAGTATTGGTCCTTACTGTAATACAGTCCGCTGTTTCCTCCCGAGAAATTCATCATTGATGGATTGACTGAGAATAGCAATCCATCAAGCGGTGTGCCGTGTCCTATTGTTGCATGTACCCATACATGGTTAAGACCTTTCTTTGTATCTTCATTGATCGCTCTGATTAGCAAGCCGAGTATTTCGTAATCGGAGAAAGTATACCGTCTTGTACCTCCACCAAGTTCTGTTGGAAAATAAAATGTCATACCTTGGTTATCAAGTGCAACATAGATGTTATTATATATCTCATTTGCATATTTGGATTTCATAATAAATCCGTCGTTGATTACATTCTGGCCTTTTACGTTTACATCCATCGTCAATGTTGCATGCGTACCTGTTACCTTTACACAGTATATTTCACAATTGCTGCCGGCAACATCTGTAATCTGGTTGAATGCTTCAACAATAGTACCGAGGCTGCCGAAGACATCTTTTAACACTTCCGTTGTCCTGACTTTTACAGGAGTTTGGACAGGCCCGCTTTCTGCGGAACCAAGAAGGTAAATTACTTTACCGTAATTTTCAACTGTATTTAACTGAGATACGATATCATAATTCATCTCATTCGCCTCAATCTATCTAAATACTCTTTACCCCTGCTCATCAGTTCTGGCTTGCTTGTTGCCGATATCATATAGAATTCTATTCTTCCGTCTTCCCCTCTATGTCCTTGGAATCCCGTGATCTCATACATATTGATAAGATTTACTGGTCTTCCTTTATCCCAACCGACTATATAAACTATATCTTTTACTTTAGGTGGTTCGTTATGGACAAAGTAGAAAGTTATCTGAGGAGCGTATATTTGTCCAACTTGAGAGTAATCATACTGTCCTTTTCTCTGTCCTTTTCTGTTTGGAGGGTATTGCTCCTGCATCAGGATCTTCAACTTCTGAGTTTTAATCAATTTGCCAGTACCATTACATTTGGTGCATCTTGAATCTGGAGCTTTATATAATGGGTCTACACATGAACACTTTATGTAATTGCTGCTTCTCTGGTACAGAACTGTAACCCCATAATCTCTTATCCATTCATTCATTTCATCTCTAAAATCAAGATCAACCTTCATTAGAATGACGACCCCCTCGATGCGAGCGGGAAAGCCATGCTTGTACCAGCTTTAACGAATGCAGCCACTCTCGTCGCCTCACGAAGTTTTACATCTGCATCTTCAAATGCCCTCTGGAACTTCTTTAACATATCGTTCACAAACGGAATCTTCGTTTCTCTGTCAACCTGCATAGGGCCGATAATTTTCATTCGTTTTCCCGCATTTCCCGATATAGTTTCATATACAGCGAATATTAAATCTATACAGGTTTTATACCGAACCCAGTTCTTCAGTGAGGTCGGTATTGCGTTTACAGAGGAATAATCTGATCTTGCCGAATAGATTTCAAACCCTTCCTTGCTATTCTGGTATATGACAAAGTTTATTTGGTCGTTGGTAAACGCATCAGCCAGTCCTCCAAGATCGGAACGAATATTCTGAACTGTGCTGTATAGCGGTGAATATCGTGATGTAAAAGACCATTTTAGTTGCTTTCCTGCAACCCTGATCTCAACAGTATACCGGTTATTATTTATTAACCGGTTTTCAGCTCCGTATTTTGTAAGGAGAGAGGGGTTGGATTGAATAGAAATGATTTCGATGTTCGAGTTTACAATGCTGGTTGTAAGAACCACGACATCTCCTTCGCTCATCGGATAATTGAATGTAACCGTGCGGGAGTCCGTTTCTACGTAGTTTTGGTCAGGGCCACAAAAAGCAAGGATACCATTTACGTAAACAAATAATGTACCCGTGCCTACCATATAATCCCGAGATGTATGAAATTCGGTTTGCCCCTCAGTGGCCACATATCTGTCGTTGAACCCTATAGCCATCTCTATCCCCCACAAAAGCTAAATTTATACATTAGCCGTTATCTTAATTATAATATAAAAAACACACATGTGTCCAGTATGTTAGTAATTGATCTTACAGTTGCCTGAGAAGAACAGTTCAACCTGCATTTCATTTGGTGAAATGTAGGTCACCATAAAATCTACTCCTGGAATTGCTTGGCGATAAATACCGCCTTCCATAATAAGAACATTAACATATGGCACAATAAAATCATCGGTAGCTTGTATCGGTATGGTTTCAATGTGTGGACTGTCGACAGTACCATTAACATCTGTCAGTGTTCTTTGTCTCAGTATGATCTTTGTGATTGGAATGTCTTCCAACATTTTCGCCTTTAATCTTGCCATATGTCATCTCCCTACCATCAATTAGTCAAATTATCAGGGGAGACAAGCTCCCCCGACATTTGCTTTGATTACGCCAACTGCGTGAAAGTAATTGCGATTTCGTCATCAGCCTCAAGAGCGAAGTGTCTTGTAAGCCATGTAACAACGAGTTCGTTTGAAACTTCTGCAACAGTGTAATCCTTGTCAGCTCCAGGTGTCTGAACATAACCATTAACAGCCAGAACGATGTCTGTCTTGTTGGTTTTGTTTGCCCCGGTTCCATCAGTCCTGATACCGGTATTGATGGTAGTACCAGTTATACCAGTCAAAACGATGGTCTTTGCATAACCGATTTCAGCAGTTTTAGCAACGGCTGCATCAATTTCTGCTGTGGTTGAAGTAGGAGCGTCAACAATATTGCTCCACTGGAGATTGATGTTCTCCCAGTCAACGTCGAAGTCTTTGAAGAAAGTAGTTCCATCAAATATGTAACCTGCTTTCTTACCATCTCCGTCGTCGAGGACGATAACTCTATCTCCGGACTTTAACCCCGTAAGAGCGTCCCTTTCAGCAATGTTTGTTTTAACGAAAGTTTGGCTCTGAGACATGTCAGGCATTGCTGACAATGGCACCTTGCCGTTAGCATCAAGACCGGCTACACCGTTAGCTGCACCTACAAGAGCACTATCAATCGGAACAAATCCGAGAGCATCCTGTTTGGCAGCAAATGCAGCTTTCTCCGCAGCGGAGATGAACTGCTTTTCACTGGTTTCAACTACCTTGGTAGCTGCCAGTGACTGAATCTGTTTGCCTTTAATCAATGCCATGATGGTATTCCCCTTTACTCATGTAATAATATATCGTAAACCACTTGAACAGAGTCAGTGGTTTCGAGCATAAAATCAGGTGATATCCATGTAATGACAACCTTATTGTCCTGGATATCTGCTGTGTAGTCTGTGTTTTTCTTTTGAATGATACCGTTCACCAGGAGCTGTATCGTGTCCATACTTGCTATTCCATTGACTACACCAACCTCTATATCTATCGGGATGATGCTTTGGCCGTCCTGTGTAATTGTAAATTCAAGTTGCCTTGATTCAATATGTATATCCTTAGTCGGCTCCCAGTCGGTTCCGTTCCATTGATAGAACTTTCCTTCGCTCATAACCAGGCGGACATCTCCTACCTGGTTATCAGTCATAGGGAGGTCATTTCTGGTTTGCACAGGCTTGTCATAATTCATTGCCTTATCGACAATGATCTTGATGTCATCCTCAAGGGACACTCCATACATCCCTTTTATCTGATCAGCCTTGACGACTTGCTTTGCAGCCATACAATGGCCTCCCTTCTGTTATGACTTAACGACGGTTACCTTGACGATATTGCCAGAGGCTTCATCGTATTCGTATGTCTTGGTGATTGTTATACCGTTTTCCACAGTTGTTTCTGTGATAATGTTGTCGGTAGCATCGTCATAAGTATATGTAGTTGTCTTATTGATGTCACCGGTTACAATTTCCTGGGATACCCTGCCTTTGTTGTCATAGGTATAATCTACAACGTAGTTGGCGGCAACACCAAGAGTCATTGCTTCGAGACGTCTCATCCTATCTATCGCTCTCATGTAACATTACCTCCTATTCTTCTACTTCAGGTTATTCTTCCTGAAGAACAGTTACGGTGAACTCTTTAGTGTCACTTGCACTGTTAACCGTTATAGTTGCAGTCAGCGTTACTGTAGCGTCACCACTTCCAGCAGCAGGTCTTGTTACTACACCAGTATCAGACACTACAGTAGGATCGCTTGATACCCAAGTTACTGTTGCTTCATTCTGAGTATTCGGTAACGTCAGATCAGATATTACGGCTGAAGTGTCACCAAGGGTTAGGTTTGCTTTTGCTATCTGAATTTTCTCAGCATCAGTCAATGGAAGTGCTATTACTGTAGCAACAAATGTCTTGGTGTCACTAACAGTTCCTTTGCTGATTGTAGCAGTTAATGTTACAACTGCATTTCCGTCAAGTCCGGAAGGTCTTACAACCGTTCCGTCGTTTGCTATAACGGAAACATTATCTGACGACCATGTTACAGTCGTGCCGTTCATTGTGGCCGGCATTACAAGATTGCCTATTATAGCATCAAGGTTTGGCAAGCTGTTATATGCGGCAAGATCGAGGTTTGTTTTAGCCTTCTCTACAGCCTGCGAATCTGTAAGGATGATGGTTATAGCAATATTGTTTGACTTACTTACACCATATGCAGTACCAGTTACACTTACAATTACATTACCCTCATCAAGAGCTGTAAGAACACCTGTTGAAGGATTAATGGTTGCTATTGTTTCGTTATCAACAGAGTATACAAACAGAGTGTTCGATGTAGCATCGGTATTATCTTCAAACTTGGCAGTTGCAGTAAACCCAACCGTGTCACCCTTATAAATGTTTCCTGTACCAATCTGTAATACAGTAACTGAAGCAAGTTTCTTCAGAAGATCAGCAGTCAATACTCCATTTATAACTTTGATTTTGTATTCATAACCGGTTACCGTGTCAACAAGAACAAATTCATCAAGTTTCTTGGATTCGAGTGCTGTGACTCTCTGCGATAAATCAGAGTCATCGTATGCTTCAGGAATGGACAACTGAATCTCAGATAATTTCTCTGATAGATTGTTCTTGCCTCCACGAGCAGCCTCTATTTCATTCTTGATGGCTGCAACTTCAGTTACAGGAATCTGATCAGCAACTGCTTGTATCCTCTCTCCAATGGATGCATGCGTTGCCCGTGCTGTACTGATTTCATCCTCGATATCAGCAACTCTATCTGACAGAGCGGAATCATCATATGCAGCGGGTATAGAAGATTTGATCGCATTAAGCTCTGTTGCAAGGTCGGAACTAAGACCTCTTGCTGCTGCTATCTCGTTTTCAACCGCTTCAAGGTCTGACTGTTCAGCCTTGTTGTTAATCAGGTTTGTGAGATTGCCGTCAGCAGATTCCCACTGAGCCTTTATATTGGCTATCGTGTCTGTAATACTTCCATCACCGTCTTCGTCCAACACGGATTTGATGTTGTTGATCTCGCTCTCGGCATTGGTTACTCTTGTCTGCAATGCAAAAATTGCATTCTCAGAGTTCTGAGCTCTTGTTGCAAGAGAGTTGATATCGGCCTTTACCTGCGTATCGTCATAAGCCGGAGCTACCATCTCAAACTTTGGAACGCCAACAACATCAGTTGTCAGTAGAACCTGTGCTCCAGCTTCGAGGCCGTTTATAAATTGAATATTTCGACTGTCTATGACGGTATAATCTATGTCTTTTACAGCCAGGATACCGTCCACAAATACTTTTAGAGCATTCCCGTCGGTAGCTACCACTTTCGTAGTGGTGAATGTCTTCTGTCCTGCGGTTGCGACGAACTTGTCATATACCCCGTTAAATTCGGTATTCATTCGTCTCAGAACTTTATTTGCTATTTGCATAGAAATAACATCCATTTTGACACCCCATTTATATTTTAATCTCTACCCTATTATGTTCTCATTTAATTATACATCAAAGACGGGTTGTTGTATATTATCATCTGTATTTTTTCCAGGCCGGATTACAGCCTCTTTCAAACTGTCACAGTAATTACACTTGTGACATTTGTGTCCACAGTTTATTCTGTGTTCTCCGAAATCCTCCGGGAATGATTTGTTATCCATGTAATAGATAGGATATGGAAGATCTATAATGGTTCTCATGTCTCCATCCAGGCTTCTCTCCCCGAATGCCTTTATCATGTGTACTACATGTTCTGCCGGTCTTTCACGACCTGATATCTTGAACAATGTAATGACATCGTCGTACAGATGAAGGTCTTCAGGACGCAGATAGGACATCTCCCTTATCGGATTGAAGTCGTCGCCTTTGCTGAAGAAGTAATGATCGCATGTCTTGCATGTCCGCAAGATCTCATTCTGGTTGCTAAACAGTCTCCACTTTTCAAGATCATTTATCCCGATATTCGGATCAATCAGTACGCTTGACAGGTAATGGTGATGACTCACAAACGACATGCAATTTATAAGGCATCCGTGATTTACGAGCAACTTCAATTCGAGGTTCGGGAACTTCTGCCTGAGATATTTGATGTCATCCAGGTTAAACAGGAAGGTACTGTTCAAGCATATGGAGTCAATAAACGGATACATTGCGACCATCTGTTCTACCTTATCGACACAGTCGATATCCGTCATGACAGTCATCTCTACTTTTACTCCAATACCCTTTAACTGTTCTCCGTAGATCCTGAGCAATGTGTTGTTTCCTACAACTACCTTGTCAATATTGTAGGCTTCCTTCAGTCTTTGGATTTCCCTTATGGCCATAACCAGTGAAGCCATGCCATTGTCAAAGTCAATGATAGTCTTGGACAACAGTATAGACACATCCAATCCCATATCTTTCGCTCTCTTGATTTCACTATCGTACTTTGCAGCATATTCTGGGATTTCACTTTCAAAGTACGGTCTTCCTGAAGCCATAATGTTTGACGGCAAAGGAAAGTAGATTTCCTTGACATACTGGAGGTTGTCCCCCAGTAAATCAAGAATCTTCATATCTTTTGTGTACGGAATTGATAATTTCTTCATATGGCATCCCCTTTACATTTGAATTAGTTTGAACTTACGTGAAACACTGGAGTTGTTCACGATTGTTAACTGTCCTGTTTCAGGATAATACCTGAAGTCAACGGTGTCTGTGTCTGTAAGAGTGTAGAATTCTTCATTGGTCACATCATGCTTAAAACTAACACTCCTTAGTACAGGAGTCTTATACCGATCGTCAGTTCTCATTATAGCAGCAATTGTAAGCGAGCCACGTTCAAGTTGATTTAACTGTTCTTTCGTAAGCGAAAGTAACGTTTCAATTGACATAGCCTCTGCGAGCCTAATATACTGCGTTGTTATCCATTTTGTACCATTCCAATACTTCCATATATTCTGTGATGGGTCGTCTGACAACAGGAATCTCATTTCGGCAGGGTTGTGGTCGATATATCTGTCTGCTGTAATTCCTTCAAAGTTTAGCCAGTGAGTTGTATTTATAGGAGTTTTATTATAGATATAATACTCTTTACCCCACGAGTAGTTTACAGGTGACCAGAAGATATTCATGTTTACGATACTAACACGACCAGCACCTCTGTTTACACTATATGGAATTTCAAGTCTTACCCTGATATACCGTAATTCACGATTAAACTGTATTGATTGCCACCTCTTTTCTCCAGTGTATCTTGCAACTTCCTGAAATTCTAATCCGTCCTTAGAAGCCCAAAATGAAGTCTGTTGGCTGCCGTTTAATTGACCAAAACATGCAGTCATATAGTTGATATACCTAAATTGCCTAAAGTCTAATATAATATCAACCATACGCTTATCTTCGCCTGGTAGTGTCCAGATTTCATGAAAATCGTAAAGATTTTCAACTCCGTACCATTGAAAAGTGAAAGTGGGATAGCTGTCATTAAAGAGACCAACAATCCCAGAACCTGAAGTTGTACTAACGCCATTAGAATCGATGGTCACATCAAAATAAGTTCCCTGCATCCGGGACCAATTATTGCTCGTCACCCATCCTATCGGAACCTCATATACATTTGTGATGTCATATTCTCTAAAGATTTCCGCACCGGTATCTTTAAGAACAACACCATATGTTGCGAACAAATCTTCGTTTCCTTTTGTGAAAATGAGCTGTTCTGTGAACGGCACATACGATGTCTTTTGTTCCCATACTTGTACTCCTCTTAATTCTCCTACTTTATCCACAGTGTAATACCCCTGTGGGGCAAGATCAGGAACGTCGATTTCTCTTACCTGCGGTAATATAAATGAAGGAAGTGGCGGAGGCGGAGTACCATCTTGCATTGACTGGTACATTAAATCAATGCTTTGCTGCATCAAGGTAAATCTGTCATCAGTTTCTACCTTGTATTCGTTCTGCTGCCGTTCGAGATCCGCAAGTTTCTGTTTTGCGTCTTCAACCATATCGATTACAGCAGTCTGGTTGCTGACAATCCTCCTCATTACTTTTACGTGTTGTGGGGATGTTGTTATATTCTTGAATATAAAATTGTTATTCGGCAGCAAGTATTTAATTACAGTTGTAGGGTCTATCTCCTGCCACTGTGAGTCATTGTAGTTCATTAAATCAAACCCGGCCAATTGATACTGATATATCGGTAATACAGACATTGCTGCTGTAGCCAGTTTAATAGCAGAGTGCTTTGTTGTGATATACGAGAACAGTGAACTTGGGTTAATTGTTTCAAGGACCCTTGCCGGCATACCTTTGTCGATGATCTCACTCTCGTGAATACTTACAAATGTATCGTTCTCAAAATCAATCTGGATGCTGTCTACTTTTGCGTCAGGGGATATAAGCCGTACCTTGATGTATAGCCATTCACCAGCTCTTAATTGTTCAAAGTGGCTGTCATTTAACGCATTAAGCTCAGTATATGTCATTCCCCTGTCAAACATTCCGTCCCATCGGAAAGTATCGTTATTATATGTGTAGAAGTTTGTGCCGTCAAAAGATATACTGTACTGGATATTACTGATATCCGATACGCTTTGTATTGAATGAATTCCAACTATCTTCTTGTTTGCAATATATACTTTTGCAGTATAGTCTTTCTTATACTCAAACCTTGGCTGTAACGACGAACCTGTGATTCCTTCGGTATCGCTTTCTATTACAGGATTAAGCACATCTGCCTTATCTCCGCATAGATACATTGAGACCGGAAGTGTAGCTCCGGATCTTATATAAGTATGTGTAATCCACTGTCCATCATTTGTCTTTGTCACAGAGGACCTTAAAGCACCGCCGCCATACATATCTTTCGGAATAATTGCTATGCTGGTATACTCATTACCTTTAAAGGCAGATGACCCTTCGTCAGACGAATGACCATACCACCTTGAATATCTATGAACGTCATAATTTGTATATATTTCATTCTCATCAATAGGATATCCGTTGATGTATTTTCTTGCGTCAACTGAACTTGCAGAACTATAAATAACAGCATAGTCATGCGAGTCGTACCATTCAGGGTAATATAGCCTATACGCACTGTCTACTACAACCTTTGCTTCATCGAGCCTGATTACTTTGTCAAGTTCAGACCAAACATATAGTTTCAACACTTTGTTGCTAAGTGGTGTAATCTTTAACACAAGGCTATAACCTGCAATTGCAACGCTTATATTTCTATTAAGATTGTCCGGACTTATAGGAATCTGATACTCCATCCCATCAATCTTTATGTATGCCCTAATAAATACGTATTTATAAGGCTTCCATGTTAAATCAAGCGTTCTACTGGCGTGTTCGGAAATTGTAGCAGTACCAAGAACACCATCAACTGTCGGTAAAGGATTAACATATACATTCTTGTTACTAAACAGGTATTTTGATGTTGCGTTAAGTTTTATGTTATTTGTAAGAGAGTCACCGACATATTTATACCCAAGGTCGTCATAGAAGTCATCCGGCATTACTGTCAGTCTTTGCGGGATATAAGTTACCCAGTTCTCTCCATTGTCTTTACTGTTTGCAATAGCAAATCTTGTAATCAGGAATGGGTCCTTTGCTGTAGGACTCTTTTGAACAATCTTCAAAGTTTCGCTTCTGTCGTTAATTGGTGTCGGATTTACGGTTGTGATAACTCCTGATTCTTTGTTATATTCATATGCGTATACCGATATCTTGCTGACATCGATTTGATAGTTTGTTCTCAGGTTGTCAAAAATGTTGTATGAGAACCTTATATACTTTGCGGTCTGTACTGTTGGTAAAGTATAATCAAGATCCCTGTCACTTCCGGTGTATAATGTTGTCCATACTTGCTGGTCGTTTGATATCTGAATAGTAACTTTGCCGACTGTACTGTTTGATGCAAACTTCGACGCAACTCTTGCAACCTCTATAGCTCTGAACAATGAGAACGTCACATTAACGAATGACCTTTTGATTGTCCATATAGCACCTTTTCCCTCAAGTGCATTTATAAGATGGTTGCTCCAGTTCTGTGAACCGTCTTCATTAAACTGACTGGCAGCATAATCGGCAATGCAAGTGCCAACATAAGGAATCAGGCACGAATCAAGTCCCTCTGTTAAAAACACATTAGCAGTATGGAAAGGCAGTTTGTATAGATTGTTTGTTGCAACAGGTATTACCATATTGTTTGACAATACGTTTCTCTCTTTGTCATACTTTACAACATCATCACCCGTATATTCAATTGCGGCTTTTACTGCGTTAATATCCTGGGTCTTTCGGTATGCGTCGACGATTACGTTTGGTTGGTCGTTTACTATCAGTTTCTGTGTTCCAGGGAGAAGTACAAAATTATCCTCTTTATATGTAATCCTGTCTTCTATTCTGACAATCATTTCATTGCCATTCATCTGTACGATTGTCGGTGCAGGGTCTGTATTGACAGGCTGATTCTTTAGCATATCGACATCATGTTTAATAACGCCAATATCAGACATGTTTACAGAAGTCTTTGCCTTCATATCATCCAGTCTGTCATTTAAAGTCGCATATCCATCTCTGGCCTCTACAATCTCCTGCTGGCCTTTAACCTTTTCATCAATAGCTTCAGCCAAGGAAGCACTTGACCCCTTGGCTTGTTTCAGCTCATTGAATATATTCGCAAGAGTGGTATATATCTTATTCTGCATAATGGACCCCCTTAGTACCTACAAGTTACCGTAAAATCATCGATTAACGGTATTAGGAACTTTATTTTTCCACTTTCTATTATATAGTCGTCGCCTTCGTCTAACAATATACCTTCCATGTAAATTGCATAATTACCGGTAATATTGTCTGGTATGGTGTATTCTGTGACATCACTTTTTACATCAAAAGTATAAGTTACGTAATTCGTATTAAGTCGGCGTTCTATAGCATCCAGCCTGTCAAGAACACTCCCTATTTCAATCAATCTATTCTCGTTACCAGGAAGATACATCTCAAGGTTCTGTACCCTTGTTAAAATCTCCTGGATTGAATTCAGCAAAGACTTTACATCTGAACCCTTAATAGAGTTTGCAAGATTCACGAAATCTATCGATTCAAGTGCGGCCAGGCGAATCCGAAGTTCAGCCATTTCATGTGTATTTGTTGCAAGAGCTACATCGTCGGCATTTTCACCTGATATGGTTTTTATCTGTCCAAGATCGTCATATGTATAATCCTTATATCCAAGAAGAACCCCGTTAGTGTCATACCTTTCCTCACGCTTTATATTGCGTTGGGAATCGTAATGGTAGACGATATCATAATTCAGGTCGCCTCGTACAATTTCCTTTACGATATAGCCTTCACTATCGTATTCATATTCACGATTGGTAGTGAGTTTCTCCAGGACGTTAAGGATGTTATAGGCAGCCATTGAATTCAGCCTGTCATTGACAGTTGGGAACACGCCTCTTGCATCCTGTAACTCGGCAACCAGAGGAGCATTGATATTCTCTAAATCCAGGTTCTTTATATCCTGCATTTCCTGTTTTATGACTTCAAACTCGGTAGCGGTGTTTTGTAACGCTGCTTCCTGAGCTTCGGACTTGCTATGCAAATCCAGGATTTCTTCTCTAAGATTTGCATAACCTGTCTTTGCGGGATCGATATAGGTTGGCCTACCTGAAGTTCTCATCTACATCTCCCCCTATTTTGCAGCTTTGGTTTTTCTCTTGGTAGTTTTATTGCCACTGTCCTGCTTCTTGGCAGCTTGAAGTTCTGCCTTAAGAGCTTCATTCTCCTGTTTTAACACGGTAGCGATGCTCTCTATCTTCTCAAATTGGAACCCCACAAATCATCACCCCTATAAAGTATATAGTAACGCTATCGCACTCACCATTGCATCCGGCGACTTAAATTCAATCTTGATCCTTAGATGCTGGGATTGTGTGGTGAACTTATACACTTTGTCAAGGTCAACCTTTACATATGAGCCGCCGTGATTGTTACTTATATAGAAGTCACATTCACCTGAATACTGAGATGTCAGGATCAAGCTCATAAACAGTTCTCCAAAGTCTATTTCTTTTAAGTGAAGCACACCATTCTTGCTTGGGTCAATCAGCTTCACAATCCTTAAAGCACTATCATAGATGACATTGTAACTTCCTGTCGTGTTAAACAGGCTTGGAATGTCAGGCAGCGTAGGTTTACCGTCGTCAATGAACTTTTGTCCAACAGTTACCGGAGTATTCCTGTCATGGATAAGATGCATCTCTCCTGTATCGTCTGCTGTCATGACTTTCATGTTCATGATCCTTAACGGCTGGTCACCAATTGTTGCATAGACAATCACACGCACTTTTAGGCATGTTATCGGTGCAAACTTATGAGTTATATGGTTTGCCCAGATGTTATTATCGTAAATCGTGTTGTCTACGATACGGCCTTTGAACTCCTGCGGTATGCCGTCTTCACCAATTATAATGCTTGTCATCGGAAGCCACTTCGGTGAATCATACGGATCGTTTGCTGAAGCAGAGCCGTCTACAGTGTACTGTAGCGAATAATTCTTTCCAGCACTGTTCCTTTCTCCAAACAGAATTAAGAGCTTATTAATATTCTGAGCTGTATCAAACGAAGCAACAATTGATTTTGGTACTGCGTTTGTTGGTGTCAGGTCAGAATAGAAGTAAGTATTACTGTTTTCCTTTACCTTATCTTCGTTTAAGCATCCACTACTTGATGTCATAGTTGCAGAAGGAATCAGATTGTTTGACCTTGTAAGTTTAATATTATCAAGGAACACGTCCTGGTCGTTGAGGATGTTATTAAAATATAACACCAACTTGCGTATATCTTGAGCTCCAGTACCGGTAGGCATAGGAATGTAGTGCCTGTGCCACTTCTCTGACACAGAAGGATCAAAGTAGTCAAGATCAAGATATTGAGCATTGCTCTTTCCTATTTCAATCTTTGACACATACGCCTGGTCCCATGATGCAGTATATGAAACATATCCGTTCCATATAAGCGAACTTTCATACCCGCTATAGAGTGCAGCATCAGCCAAGAAAACCTCAGCCTGTGCGTGATTTACCTTACGCAGCGAACCAGATACAACTTTAAACGTAACCTTGTATGTATAGAACGACAAATTCGGGAATTTAATGAACACCCAATCGCTCGTGATGTCACCTGTAGGTGTGCCATCAAAGTACGGCAAACCATTATCGAATGTGACAGGAACGATAATAGTTTCTACATTACAATCGGCCAGGCCGGTATTGTTGTCTATATTTCTTGTATCCAGCATCACATAGATATTCTCAATCCTTATGTACTGGTTTGGTTCTGGCCGGAATGAAATTCTTATCCTATCATATGTGTTTCTGTTACGTGAGCTAAGTCTTATAGACTGTCTTATAATCTTTCCTGTCAGTTGTTCTGTAGTATTAGGTGACACACTCCACTCATTTACTACAGATGAAACAACCTCGGTGCTTGCAAGGAATCCCATTCTAAGGTTGTCTTTGTGTGCAAGGTTTGATTTCATGTCAACGCACAGCGTCTTAAACTCCCTGAAATCTTGTGGTCCGCCAAAGTCTTTGTTGATATTTGTATTAGTTGCATTGAATTCAGTAAACAATCTTAAATCAGTCAACATGCATTTTGACATCAATGTCTTTACAACAATCCTGATGCCGGTAATATTCCTTACAGACTTAAACGAGAATGAATTAAGAGAACGTGTGTTCCCAACTATCATGCAGTCGTTGTTAATCACACCGTCTGTCGAAACACTTAACGGTATATTGTAAGTGTTCTTTAATTTACTAAGCCTCTCAAACTTATGCCATGTGATCTTGGTTATATCAGTAGGCAGTAAGTCCGTTGTATAATAGACTTCATAGTCTATAGGAATATTCGCAGGATTGCTGTCCCACACGATATCCATTTTATTGACTACCGCCTTGTTGTTAATCTGGATCAGATACTCAAACGGAGCATTGATACCAACGACAGAGTTAAACTGCTGCCCGTCATTTAAAGCCCTTTTGCCGATACCAAATGCTATATTGGTTACATTGTATATCGGGTTTCCGCCGGAATTAAATCCTTTAACAGATACACGGTAACAACCAAGACCACTGGTTTTATCTGTACTGTCAATGGATGTGTCAAAATTATATGGATTTTCCCACTCTGATACATTCTCGTTCTCGACAATCATTTTCGGAACATTGCCTATACTTCTGAATATCTTTGCACCGGTATTTTCTGCCGGAGCGTCTTCATATGCAAGCTCAACAGAATTATATGCACCGGCTCCTGTGGTTATAACAGAAGTATTGATAAGGTCGGTTTCACCGTAGATTGTCTTATAGACGATGCCATAAGTGTATGAAGTATTAGGCAGCAACAATCCTCCTATCGCAGGGTCGTCAGTTATATTGACAAGCGTAGGAGCTTTTGCTGCACGTATTCCGTAATAAATGGATGCATCATCGTCAAACAAATCTTTTACCGACTTATCCATGCCGTATTTTGTTGAGTTTATCAACATGCTTAACTTGAGGAGCTGAACGTCCCTTTCTTCATTTGTGTATATACCATTCGGTCCGCCGCCACCTCCGGTATGGTAATGCAGGCTGTCTGCGTTTCCTCTTTGCGTTAGGATATTCTTCTCAGCCTCTGTAAGGTCACCGGCATTTGAATGAGTAGGATAATTAAGAATAAGACGGTCTTCAGGAAGTTTGAAGTTATCATGAAGATGCTTGTTTTCTATAGCCTTGTCTGCAATTCTGTGACCTTTGATTTTACTAACTCCCATTTTTAGTACCTCCTTTTGAATACTGCTATATTGCTTTGAGCGGCGAATGGTATTGTCATTCGCACGGTACGGTCGTCGACTTCTTCATAGTCATTGCCGGGTTGAAGCAACAAGCCATCTTCATAAATCATCAGGTCCCTTTCACCTGGACGGTATGTATCAATGAAATTGATCTCCATTTGATTGTCTTCACTTATCATGTAGAGAACCCATTCAAACAATCTTCCCGACCCTGTGCCTGTAATATATAACTCTGTACCTTCAGGAAGTTCATAATTGAGTGTAATCTGTGTCGGTGATGTTTCTACATAGTCATTGTCACTCCCGGGATACAGTAGTGTAGGCCCTTCAAATACCTGAAGATTATTGGCACCTACGGTATATGAGTTAGGAAGATCAATAACAGTCTGGCCGGCTGTAAGTGTTACCCTGAATGTCCAAGGGGTAATCATTGACACATTTGTGTTTCCGCTGCCGCCTCCACCAAGTATATTGTCAAGTCTTGATCCGAGGCTCTCATATATTCCACGTGCTGATTGTATTTCAGCATATAAAAGATCCAATTCCTGATGAGATTTCACACCGGCGTGTGCATCTATAATCTGCTGTGCTTCTGTTATAACAACCCTGAGAGCTTCAGACAGTGATGCGAAATCTCCTCTTGCTTCCTGCACCTCTTTTGTAAAGCTATCAACTACATCTTTCGGTGCTTTACCTGCTATGGTATTTGCAAGAGTCTTTCCCTGCTCCCTGGCCTCAGCTACTTCTGTAATGGTTAGCAAAATATCTTTCAGGTCGATTATCTTAACCAGTTCCGGGTTCGAGTTCTTGATGATATCGAGAACCGATTTGTTCGGATGGGCATGGGTAGGATGTTCGAGCAATACCATTCTTTCCGGAATGATGAAGTCATCAGCAAGATGAGCAGTACGGATTGTCTTATCGGCTATTCGGTTTCCACCTATCTTTGTTCTGCTGCTCACGTAGCCTACCTCCTTTTTAATACAGTTATCTTTGACCCCACAGGAGGGGCTTCAACAAGTTCTATTGCCCTGTTGCTTATCTCTATATAATCGTCGCCTTCTGTTAACTGTATTCCGTTCTCATAGACGAGGATATCATCTCTGCCGGTATAATAAACGTTTTGTAATTCATATATTGTCTGCCCCTGCAATGACACAAAACGTTCTGACCAATTATATAGAGCTGCCGTACATACTACCGATACGTTCTCTCCTTCTTCCAATTCATAATTAAACTCTATGGTCTTGTCGTCAATTTCAACATAGTCAAAATCAACTCCAGGCCATTGAAGCAACCCCTGGACAAACACGTTAATCATATTTGTTCCTGGAATATATGATTCGGTAAGATTAAAACGCCTCTGGTTCTTTTCGGCTATATAATTTAATTTCCATGTCTTCTGCTGGTAATCTTTTTCATGGTACAACACTGTTCCGGCATTCTGAACACCCTCCTGACGGAAGATAAGTTTTGTACCGGGACTATACGGTGGTCTTAGCAGACGTATCGTGGAAGGATTGACTTCTTCATAATCTGTCCCGCATTCAAGCCTTAACCCCTGAACGAATATGTTCATTACGTTATCGCCGGGTTTGTAGGTGTTCTTCAACGTAAATTCTGTCTGGTTTGCAATGCTTATAATTTCCTCATGTATTGGAGAAACCACAATAGACATTGACTCGCAGATAAACGACAAATAAATATCACTTTCAAGAGGATATTTGAAGACAACCTTGTTGTCTGATACTTCGTCATAATCTACGCCAGGAACAAGCAATTCACCGTCACGATATACCTTTAGATGTTTTCCGTCTGCGATAAAGGTATTGATTAAATAAAAATCGGTGTCTCCTTCTTCAGAAATGAATTCCTCCCTGAAACCATTGCGATAAGCGAAATTGATAACAGGGTTTCCAGGGACACCGGTTGTTTGATCTTTAAATATATTATTCAGAAAGTCCTGTATTGCGTTTACATGTGTTGTAACAGAAGTAAGGTCGCTGTTCAGAATAATCATTCTGGCATCAACCTCATTACTTAACGCTATCAGCCCTTCCTGTGTTGCGGGGTTATAGCCCATATCCGATATCGGGATTCCAGTATTGGGTTTTACATATTTCTCATTCAGTTCAAGCCTAAGACCGGATATTGCTTCGATAGGGTGTTGGTTTGGTGTTTCACGATCAACCAAAAGATTATGACTAATAACGGAACTTTCCATATCGGTAATTCCGTATCTCATTAACCTTATCACTTCTTACACCCCCTCTAAACATTCTTTAATACGAGTTTATATTTGAACACATCGTACTTCGACAATGTCGGTATTGACGTAGCCGATATCTTAATCCATATGTTTGTACTACTTCCTGCCGGCACATTGATGATTACCTTGTCCTGGTAGTTTCCTGGTTCTCCGTAATTATCAAGTGCAAGTTGAATCATTCCGGTCCCATACAGTTCACTATACAGACCTATCGACGCTTCAAGGTTTATAATGTCTTCAGCATCAAGATTCTTGATTGTCAGAATACCCTCAACATAAGCACCTTCCATGTCGCCAATGTGAGTAACCTGGTCCAATTCAAGATCAACATTACTGATAAACTTTGGCTTGGATACAGGTGTTCCGTAACTATCATATTCAACGACAAACACCCTTCGTTGAAACCGAACATCAATATTCATGATGTACTGGAATTCGTCGCCCGGGTAAAGCCGTTCGCATGGTGTCTTGTATAGCAGGACATTAGACGGCGAATATAATTCGATGTAACCTTCAAACGGCAATAGACGTGAGAACATATCGAACTTCACGACAGAGAACCCTGGTTGTACTGTTTGTTCCTCAATCAGGTTATTATCCTTGTCAAACAGTTTAGTAATCATTCCTTCTTCAAGATTCTCAACATAGATAAACCTGTCAGAATACATAGCTGCATATTCTACATCCAAAGGAACAGAAAGCACATTCGGGACTCCGTTTAACACTATACCGATCTTAACTGCATCTTCGATTCTTGCACTACCAATAAGCTCCCACAGTATACCGTCCTGTGAACCATATCCATCGAACACATCTCCGCTCTTATACATCCTTACATAAAGATAATTCCTCGTTGCATCAAGAATCGGATCATAGTATTCTATAAGTTCAACCCTGTCTGTTGATGTCTTATATACAACAATACCGCCAATGTCATTTGAAACAACCGGTTTGTAATCATTCTTGATCTCAAACAGCATTTCATTAGTGGCAGGTATATCAGTAAGTATGTACGTTGAAGACTCTGCATGTTTTACACGAAGATACCCTGGTCTTTCGGACAGTGAATATCTTGAAGCGAGAGATGGGGTGACAACCCATCTCTCGTCCAATGTAGGTCCATCGAAGTCATCGAAGAATATATCGCCAGTTCTTGCTCTTTCAAGTCTTGGCATATATATCTCCTCCTACTACGCCATCTGAACGATAGTTTCGTGGCTGAGAATTTTGCAGATCTTAACGTTATCTTCACCGTTTGCTATAATCAAAGGTTTAGCTGTTTTCAAGGCTTCGTCAACACCGAAGTGAACGGAGTGAAGAATCCAAGGTTGCCCTATGATAGGTTCCCACACAGCATCAGGAGCAACATCAATAGTGTTGCGGATGTTTGTCGGGTCTGTTGATAACGGCTGTTCTATGGTTCCCCCGTTGTTCATAAGAAGTGTCTCACCCTGGAATATCTGGCCGAAATCGTCCTTGGTTGCCCCAAGCTCGGCTCCATATATGATTCTTCCACGGGCGTTCTTGGGTCTTTTAAATACCCAATACTGGACTATTCCCATCTTATTGTTATTAGCCATTTTGTTTATCCCCCTTATATATTAATGCGGTTTATGTTATGACCACATCCAGAATTCTCTCGGTCCTTTGGCCTTGTTCTTATGATGTATCTCATAATAATCATACATCATTTGGAGAAGTTTATCAATAGCTTGCCCACCTCTCCCGGGCTCACCCTCGTACCGGATCGTGGCTCCCTTAAATACGGAATTGCTCACGATACACTTATAAATAATGCTTGTGCCTGTTCCAGATTTAATGAGCTTAATATCATATGTTCCTGCCTCAAGCGGTATTGATGGAGCAGGTTTTATGTACTCGGAATTGGTTGGATTTGATATCCTGTACACTCCAGGTTCTGTAATTTCCAACTTCACTTCGTCATTTATATAAAGGCTTACTTTGTCGCCGATTGCCACAAACGCCTCAACCATAACTTCTCCATCTATCGGAAGCACATGATTCTTTACTTCCCATGTTGAGTTGTCAAGGTCAAACGGATCATACTCTCTCACAAGAATGTATTTACTCATGTCATGGGCTATCTTCTCGCCAAACCAACGAACCTGTTTCATAATCCTCTCGTATTGCTTCATTCTGTTCTTGTCGAAATAGGCAATTGTACGCTGTATCCATTGGTTTATATTGTCGAGAACATAATTTATTGCTCTTGATGCATCAAACTGTACGATCTTTGCATATTCCTGTATCATCGTCATTTCGATATTCTCAGTCTGGTAAAACTCTTTTAGTGTTTCAAGAACCTTCTCGCTTGACCTGTGTTTACACCAGAATATCCAGATTAGGAGCATCATATCTTTATAACAGTATAGGTCAACAGGTATAATCTCACGGTATAGATCCTTATACTTAGGATTATAATGAGCATTTGGAAATTTTACCTGTACCTCTGGTTTATTTGTTGGTCCTATCGGATCTTTCGGAATACCGGTCACTGGGTCGTATAGGTTCTTAGTTATCTTCTCATAGTTGTAATCGTCGTTTGGAACCTTGATTCTATCATCTCTGTCTTTTGAATCTATATAGATTTTTGTGAGCTGATTCCATTCTGTGTCCCAATCGGCATCTATAATTCCGCTCAGTTTGTCCCCCTGTAATGAAGCTCTTACTTTTGCAAGAGGTACAAGATATCCGCTGTGCATTGCAGGCGTGTTATGTTGTCTAAAACTTTCACCTATATCCTGTATTCCTTCCTTCAATGCCATACGTTTCTTGTTTATGTCTATAGCTAATGATAAGACTGCTTTTACCGCTTCTCCAAACCTGTCACTATCTGCGTCTATAACGTTAGTGAATTCTGTAAGGTGTTCTGCCTTACTCCATCCTACAGATAACAGATCAACAGATGCATCGACGCTGTTTTTACTGTCAGCAATCTCAGTAACAAGGATATCACATTCTGACTCCCTGTTGTCGGATTCAACCAGCCCTATCATGATAACTGATTCTGCCTCGTTTGAAAGTGCAAATTTGATTTCTTCTTTGATCTCTGCGATAGCCTCTTTGTTTAGAGCAACCCTCATATCTACTATCAGGATACATTCTTTTCCCGGACGTTCAGCAGGCTCAAAACTACGAAGCATCATAAAAGGCTTATTTGCTCTGTCTGAAAATATAACCTTCGTCATTGCACGTGGTTCGAACACGTTAAACAATCTGAATACCGGCCTGTTTTGGGTTACGGCGTATTGTACCTTGTGAACACGCATCATAGGGCGGAACGTTTGGGCGGCAAGTATATATGGGTTCATCCAGTATACTTCGTCGTTTATTCTGTGACTGTATATAATAACATTATCAGGGAATATTTCCGCCGCTCTCCTGATACGGTCAACCATACTAACATCTTCGACAACACGGCCAGGTCTTAACATCTGCTCACCACGGTTGTATGTATCTTTATGGTCTTCGTTTATTCTTCCTGGACGTTGCTGCTTATTGAACAATATGTGGTTTACAACGACAGAACTCGGCTTCATCTGCCTGTCAGAAAATATATGACTATATGTGTTAATGAGACTGTCTTTTCCGTACCTGTTGGCAAATGTAGTCTTCTCAACAACAATAGAATTATCCTTCCCGGAACGGTCATATGCAATAAGATCGGCAAAGTCTTCAGCATGTTTTTGTATCCTATCCATTCCGAATGTAACTCTTGGTATCATGCTGTTGATATACTGTCTTGATGCATATTTAATCAGAGCATCTATCTGTGCGATATTGTCGGCATTTGCATTTTCAACAGCAATCAGCTTGTCAAAGAACTTAGCGTCGATATCGCTATCTGCATTTGCACGAATGAGTTCTTTGAAGAAAACGCCTTCGTCATCGTACCAATAGCCAAATTTCGGCTGACCCAGAAGGAGTGTAGACAGTTCAGCTCTATCAATTGCAAACTTAATATTGTTACCCGTGATTCTTGACAGATTAGGGCTATTCACCATCAACTTGTGTCCTTTTTGGATAAATGAATTGTTGTCATTTCCTTTATCCATCAGGATAAAATCAAGCATACAACCTTGAGGCTTATCAAGTTCATCCATGAGTTTTAATCCATGCTGACTGATAGCTTCGGATTCTTTATTTATCGCCTCTACCATTGTGTGGAATATTTCAGATATTCCTGAAATACTATGTGTCGCCTGAATACATACAGGTTCTACGTAAGCTATGGATTCAAGATTTGATGCGTTACCAAATACCTTCAGATGTTCTCCTACAGTATCGGTTCCGCTTACAGAAACTTTAAACAACGACAATAACTCTGTGTCATTGTCGACCCCAGAGCTTCCTGTTTTCATGTTATTCAAGATGGTATATTGTTTTGTGACCGCTGATTCAGCCAAATCGGAGCCGTTAAGAATATGAGTCCTTGATATGGTGTTATCTTCAGCCTGAATCAGTCCGGATAAGTCTTTTGACGGTTGATCTATTGGCCTCTCCGCTCTGGAGAATTCCTCCTCAACCTGTGATTTGTACTGGCTAAAGAACCGGTACTGGAAGCCGAAGACCTTGCCATTCTTTACTTTAGTGTTAAGCAGGGCATAAGCCCTGCTAACACTATTCTTTACTAATTTTTGATCTGCTGTACCAACCGTCATATTGTATATGATCGGTTTCATCGGCAACCATCCTTTTTAGTACAATTCTATCCTGTTACCCTGGCTGTCGATATAGCTTCTGGACTTCAGGATACCAACACCGTAATTGAAGTTAGGTGAGTTGTTAAGGAAGCAGAACGGAGAATTCAGCTTAAAGTATTTGAATATCTCCTGTGGTTTTTCAGGATCTTTGGAATCCTTGTTAACAATCAGTTCATCCAGGTGAACGATACTGGTGTTGTCAACGATTACTGTATCTTTCAGCCAGCCTCTGTATCCATCGTAACCATGTACAACGTAAGTTGGAGACAAGTGGAACTTGCCGGTCCATCTTGACGGGTTAAATGCATCCTTCCTCATGTATTCTTCAGGAGTTATGAACGAAGCATAGTGCCTCTGGTTGTAAACTCCGGAACGAGTCTTGAACATGGATATGTCGGTTACACCGGTTGCTGTAGTTTCGTCACCCCATGTGTCAGGGAATTTAACTGACAATACGAAGTTTAGAACCATGTCACGTTCAACTGATTTTTGAGCCTTTGAACTCTTGACAAGCGGCATCATTTTGGATTTGTCAGTTGTATCTACAGGAGCAGAAACGTCGGTTTCAGTCCATGTAAACTCATAGTAATCACCTTTGTCAACAATACCGGTTGCAACACTAAGGTCAATGCTTGCTATCTCATACATAGGTTCAAAAGCACCATATACATAAGGGGCCGGCGGGGATGGATTATTGATGATGGTATTTGCTGTATTGGCAATCTTAAAGATTCTTAACCTGTTAGCCGGTTTTGGAATCTTCAGAGTAAATGTATACGTTCCTTCCGAGCAGTCAATGACTGTGGCTTTTTCAGGTTGAGGCTCCCACTTTGGCTGGAAACCACCTGTACGAGTGTCACCGTCAATACATACACCTTTTACACCAGGATTATTTACATCAATCAAAGCCTTCGAATATACGAAATCAAAGTTGTTGCTTGGCATTGTTTCGTCGTCTTTTGAGTAAGAAACGAACTTATATCCGACTCTGAACTTATCTACATAATCCGTCGGAGATGTATAAGGTGCAGACGGAGTAGATGTAGGTATGGGAGTAAATGCATGATACCCCTGTACAGCATACTTTGTTGCATCAAACTGTGAAGTTTTGTCAATAGTTACTATGCCATTGTCATTGGCTTTTGATACCTCAAGAACATTCTTGAGTTCAGCCTGGAAGTCAAGAATTTCAACCTTACCTTTAATAGGTTCCTGTAAAGGCTTAGGACGTTTACACGGAACCGTAGAAGATCCTACAGTAAGTGCAAAGTTACCTGCTGTATCATTGACAACACCTTCACCTTCAAAGCTGTCTATCTTTCCGATATAAGCAAATGATGTGAGGTAACGGTCGTAGTCAATTGTCGGGTCACCCATGAGAACCATAGATATTCTGTCGTTATTACAGTTGATCCAGAATTGAATAGGAATGGTTTCGCTCATACCGGTTAGAATCTGTGGCATCAGCCTGATACCTTTGGATATGTCATCCTGAGAAGGACCTCCGTCCATTGCGTCAACCAGTTCTTCCTTGTAATCCAAGTACCAGGAGAATTTAGCATACTCTGAAGGATGTCCGCCTTCTTCCTTGGTAAGCAACTGGTTACCGTATATTGTTACAATCTCATAGAGATCAAGTTCCTCACCGGTTATAGGAGTATATACCGGCTGTTGTGTCTGATCGTCTATGGTTACATTGCAGATTACACCGTTATAAACAGCTTTATCAGGCTGTTCGGTCCTTGTGGCTTTGTCTACAACATACTGTCTGTCAATTTTCATTTTATCACCATATCTTATTTCGATATAGTGGTTGTTTGGCATCTTGAGTAAGTCGCCGGTTACAGGATCTACCGTTTCCTCAAGGTTTTCTTCAGGATTGATAGCATATCTGTACTTGACGATCTCAAGGAACATTTCAATCTTGTCGACCTTTGAATCTGGGTCTGTATTGTACTCGTCATAACCTGCATTAACAGTTACTGGAGTAGTTACGGTCCTGAGTATGACACGTTTTGCGTCAAAGCCATTTACTACTTCCCACTTTTCGGAACTCATGAGGTTGATCTCCATTTGAGCCAGGTCAGTGCTTCCGCCTGTAGCGTAAACAACCTCCCAGTTCTTTGTCGGGTCCACCTCGTTCGTGGGAACCATGACTTTCGTATATTCAGCGATGTCTACTGTGTTACCCTCTTGGTCCCGCCATACGCCAGGAGTTACTTCGGTAAGTTCAAAGTCTGTCGGTGTTCCGTTGACAGTCTTACGATACTTGACGACCAACTTCTTGTTGGCAGTAGTCAGGATATTGGCAAGAGTAAACAATATACGCTGTGAATTTGTTAAACCTTCAACCCATGCCATTATCTTAGCCCTCCTTCTTGAATAAATACCTCATTGTCGGCCATACCTTTTTGGATGTGCCGCTGATATTGTAAAATACGAACCGAATCTTTGTTCCTGCTGGAATCTTCTGTGCCAAGTTTAGAGAATTCCCTATTGCAATGTTCTCCGGTAGCTCCTTAGTATACATTGTTTCGCACATCTTTTCGGTTTGCTCGTCGGTTCCGTTTACTGTTACCAGTTCGAGTTCCCAGTAATCTCCGTCGTTATATCCACTACATGCGACACCGATATCTACAAGATAGATGTCCATTGTAAAAGTTGTCTCGACGGTCTGAGGAGCGGTCACCCCGGCAGGTATGTCAAGTCTGAATCCCTTCATCCTGGCCGTATCTGCATCAGGGAACATGGCTTCGGGAAAGTGTATCCTTTTAATTTCACCAATGGTATCAATAGTACCACCGGCGTTATAACTTACGTTAACACCCACTAAAATCCCTCCCTAAGCCAATTTATCCGGCGTGAATACTATGTAACTCTCATTTAATACAGAGTCGTTTATTACTGTCCATACGCCACGAACTTCGCCGTGAACCTTAACCTCTGTGTTGTCAGAATCACTTTCATCGGAATAAGTGCTTGAAACAGAACAGATAATTGAGTTCGATTCTTCGGTTGTAAGAATTCTGTTCAGCCGTACATATATAGTTTTAAGGTTTAGGGCTACATTGGAGAATCCGTCTTCCGGAAAGAATTCCAGAACTTCAATTTCGTCCGGTATTTCTTCCGCAATGTCTACTATTTCAGAATCGTCTTGTGAAACAGGGAGCCTCTCATGATCCTTGATAAAGAACATTGTCGGTTCACCAAACGCTCCGTTAAGGGCCCTTACCCTAACATAATACAATCCTTCTGCCAGATTGATGTTTGATATGTCAAATGACACATTTCCATCTGAGTCGGACAAAGGATCTATAAGCATTTCATTTATCACAAGATGTTCGAAGGTCTTAAACTTCGATATCTCTATGATATATGTGCTGGCATTCTGTGATTTCCACACGATGCCATTTATTTTGTCAATAACAAGCGACGGGGTCGGAAATACGATTTCACATGGAGGCAGGCTTGCTTCAGTCTGTGTGGTGAAATACGATACATAATCCAACTCCAGCGTCTTCCCGAGTATATCCTTGATTGAGCGGGCAGGTATATACACAATGTATTGGCTACCCTTGTTCAAAGGTTTTTCGGGAGTGAACAACACTACTTTATCGCCACAGACCAGGCTGCCATTTACCTGAAGATATTTGGTGGTATCGATTATCTTATCGCCCTTATAGATGTGTGCAGGGTCCTCCAGAATGAAAATATTGCCGAAGACAGTATTCTCATTCAGCTCACCATTAAAGACCAACCTGATTGCAGTATTGACATTTACATCAGGCTGAAACGGATTTGGAGTTATCTGTATTACATCTAATCCATAAAGCACAAGATTGTTATTCACTCGAATTCACCTTATTTCTTCTTGGAGTTTTTGGTAGTGGTCTTCTTTTCTTCACCGTCATTTCCCGCCTTTTCTTCTACAGCAGGAGTTGTTGCTTCAGTCTCTACTGAAACTTCCGGAGTTTCATCAGCAGGAGCTTCTGTAGGTGTTTCAACTGTAGCTTCTGGAGCCTTGGATTCTGCCGAAGCCGACTGTTCTGTAGCATCTGACTTCGGCGGTTCCTCGTTTGGGATTTTATCCTTTTGAGGTTCCGCTGGCGGTACTGCTGCATTAGCAGGTGTAATAGTTTCCTGAGCCGTCTTGAAGTTGCCTGTCGACAAGTCTATGACATTATCGAGGTCAATAATCGTTTTGTACTTCAAACCTCTCAATATCATTGGAGTTATCCGGTTGGCAAAACCAACCGGATTTCCAATGGATAAGCTAACTCCAGACTCGGGATCAAAGAAACTATAGTTACTGGACCCTCTATTAAGTCCTAATCTGAAACTGGTCATTTACTTATCCCCCTTATCGGTTATCATTACGGAGTAGGTGTAGGCATATCAACAGCAATATACCTTTCAGGCATCGGCCAGCTCTTAGCCATGCTGATGTTCTTCGCAGAACAAATTGCACGACCTTCGTTGTATGTACCGTAGCCGTATCTTTCTACAATCTTCACGTTTCTGATATCACGAGCAGGATCTCTGAATTCCTCAGTCTTGAGGTCGTCCTGTACAATCAGAACACCGACATTGTTTCTGTCTACACAGAACATATCGAATGTCTTGTTGATCTTGTCGATAGGAGCAAACGGGCTGAGGTTTACATTAAATGCAAACGGGATTCTGCCCTGAATGCTTTCAGGTCCGAGCTTGAATGAAGCTGTAGGAGTTTCTCTCTTGGCATCTCTGTCCATAGGAGCAGCCAGGCTGCCAGTCAGACCATTCTTTGCGAATACAGTCCATGCAAGAGGATGCATAACCAAATCGGTAGGAGTGTACTCGTTATTGTATACAGCGATGATGAGGTCGAGGAAGTCATCAATACTCATGGTATCATTGTAATCCCCCTTGAAGTCAACGCCGGTTGTGCGAGCTTCTTTATAAACAGTTGGATTCTGTCTGTACAGAGCATTGTCGAACACTGTCCAACCATGCATAAGCCATTCAACAAATGCTTTCTGTTCTTTGTGCCTTGCCATTGCACGGCCTGCTTCCTGTAGAAGCATTCCAACGATATCCCACTCAGCGTCCCTGATAAGGTCGTCTGTAACCTGGATTCTAACTCCAGACTTACCAACCTTAATCAAGGATGATTTGTGGAGCTGCCAGTCGATGGTTTCCTGTGGGATTTCCTGACCTTCGGCTACGTCATGAGCTTTCATAACGCCGATGGACGGGAACATAATTGCATTACCCTGTTTGAGCCTGATTCTCTTGTAGAACTGAGAAGCGAGATACATAGGCTCTGCTGCTTTCCTCATTGTTCCGATAATTACTCTCGGAATCAATATGGAAGCCTGTGGAGTAGCGAGGAAGTCTTTGAATGAGAAGCCGGGAACGTCGATACCATCGGCGATCTTCTTAAACACTTCCATTACTTCTTTATCCTCATCCGTCAATTTATACAGAGCTGCTTCAGCATCAGTGATTTCGGACGCTTTGCCGTTCTTCATCTTTTCCTGAACTCTGTCCTGGATGAGCTTTTCCTGTTCTTTGATTTGATCCAATATCTTCATGAGCGTTTATCCTCCTTAGATTGCTGTAGAGGGGGATTCGATCCCCCGTCTTACATCTCACGTTATTATTTCTTGAGCAGAATCCTGAACGCTCCTACAACACCTTTGAAGTCCCACTCTGTAGGAGTACCGTACATGAACGCTTTGTAAGTTGCTGTTACAACTTTGCCTGCATCAGCAGCTATATGCTTAATGCTGATTAAACCTCTTACGTAGTCAATAGTGATTCTGGTAGGATCAACCTCAACACCATCAATCTTAACAACAACGCCATTTTGGAGTTTTGTAAGATTACCGCCAGCATAGTCTTTTGCCTGGTAAGTCAGTACAATGTCATCAGCAACTCCGGTAGGGACAGCTCCAAGGACCATATCCTTGAATTCTGTGTCGTTCTTTCCATATCCAGTATAGTTACCAGAACCGTCATGCAGTCCAGGGATACCGGTAGGATTGGTTGTGAACTGGCTGAGGTAGCCGTCCATTTCTCTTGTACCGGCTCTGTATGCCGGGTCGAAAGGATATCCTGCATCAGAAGGTAGGTTGCTTGATCCGGACTTGTTAACATAAACGTCGTCCTGGAACTTCTGGGAATCATCCCACATTACCCACTTCATCCAGCCCCAAGGTTCGCTGTTGAAGTCCTGTGCGAGGATCTGACCAACAACATCCATAGGTGAATCTGTAGCTTTGTCCCATTTAGTGAGACGGCCAGAAGGAGTTGCCTTTACATAGTCACCACACTTGAGACCTTCACCGATTACTGCTCCCCATGGATTCTTGAGGTTAACTGAAAGTGCCATTTCTTCAGCAAGAACGCCGGAAACATCATAACGAGAGTCAGCAGCAACTGAAGGTATGTAAGGAAGTTCTACATAGTCAAGAGTGATAATTGATGGCTGGTTGCCACCAAATTTGTCTTCCTGGAACCAGTTCTTTGTGATATTGTAAGGAACCATACCAATTGTATTGGCACCGTTAGCCAAACCAGGTAAAGTCATTACGTTCACAAATTTCTTGGTTGTGAAGTCTTTTGTCGGGTTGGTTACACCAACGACCCTACCTTTAGGAATAACTACTTCAGTCATTCCAGCTCCGCCGTACTGATACTCAAAGAGTACGCCATCTCTGAATACGCTGGACATTGTGGGATCTTTGAACTTAGGGTCCAAGATCCAGTATTCCGCAGGAGACATATGGCCCGATTTAACCAGGGCGGTATGGCTTCTGCTACCTTCTTGTCTTTTCAATCCTTCAAAAAGTGCCATCTTAGAATTCCTCCTTGTCATTATATGAGAAACGTTTGTTCGATGTCAGTGCATCGATCACTGTTTCTGTAAAATCGGCCATTGTTGGCTCCTTTGGTATTTTGTTATTATCACCATGATTGTCGTCATCAATAACGACATGTTTGTCGTCCTGATTTGGCAATCCAGGGGAATTAACGCTTGCAGGTTGCCTCATAATCTTCTTGGCTGACAGTGTTGCTATTGAATCACTTAACTCTTTGGCTGATTTGGTTTTGAGTTCAGCAACCAAAGTTTCCCTGTCTTCCTGTTGGGCCTCACCTAAGAATATCTTATGGTCGACCACTCTTTGTGCTAACAGGTCCTTATTCATCATGGCGAGCTGTATGCTCTGTTTGCGATTTGCTTTCGCTTCCTCGTCTGCCACTTTAATTTCTTCCTTGAGAGCGTCTTCGGATTCCTTAGCATCACTAAGCTGCTTCTCAAGTTCCTTGATTCTGTCATTTGCAGCATTCAACTGATTTGTTAAATTCTGATTGTCAGCTCTCAAGGTTTCATTTTCAGCTTTGAGCCTATCTCTTTCGGCCTTAATAGCTTCGAGTTCTTCGTCCTTTTGAACGTCTTCTCCATCGCCATCCTGGCCATCAGCTTCGTCTCCTGCGGCTTCTCCTTCGCCTTCACCATCATTGCTTTCAGTGCCTTTATCTGTCTGGTCTCCGTCTGCAACGGGTGGAGTTTCGGTTTGGTCGCCATCAGCTTCAGGTGCAGTAAGGTTATCGATCTGGTTAAAGAGATCGCCTTCCTGGCTCTTATCCTTCAATTGATCCATTTGATTACCTCCTTTCCCGCTATCAGACTGCTGGCTATCTTTCTGATCAACTACTTTAACGTTGGTCTTCTGTGCCCAGTCGTCAGCAGGTACGTTTACGACGGAGCCTTCTTTGTACTCCATATCTCTAACATTCCACAGGCATTTCTGTCCGTTATACACTTCACCCTTCCAGTGGCCGCAGAATGTTACTTTACCGTCTTTCAGAATGTCCTTGCCGCATATACCGCAGCTTATATGGTTACCGGACGCTCCGATTGACATGGTACTATACCTACCATCGAGGAACTTTGGTATCGCATCCTGGTCTGTTACTCTCCAGGTTACTTCGATACAATCCCTTTCAGGATTAAGGCTGGACCTTTTGAACATGTAACTGATTACACGCCCCATTGGTTCTTCATATATATCATGATTCTTAATAAGAGGTTTTGGAAATGGGTTCATCCATGATTCCGCATCCTTCTCCATTGAATCTGAATGATATACTACATTATTTCGGTTCTGACCAGAATGTGTTGCTTCGAATGTTACGTCAATAGCTGCCGGAATTTTCTTCGGATCAGCCTTAGCTTCATCAGCTATCTTTGCAATATCCAAGTCATTGCCGTCTGCATCTTTGACTGAAATCTTGAAGTTAGGTTTGGCTTCGCCGCTTTCGACTACGGGAGCAAATTCAGAAGTCATGTCCCGAAGCTGATCGAGAGTAACCTCAAAGGTTTTGCCATTAGCGTCAGTCAGTATGTGCTTCATCAACTTGGCCCTCCTTTCCTTCAAAAAGTTTGGTGTTGCTTGCTATAAGATGAAGTTTATCTTCAAAGATATCAAGGGTTGTGCTGATTAAGTGTTTAGCTTCCTGGATATCGTGTGTAGCCGCTATGTATTCCATAATGTCGTCGTGTAATTGTTTGAACAACCTGGTGTAATATATTTTTGAAATTTCACCATTTTCACCGTATATTTCGTCGTTTATCTGGTAAATATATTTACAAGTGTTCTTGATAGCTTGTGCGACACCAGCAATATTTGCTTGGTCCTTCGAGGCATTGTATGCGGTAAGAAGGTCGTCAATAGCGTAACGTAAAATCTGGTATCTATCAGCTATCAGACGCTCGTACTGTTGGTTCGTCTGCTTCTTAGGTGACATTTTGGTGCCATATTGGTTAGTAGGTTTTTGTTTATTGTTGGTTTCCTTTGTCCCCTTAGTTGCGGACGTTCCTTCAGTAGATTTACTTGACGTACCGGTTGTTGTCTTTCCTGTAGCTTTAGCTACAGTTATATCAGCCTGAGCCTGAGCTTCAACCTTAGGTATCTCAACAAGTTGCAGATACATACGTGCCCTGTCTGTAATAGGATCACGTCCAAGCAAACTACGCATTTCGTCTTCAGTAATTGCGTTATGCTCATACTGATATATAGCATGAGTCTCGGCTTTAATTTGTCTATCAACATCATTTTCATGGAACACCAATTCGACTCTATCATCAGGATTCATTACAGGGTCGTATCCGCCTTCCATTAACAGTTCTTTGAACATAAACTCTGTAACAAACATCTCGATGGTTGACTGCATAGCCCTAACCCTGTCACCCATCTCGGTTGTCATATTATCCCCGGTGTTCCTATTAGCGGTATTCCCTCTACCAAACATTATAGCAGGTATTCCCATTCCTGAAAATACCCTTTCTTCAAAGTATTTTAGGTATGGTTCAGCATTGATTACTTGGTCGCTTGCAATCGGTTTTATGGTAACACGGTTGGTTGTTGCGATACCACCTTCAACATCCATGTTGTTTACTGTTTCTTGTACTTCTTTTACTTCTTCTGGGCGGCCGGGTTCTTCGTCAGTACCGACTGCAATATGATAAAAAGGATATATGCTTCTATACATTAATCTTAACACATTTTCTTCCGCTTGTCTCAATGCCCTTACATCATCCAAAACAGGCAGCAAGAAAGGTGTTCCGAACGCATTTCCTTTTTGCCTCTTGTACCAAATATGTATTATGTCTGTTGTCTTAAAGTTTACAGTACCACTTCCACTTGAGGATTGCTGTTGCCATCCCTTGACCGTTCCGTTTTTGTCACGTTTGACATACATTGTGGTGACATTCAAAGGGAAATATCCGACTACGGGTTGTAATCCGTAAAGACCTTGAACCTTGATTCCAGGAGGAAGCTGTGCAGGATCTGTCATCCTTGCTTTTGCTATGATCGCATTCGAGTATTTTACGATGTCTTCTGCAATATCCTGGAGAAGCTGTCCGGTAGGAATACCGGTTCCTTCAGCAATGAATGCCAGCCTTAATTTAAGATAATCGACGGCTTCCTGGTTCTTTCCGAATATCTCGTAGCCCTCTTTGAACATCTGGTCTACGTATTTATCCACGCCTTGACGTATGTACGAATCCGCAGCATATCCGGCGGTTATACCGGAGAAATCATCTTCGGGAGGTTCAAAATCATTCGACGCTTCTCCGGTTCTTAACCCTAACCTCTTAATAATCCCCTTTACCAGGTCCCTTGCCTTGCCGGACCCACTTGAAGCAGTCTTAGTGGAAGGTGCGGGAGCGTCTTGTACCAATATATTATAAAGTTTTCTTGCAGCCCATACTTTAACTCCCATTACCCTCACTCACTCCTTCTCTTAACCTACTGCATTGTTGTCATTGTTAATACTGGGATCTACAAGTATAGTAGTTGAGGATGTTATGTTGGCTGTCTTTGCTTCGTTCGTATCCTTAATGGATTTTATAACGTTCAGCAAAGAATGGAGTGTATCACTACCGAAAGAGATCAATATACCGGCGATAACTTCATTCACATACGGTGGAACTTTAAGTCCAACATTGAACTGCGTTTCGGTTATCAGACAAAACAGAATACTGACTGCAAGTACAAGTATCTGTTTTACGTAACCTGGTATCTCTTTCTTGGTGTAAGATGTGATACCCAACTTTACATACTCAGTGACCCTTTCGACTGTTCCTGCCAATACAAGCAATAACGATAATTGTGCAGTAAACATGTCAACCAAAGCATTTAAGTTTTCCATTGAGAATGAACC